GGTGGGGGCGATGCGGGTGGTCACAGGGCGTTCCCGTGGGTGTCGAGGAGGTGGTGGTAGCGGACGGCTTCGTCGTGGATGACGGAGTCCTTCATGCCTTCGGCGGTGGAAAGGTAGGCGGACATGCGGTCCAGCCAGCAGCGGGCGGCGAGAGCGACGGCCTGCGGGGTTGCCCAGGTGTCGTCGGTGATGACCGGCTTGTTGTCGCCGACCATGCGGGACACGTAGGCGCTGACCTCGTCCAGGTACATCTCGGCCCGCCGGTCATAGGGGGCGTTCTTGTAGAAGATGGAGACGCGGGGCCGACCGAGGTGGTCGTTGATGGTGGACCAGTAGCTGGAGTCCGGCGACGCGGTAATGGTCCAGCCGCCGGGCAGGATGGCGTGGCGGAAGATCGGGTCGACCGGGTTGGGCCGGGAGAACTCGAAGCCGAGGGCGAGGAACTCCTCCTCGGTGCCGGTGGCGATGTGGGTGGGCAGGCGCTCCGAGTTCACGAGCTGGCGCTGGCCTTCGGCTTCGAGGCGCTCGATGAAGTGGCTGAAGTCGGTCATACGATCTCTCCGTTCACGGTGGGCGGGTTGGTGTGGTCGTCGGCATGGCAGTCCCCGAAACCGTCGGGGCACGTGACCGGCTCGGTGCAGGGCCGGGCGCAAGAACCGCAGGGGCACGATCCGGCGGGCTGGTTCACGGGGCCTCCAGCGAGAACGCGGTTCAGTTCGTAGGCGGCCGATCCGTATGTACGCAGGACCGCCCACTGGGTGGCGAGGGTCTGGACGTTCAGCAGGGTCGACCGGGCCTTGTCGGAGTGCCGCCGCAGGATGTCGTTCAGCTCGGTGACGTCACGCAGGACCGCCCGCTGGTCCAGGTTGGTGTGCCGCAGACGCTCGACCTCGGCTTCGGCCTTCTCGGCCCGGGCGAGCAGATCGGTCGCCTCGGCCTGCGCCTTCAAGAGTTCGGCGCGGGTCCACTCCAGATCGGTGGGCTCGTTCATTCTTCGGTCCTCGGCTTGGCGACGGGGTGGGGGTCATGGCGGATCCAGTCGATCTGGCACATCCGTTCACCCGTGGCGTCGTGGAGCCAGACCGGCGGGTTGTTGGGGTGGCCGTCGTAGAAGATCGACTTGCGGGTGATCGGACGCTCGCAGTGCCTGCACTGGATCAGCAGAGGATCGGATCGCCTGCCGGTTCCGTTGCAAGCCGGGCAGGCGCCCCGGGTGGACGGGTCGTCCTGTGCTTCGTCGGCGAGCCTGGACAGAAGAAGGGCTGCTCGCCGCATACGCTGCGCGGGAGTCACGGGTTCTCCAGGAGATGGTTGACGATGGCGGCGGCGAGGTCTTCGACCCATTCGGCGTTCTCGTCGGTGGGGTCCACGTCGTCGAGCCCGTAGTTGTCGAAGGGGAAGTCGCGGATGGCGGAGGCCACGGCCTCGGTCGGATCGGTCACGTCTCTTCTTTCATCTGGTTGAGCAGGGCGAGGATTCCGTCGCGGGTGCCGTAGAAGTTCTCGATCCGGTCGATGACCTCGTCGATGACCTCGCGGCGAAGGGCGGCCTGCTCCTCGGCTTTTCGGGCCTGGATCCTGGCAACCGCCTCGGGGAAGAGGCTTTCCCAGGCCCGGCTGCTGGCCGCCATCGCCTGATCGAACTCGGGACCTTCCTGCATCACTGGCCGCCGCTGACGTGCTGGGCGAGGGGGTCGGGGCTCACAGCTTGTTCTCCTGGAGGTTCTTGATGTGCTCCTTGATCCGGGCGAGGGTGTCCTCGTCGAACCCGTCGATGGTCGGGTCGATCAGGTCGTGGGTGTCGTTCATGCCGTACGCGATGGCGTAGGTGACAGCGTTCGCGGTCAGCCTCTTGGTCCGGTAGTCCTCCAGGACTTTGTTCAGGGCGTTGGCGAAGTTCTCCATGCGGTCGTCGTTGCAGACGTGGCACGGGATGCCGGGCAGACCCTGTTCGGCATAGTCCGGGTCGAAGCCGGAGCCTCCACACTGCTTGCAGGCGTTCTCGAAGGGGTTGTCCGAAGTCATGGCGGGTCCTTTCATGATGACCGGTCAGAGACCGAAGATCTTGGCGGAGGTGCAGGGCCACGAGACGCGGGATCCGGCCGACAGACCGACGTCGGTCCAGCGAGTCCAGGTCACACAGCGGGCGCACACGATGCGGGTGACACCCCTCTTCTGCTCGGGGGTGCCGTCGTACTCGTCGACCGGCTCGTGTCCGAAGGTCTGCCCGTACAGCGGCGGGAGGACCCGGTGGGGTATCGGCACGCAGTGCAGGCAGGGCAGCTTCCCCAGGTACGAGGCGGCCATCGGGCCGTCGACTTCCTGACGGAACGCGCCGGAGCTGTGACTCCAGCCGTCCTCGCTGTCGAACTCCCACATGTTCTCGCCACCGTTCATCAGGTGGCACTCGCGGTCGAGGTGGTACTTGCGGCCATGGGTGACGTAGGTCGCCACGGTCGTTCTCCTTTCCGGGGAGGGTGTTCAGTTCTTGGGTTCAAAGCTTTCGCAGGTGCAGACCCGGCAGTGCCGAAGGCTGTTCGGGCGCCCGATGCCATGCCACCCGATGTCGTGGCCGCAGGTGCAGTCGGTCGACTTCTCGTGCCTATGGCGTCCGACGAAACCGGGTTCCGCCCCACCCTTGTCGGCTGCTCTCCGGTTCACTGCGGGCCTTTCATCGTTCTGATGGATGATGGCGCGTCAGCGGATCACTTCTCGTTCCAGCAGTCGCGCCACGACGGCGATCATCAGGCCCTTGTTGTTGTCGGGGACTTCGGCCCAGGGCTTGCGGGACGCCTCGCGGGTCTCGTAGCCGTGACTCGGTGCCAGCTCCTCGTAGGCTTCGTGGAAGCACCGCGCTATCTCCTCGGCGCGGTCCGATACCTCGCTGACCGTTGGCTTCTCGGTCATGTCTGCTCCTGCGGGTCGTTGCGGTGGATGATGGCGTGGGCGGCTTCGAGGGCCATGGACCGGATCTCGCCGCCGGTCAGGGTGAGCACGTTGCCGTGCTCTATCGCCGTGAGACTGTTCGGCCCGATCTCGATGCGAACGCCGCGAAGGGCGGGCTCGATCAGATCGGCCAGGCCCTCGACCGTGTAGGTCTCGAAGCCGATGGAGGGCACATCGTCGAGATGGGGCAGGACGACGCTGAGAGTGACGGTGGCCTCGGGCTTCACGCCCTTCTCGCAATCGCCGTACACCTTCGTGTGCTCGTTCTGCCGGGAGCATTCCAGGCTGCATCCGTCGAAGTTGGGGTGGGCGCTCATGCTGTTTCCCCTCCGTTCGGGATGCACTGGCAGCCGTCGACCGGGCTCCAGGTGGGGCAGGTGTTGTGGGTGTCGGCGTCGTGACGGCAGGGCCAGTTCCAGGAGGATCCGGTACAGCCACAGGTCTCGGCGCAGTGGAAGGAGGTGACCTGTTCGCCGCACTCGGCGCACTGTATGTGCGGGTTGGCGAGCGGGGTCATGGTGTGGGTGTGCGTACGGACGGTCATTCGGTGCAGTCGCATTCCTCGGTCAGGCAGCACTTGCAGAAGTAGTGGTTGGTGAACTTGCAGTCCTTCTCGGGGGCGTAGAGCCCTTCCCAGAAGAACTCGATGCCGCAGCCGTTGCAGGTCATGGAGTCGGTTATGCAGGAGACTCCGCCCTTGCGTGGCAGGTAGAGGTAGGTGAGGCTGTCGCACTGCGGTTCGTGGGCCCGGATCAGGTCCCTCTGGCGAGGGAAGATGCCGCCGCCGTCGGGGTCTTCGAGCCAGCTCGCGAGGTAGCTCACTCGTCGTCCGAGAGCTTCAGGACGATCCTGGTTCCGACGATGCGGGCGTAGTCCATGGCGGTGGTGGCCATCGGGTCGTGCGAGTTCTCGAACTCCTCCACCTCGGCGATGGTGGTGTTCATCAGCTCGGCGACCTGTTCGACGCTCATGCCGCTCTGCTTCCGGAACTGCACCAGCATGCGGACCATGACGCTGCCGACGAGCTGATGTTCCAGGGTCTTGATGTCGGTCATTTCGCCCCCTCCGAAGCCTTCAGGTCGTCGAGTTCCTTCTGGAGACGGGCTACAGTCCGGGCGAGGTTGATGTTCTTCTCGTTCAGGTCGCCGACGACGCTCTCCTCATACTGCTCCAGCGCCTGCTCGGCCTTCTCGGCGCGAACGGTCTCCTTGTAGGCAGAGTCGAGGATGCGGGCACAGGAGGTGCAGGTGGTGTGCCAGTTGATCGCGCTCTCGTACTCGGCGAACGCCGAGAGTTCCGGCTTGAGAAGCTCCAGTGCGGCGTCGGCGATCTCCTCGCTGATGTCCATGATGGTCAGCAGGCGGTTCCGCAGGCCGGGCTGGCGAATCTCGTAGGGGGTGGTCACTTGGCCACCTTCGCCATGTACTGGTGGGAGTAGCCGAGGATGGCGCCCGCGTCGCGCGTGGAGGAGATGTGGACCAACTCGCGCGCGACGTCACGCAGTGCCTCTTCCAGTCTCAGGTTGGCGGCGATGGCGTCACTGCGTGCCGCGTGAAGCTCGGCGTGGAGGTCTTCCAGCTCCGGGTCCTGGAAGTGCCAGGCCACGTGGACTTGGCCCCGGTCCCTGTCGCCGACCAGCTCACGCATGGAGTCATTGAGCCGTGACCAGGTGGTTCCGGATGCGACGTACGCGGTGCCGTCGTAGGTGAACTCGGCGATCCAGTTGCCAGCGCTGCGTCTGGCTACCGCCTTGATGATTTCCATGTCGTAGACAGTAGCCGGTTTCCGTCGCCTAGACAAGACGAATCTTGTCCTCCGCTTATCCGGGATACGGAGGAGGAAGTTCGGGAACGGCAGAACCGGGCCCCCGTGGGGTGGGACCCGGTTCTGATGACTTCCGCGAAACGAAAGCTTACCGCCCGTCAGGCGGTGTGTGCCACAGGCGAGTTCACTTACGAACCTGGGCTGTCCTCCAGCATGTAGGCGTACGCCCAGAGGTGGCGCGGATCGCTGCACCCCTCCTCCGGACACCACAGGCCGTCGATGTTCGGGTACAGCGGGGTGGTCACCGGAGCATAGTGCTGACCCTGCGCACAGAACACGGCCTCCGCCGGATGGGCGTTCTGCCAGGCCCGCATCACCGCGACCTCGTCATCACTGAACGGCTGGTAGACCTTCTCGGGCTCGGTCGACACAGGTGTCACTCCCAGGGCTGTCGGAACTCGTCCTCCACCTGCTCCAGCAGGTCAGGGTTGACGATACGCACGATCCGCAGAACGGCGCCCTTTCCAGCCCTCGGCCACAGGATCTTCCGGGCCTTGCGGTACTTCACGACCAGCCGCTTGCGGGTTTCTTCGTCAAGTCCCGCCAGCCGGTCCGGCCGGGAGTTGTGCGCGTTGTCGGAGATCTTCACGAGCACCGCGCACGGGTCGGTGATCCCGGCGATCTTCTCCAGGTACGACTGACCCGGCTGGTTGGTGACGGCCTCGACGATCCGCACCGTCCGCTCGGTGATTCCCGCGCGGAGGAGATCCTCGCCGGTCAGGTCGGTGTCCTCCAGAACGTCGTGCAGCCAGGCTGCGGCGGTCAGCTCGTCGTCACCGAAGGATCCGAGGCCGGTGGCCACCCATCCGACGTGGTCGACGTACGGAACACCGAGCTTGTCGGTCTGCTCCAGGTGCGCCTGACATGCGATCTTGTACGCGGTGGAGAGCACGCTCACCGGAGGGTCACCTCCACCTTGTCCTCGTCGAGGAAGAGGTAGTCCAGCGACGCGAGGGTGCTCAGGTCCCCCTCGGGGATGTCGGGGAGCTTGGCGATCTTCTCGGTCGCGTACAGGTGCAAGTGGCACAGCGATCGGTAGGCGCGGTCGGGGAGGATGGAGCTGACCGAGGCGGCACCCAGGCGCCTCGTGGAATTCTCGCGGGCCTGCGGGGAGGCGAAGCTCACCCTGCGCAAGTCGATCTCGTACATGGTCTTTCTCCTTTTCTGGCGTGCCGTCACTCTCTCAGCGTGCGGCAGTACGTACAGTCCAGTCCTGGACGGTTCACGGGTGAGGACGGTCACGACCTTCGAGGGCAGCATCCAGGCAGTCGACCACCCATCGGACAGCGCGCCCGAACTCGGTGTCCTTCTCGTGGTACCGGTCGCGCAGCCGGTCCATCTCGTCCATCAGGCGGTCCAGCGCATCATCGGTCCTTCGGTAGCAGTCGGCCAGCCCCTGGTAGTCACTGCGCAGCTTGACCAGCTCGGCCCGCACAGGATCCGGGACAGGCATACAGGGGGAGTTGTGACCCTCCTCCAGTCGACACGGCCGCCAGGTACCCGGTTCCTCCGCCGGACCGAGACCGCCGCACAGCACCATGTCGGCGCCCGCCGTCACTCGTCGTCCCCGGGCAGCTCGAAGCCCTCGGCGCACACTCGGTCGGCCAGGTCGTTCAGGTCGACGCCACCGACGTCGTTGGCCTCGACGACGGTCTCGGAGATGATCCGCAGGAGCTTGTCGATGCCCAGCAGGGCCTGCTCGTTCTCCTTGGCAACCTCGGACATGCCAAGGAGCTGCTGCTCCAGAACGGCGACGTGCTCACGCAGCTCCGCCATGGAGCGCCGGTCGTTGTACTCACGCTGATTCATTCCGTCTCCTTGTCCAGGGTTTCCTTCAGCAACTTGATCGCCGCGAAGCAGGTGTCGGCAGTGATGGTGTCGGGCTTGGCGCTGCGGATGTACTTGTAGATCTCGTCGACCGGGTAATGCGCCGGGTGCGACCGGGTGAGACCGTTGGCGGGACTGAAGCCGATGACCGTGACGCCGAACATCCGGAAGGATGCCAGGAAGCATCCGCCCCCGAGGCCGATCCGGTGGAACCAGTAGTCATCGGTCGGCAGTGGGATCTGGTCCGAGTGTGCAGGCTCGGCCCGGGACTCGACCACGAGTGTGTCCTCGTCGTACATCACGCGCTGCTGCCGTCGGTCGCGGTGAACGGCTTCAGGATTGCGTCGACCAGGTTCATGGTGACGCCGCCGATCTCGTAGCACTGCCTGACTCCGTTGTCGCAGCACGCGTACTCGGAGTCGGCGTGCTCCTCCAGCTCACTCAGCAGGTCGGCGAGCGGACCCCGCAGGGATATGTCCACACGGTTGTCGCCATGCCGGATCAGCTTCGCCGCCTCGCCGATCATCTTCTCGTCGGTCACACGTCCTCCTTGTGTGCGGAACAGTTGTGCTTGCAGCCCTCGCAGGTACAGCGGCACAGGTTCGGCTCCGTCTCGTAGCCGGGACAGCCGCCCTCCGCGATTCGGGCCGATGCCTCACCCCAGTAGCAGAGGTCGTGCCACCGGCGGGCCACCCGGGCGTTGTCCATCGCCACCTGCAAGGCGTTCGGAACACCGCGCGACTCGAACTCGGTGGCCCACTTCTGGACCGTGCCATAGATGTCGCAGCACACCAGCTCGGCGCGGATGCGGTAGGCCACCGCGTCCTGAGTCTCGGTCTTCTCGCTCATCCTCTATCCCTTCGACCATGCGTCGCAGACCGGAATCATCTCCAGGCCCAGCGCAGAGTGAGCCAGGATCCGGTGATGCCCGTCGATGACGCGCATCTCCGCGAAGCACAGCTCCACAGGAGGCATCGTGCCGAGCTTCACGCCCTGAATCACCCGGTTCAGGTTGTCCTCGTTGTTCGTGGTGATCCAGTCGAACTCCTCGTTCCACGAAGTCTCGTCGCCGTTCTTGAACTCCGACAGGATCACGTTCAGGCTCATGCCGTGCACGAAGTCCGTCTTCGTCAGCGACGTCCTGGCGAACGACAGGATCTCCTCCGGATTCAGAGCGGCAGCCCCGCTCTGGCACTTCGTCGCGTAGTTCGCGTAGGCGTCCAGGATGTTCCTGGTCCGCCGGGCCAGGTAGCCGTCCTCAGTGGTCACGCTTCTTCCCCTTGCCGCTGTACCAGGGAAGCGCCAGCCCATCGTTCTCCGCACGCGGCACCAGGTGAAGGTGCAGGTGGAAGACGCTCTGCGTCGCCTCCCGGCCCCGTGACGTGATCAGGTTCATCGGGCGCGGAGACCACCGCATCAGCTCACCGGCACGCCGTGCGGTCTTCGCGAAAATCTCCGGGTCGGCGGCGAAGTCGGGCGTGTGCTCCTTCGGCACCACCAGCACATGCCCCTCGGTCACCGGGTTCAGCGGAACGAAAGCCACGGCGTCCACCCAGTGGTCCGGATCGATGACCCACTTGGCCTTCTCCATGCCAACGATGATCCGGCAGAAGACACAGCTCTTGTTGTTCACGACGCCCCCGGCCCGTACACGGTGACCCGGTAGAGCTGGACACCGGTACCGCGCTCACCGTCGAGCAGGTACCAGCGACCGTGCTCCAACTGCCATTGGAACTTGGTGTCCGGCGCGTCCTCGTCCGGATCGTCGTGGTCCCAGGAGTACTCTTCCCGCATATAGTGCTCGACCGAGCAGCGCATGGCGGAGTCGAGGGTCGTGTAGGCGACGTAGCCATCCCAGCCGTCAAAGCCATCCCACCACGCCTGCCAGTGCTCGGACTTCTTCTCGATGTACGGTGCCAGCTCGCGGAAGTCGGTGATCATCCGAGGCAGCTTCTCTTCCATGTTCACTCCTTTCCGGTGAAGAGGACGTCGACCTCTTCGAGGATCTGGACCAGGCGCCGGGTACGCGCGGTCAGGGCCGGTGCGTTTTTCAGGTCGGCCAGCACTTCGGCCACGTCCACGGGCAGGAACTCGATGTGCACCCGCTCCTCGCCCGGCACCCTGTTCAGGTAGTCGCGGTTCACTGCACACGCTTCTTGATCCGCAGGCAGCGGACGCAGGAGATCGGCGTCGCGTCCGGCATCCAGTTGTTGATCGCACCCTCCGACAGGTAGGTCAGGCAGGTCGTGTAGTGCCCGCCTATCACCTCCGCCGGAGCCGCCTCGTGAACGACCCTGCCGCCGTACAGACGGACCCTGGTCGTGGTCTTCATCGGGTTACCTTTCCGCATTGATCAGAACTTCCCGGCCACCGGGACGGTTGGCGTACACGCTGGCCAGCACGATGAACATCTTGCGCTGGGTGTCGATGATGTGAGGCACGCACTCACCCTCCAGGCCGTACGACAGCGAGAGCGCGAGGTTCACGAACTGCTTGCGCATGGCCCTCTCCGAAGGCGAGGAGTCGACGTCCTCCTCGATCGCCTCGACAACGAACCGGATCAGTTCCTTCAGTCCCGTGTTCATCAGCCCTCCAGCACGTTCTCGATAAGGTGCTCCTCCTCGACGACTTCCTTCTGGAAGCACGTCGTGCACACCATCAGCCGCTGCGGGTACCGTTCGATCTTGCTCATGCACCAGTGGTCACCGTTGTCACCGATCGAGGCGATGTGCGTGAAGGCGTCGATCAGGTCGACGGTGCCGATGGCCTCGACGCAGTCGTGCTTCGGCTTGTACCGGAACAGGTGCCTGGTCTGCTTGCAGCGACCGCACTTTCCTTCGGTCGGTTCGTCCTTCACGACTTCCTCCTCGACTGTCGGAACATCCACCAGCCGGTGTAGTTCTCCGGTATCCACGGGGTTTGCTCGAACTTCCGGCACAGGAAGCCGTCCAGCGCGGGACGCAGGATCTCCAGGTTCGCGGCCATCAGCTCAGGGTCCTTCGGGCCCAGGTAGTTCTCACCGTCCCAGCGTGCGGTGCAGTACCCGCTGTGCTCACCAGCGGTGAACTCCTCCAGGAAGGAGACCGGGTCGGTCGTCCTCAGGTGGGTGAGGTTCCGCAGGCCGCCGATGTGCACCGTGGCGATGCCGTGCTTCCTGCGGAACCACAGGGCCCCTATGTGACCCCACTCCCCCTCCCATCGCAGCGACGCGTAGTCGATGGCGTACGGGTGGTGGGAGTGGACGAACTTGTCGGAGTACCTCACTGGTCACCGCTCGCGCAGCGGGAGCACAGGTCGGCCTCCTCGTTGCACTGCCAGCCCGCTTCGGCGTTCAGGTAGTTGCGGGCGACCTGGAAGCGCTCGAACCGGGTCATGTGGTCGTTGACCACGTAGTCGGCGGTCTGCGTGATACCGCAGGCGTCGCAGTAGATACTGATCGCCGAGGGGAAGTTCTTCGCCCCTTCCGGCGCAGGGGTCGTCGCCAGGTAGTGGTTGAGCCCGTACGGCTTGCTCGGGTCGATGAGGGTCATTCGTCCACCTCGTTCGTCTTGGGCCAGCGCTTGCGGCAGGCGGTCCGGCTGGAGCACATCCAGATCGGGTCCATGCCGACTTCCTGGCGGAACGTGTCGTGCTCGGTGGCCGGGACCACCATGTAGCGGGTCTTGCCGACCCGGCCGCACTGCTGGCACTCCTTGATGAGCACCTTCCGTGCGAATGAGCCGTATTCGGGTCCGGTGATGCCCCGGGCCGTCATCTCGTCGAGCAGAGCCTTGGCCTCGACGAAGCGGATCCGGAGCCTTCGCTGGATGAAGGTGACCGCGCCGAGCTGCGCCCCTACGACGAGATGCACAGCTCGGCGGAACATGTCGGAGTCGCCCTCGCGGACGTACGGGGTCACCACGGGATCTTGGGCGGAAGGAGGGGGGGTCCGCCTTCGGTGAGCTGTACGGCGCTCTTGAAGTGGCACCAGCCGTCTTCGTTCCAGTTGACGTTCCGCTGGTCGTACGGGCATCCCTCGCGAGCCTGGAAGTCGCGCAGTTCCATGAACTTGATGAGGCGGTCGAAGCCCTCGACCCGCTCGTTCTCACCTTCCGCCGACTGGACCAGAATCCAGTCCGGTCCGGTCTCCACGACCTGCATGCAGTTGTAGCTGTCGCGGCCGAAGAACCCCTGGGCGAACTCGTGGACCATGTCGCCGACCGCGATCGGCTTGCGGTGTTCGGTCATTCTCGCTCCTCTCTGAGTACAGCGGCCCGGTCGCGCAGATCGTTCACGATGATCTCGATGGTCTGCCGGACGACATCCTGCTCGGCCTCGGTCCGCAGGTTGAGGACTTCCACCATCTTCTCGGTCTTGTTGAGCAGAATGTCGCTGGCCATCTGCGCAGTCTGGGCCATTACTTCCGTGAGGCGGTTCCGGTCGATGAAGTTGCTCATGCCTCCCCCTTGTGCCAGTCGTCCTCGCACTTCACGAAGTGGCTGTCCTTGGTCCGGTAACCGGTGTCGGCGCACCAGTTACACAAGAGGCCCGCGACGCCACGGCACTCGGCGCAGAACATGCGCGTCAGCTTCTCGTCGGCGCAGCTCGGCCAGTCGGACGGAAGCAGTTCGATGTCGGTGAACCTGATGACCGACCCGTCCTTGCCGATCACGCCGACTCCTCGGAGCCCATCGACATGAAGCGCCGGATGAGTTCGTGGCCGAGGTCGTCGATCACTCCCTGGGCCTCGGCCACGTCATCGTCGTCCGGGTTCAGGAGGAGTTCGACCAGCATCTCCCGGTTGTCGGTCAAGTAGGCGCCAAGGGCGTTGAACACGCGCCCCTTGACGGAGACGTCGTCGTTGCCCATCTTCACTTCTCCTTCGACTCGCCGGGCGGGTACCAGCCACCCCGGTCCCCGTCGTAGACGGTGGTGTCCTGCGAGGTGCTCTCGGTGCTCTCGGGCTTGGGCCGGATGTCGAGCTTCTCGTTGCTGAGGGTCACAGTGCTGCCCAGTTCTCTCGGGTGAAGCCGTACAGTTCGGGCCGCTCGTACATGCCGGTGAGCATGCGGTGGGCAGCTTCGCGGGTCTCGAAGTTCCCGTCGCCGGTGTGGGAGCTGACGCTCATCAGACCGAAGGGGGCCGGAACCACGTCCGGCTCGTCGAGGGACGGGACGACCCAGGTGTAGCCGTCGCCGAGCTTCCCGATCCAGCCGATGTGGTCGCCCTTGTCGTTCCTGGCGACCTGGACGTCTTCCATGCGGGGGTGGAACTTCACTTGTCGAACCTCCAACTGCACGTCCACGCGTAGCTGCACACCGAACACTCGTAGTGGGCGTGCGACTCCTTCAAACACACGGCACGCGGAATGCAGCAGCTCTCCACACGCCCCACGTCGCCAGACTTCGCGCAGTTCGCGCAGTAGTCCATGTACTTTGCTGCGGCCACAATCTCGCCAAGGAAGTTCCGGTCCTCGCTCAGACCCCAGTCGGTGGTTGCTTCCGTCACGTCGAGCATGAGGTTCTTGATCGCCTCGACCGCCTTGGCGTACGAGGGAAGGGTGACCAGCTTGCTGTGGTCGAAGTCCCTGATGTGGATCTTCACAGCTCGTTGCGCTCCTTCAGAATGTCGATCATGACGTTCATCATCTGGTGCATGCTGTCGCGGGTCTTCTCGTTGGGCAGGATCTGAACAGCCTTGTTGTAATCGGCCAGCCTCTCCTTCAGCTCGGCCGAAGTGAAACGCAGGTAGGCGCTCCGCGTGTGCTCCATCGAGTCCACTTCCTTCCGCTCAGTTGCAGGGATAGTCGGACGGGTTCTCCGTGAACTTCTTCTTCACGTAGCCGGTGTAGAGGCCGCCCCAGCCGCCGCCGATGTTGTCGTCGGACGCGGTGTCCATCTGGTACACGCTGATAAGGCCGGAGTTCTCCGGGCCGCAGTTGACGAAGATGAACGACTGGTTCTCGCCGATGCCGGAGCCGAGGTCGTTGCCCTGCTCGTCACGGAAGACGAGGCCGCCGGTGCCCTTGGCCGCCTTGGCGATGATCTGCGCGGGGGTCGCCTTCTGGATCACGCCGTCACATCGCGTGACCTGGGCGACGCCATCGGCGCGCATCTCGAAGCGGGTGTTGCAGTCCGGACCCATGTTGGGGACGGTCACCGCGACGACGGTACCGCCTCCGAGGAGGGAGAGCGCGAGGGCGCCCGAGACGAAGTCCATGAACTTTCCCCTTTCCAGGAATTCTCAGTTCTTGGCCATCATCTACGAGATCCCCGAACGGCGCAACCCCCGAACGCGAACGAGCGGCCCCAACTGGATCCATGGGGCCGCTCGTTGACGGAGAATCAGCAGGTGAGGGGCTACTTGTCGTACAAGCCCAGCTCCTCGTCCAGTTGCACCATCTCCTGGAACGCAGCCCCCTGCGCCTCCTCCTCACGCCTCGGCACCTTCCGGCGGGGAACCCTCCCCTCGGCCAGGGCCTGCCGGATCCCCTTGATGGCCTCGGCCGACAGCGGCGACTTGAGATGCCGGTCGTACACGGACGCCTCGTCGGTGCCCAGCGCGGACAGCAGGGTCTTACGGACGAGCTGCTCGACATGCATCGTTCCGAGATCACGGCCCAGGAGGTTCAGTGCCTCCTCGCTCAGATCCGACGCCGCACGCAGAACGGTGTCGTTGCACAGCAGCACCTGCTCCACCGCCGTCAGCGCGGCCCTGGCATGGTCCTTCCACGACTCCTGCTCGCACACGTTCTCCGGCGAGGCGCCGAGGAACGCCGCCGACCCCGCATGCAGGGAGAGCGTCTCCGCGACCTTTCGTACCAGTACTTCATCCACGGCGAGACGGCCTCCACTTTCCAGGGTGAATACGGTCCTCCACGGCGGGGACCTTGATGGGCTTGGCGTACACGGTGTAGCCGATGACGTCCCCCTCCTTCAGATGGGGGTTGCCGGTGTTGCCCGACGGAGGGCAGAACGCGCACGGATCGATCTCGTGCCGTCCGTGACGGCATCGGTCGAGGTCGGCCATCATCGCCTCCCAGCCACCGTTGCGGGACTTCAGCTCCTTGATCTCGGCCTGGAGCTTCGCGATGACCGCGTCCTTCTCGTCGATCTCCACGAGCCGGGTCGATCCACCGTGTCCGTGTATGTGCTCGACGGAAGCCATGGAGGGGTGTGGGGTGGTCGTGGGGTAGTCGCTCAGCCAGTGCACGGCAGCGTGCCCGTCACTGAACACGGCGACCTCGGCAACGACTCCGGTGCCCGAGACCCCGGACACATCAAGGTCTCGGATCATCCGCAGAACTCTGGGAAGGTGGACCACGTCAAGCCTCCATCGGTGTGCCGACCACACGATGGATCCGGGGTCGGTCCTACGACTTCCCGGCGAGCATACAACCAGGAAGGCCAACGTGAACCTGAGTACTCCGCAGCGAAGTTTCTCTCTCCCCCGCAAGGAAAACTGCGGCGATCAGTCGTGCGGGGAGTGTCTGGCATGCCGCCACCGGGCGCGTGTGGCCATCGCGGACTACGTCGTACGCAAGGTGTACACGGAGAGGAAGCGTTCGTTCGGGAACGCAAGAGCAGAAGACCGTCGTTACGCAGCAGCCATGCTGCTGAAGATGCTGGATGCCGCAGGTCTGTCGACGGACAGGCAGATATCCATGGACGACATCCAGCGATCCGACTGGGGCCGGGCGATGCGTGGACGCCAGCTCAGCGACGGACGGACTGACGGATCAGACAGTCCGTGATGAGCATCTCGACGTCCAGCCGGTCAAGATCCTTGGTGGCCGCACATTCGAGGATTTTCAGTTCGCATTTCCTGACATCGAGCCAGCCACTTTTCACCATGATGGCCAGCTTGGAAACCGAATCGACGAGGTCTTTCCTGCTGGTGTCCTCCGACTCCAGCATGTGGCCGACGTAGACCGCGCGCAGGCGGGCGCACTCCTCGGTCTGCGGAGTACGAGGGCACGAGCCCAAGTGGTAGAAAACGATCCGGTCGCCCAACCAAGTCACTTCCCCGCGTCCAGGGAGGACTTCAGTGCGGCAAACCACGCAGCTCTCCGGGTACTGGTTCCTCATGGATCGATGATGCCAGCAAAATTCCACGATTATTCGGCCGTAAAGGTAATCCCTGACCAGAGGCCCACCATCAGTAGGGTGTTGATATGAGCACTCCGCTGACCGCATCCGTTCTGCTCTCCGCACTCCGGGCCGAAGGCGTCACTGTCATCGAGACCCCCGGCTGGCAGACCAACAACAGGAACCACAAGGGAGCCTGGGGTCCGGTGAACGGTGTGATGCTCCACCACACCGTCACCCCGAAGACCATGTCCGCCGTGTCGATGTGCTTCAACGGCACCGGCACCCTCCCCGGCCCGCTCTGCCACGGCGTCATCCGTCGTGACGGAACGGTTCACCTCGTCGGCCATGGGCGCGCCAACCACGCGGGTGGCGGAGATCCGGACGTACTGAACGCCGTTATCAACGAGGACTACGGCACCCGCCCGCCCGCACCTGACAAGCACGACGGCGAGTCCGGCGCGACCGACGGCAACGCACACTTCTACGGGTTCGAGTGCGAGAACCTGGGCGACGGCGTGGACCCGTGGCCCGCCGCTCAGGTCGAGGCGATGGTCCGCGCGTCGGCTGCTCTGTGCCGGGCACACGGCTGGACACACAAGTCCACCATCGGTCACCTGGAGTGGTCCGACTGGAAGTCCGACCCCAAGGGGCCGGGCGACGTCGTGGCCATGCCGGGCCTGCGCACCCGTATCGAGGAGCGTCTCCTCCACCCGGCCTCCTGGAGCCCCGGGAAGCCGACCACCCCTCCGACCACCCCCGAGGAGAACGACATGGAGCCCTACGAGTTCTGGGCGTACCGCAACGCGAACGCCGACGCGGAATCGATCGAGGCGGGCAAGCGCATCCCCGATGCGTACGGCTACCTCGTTCAGGTGCACACCCTCATCACCAACCTGAACACCAAGATCGACAAGCTGACCCAGCGCATAGCCGCCCTCGAAGCACGCAAGGACTGACGAATTCCGGGCCATTCCTTGAGGGGAAAGTCGGACTTCGAATGCAGGACACGACGGCCCCGCCGAACCGGTGAGGGTCGTCGCTGCTTCCTGGGGTGTACTGTTTCCTCGTCACTTCCACAGCGCCCGGCAGCGCGACATGGCAACATCGCCAACGCGAGGAAACCCTCTGCTCATCCAGCCGGGCGCTGCTTCCTTTCCCGAGGAAACCCCCAGGTCAACCCGCTTCCACCCGCTTCCATCGACAGGCAGTGCTTCCTGTGACAGATCATGGAAGCAAGGAAGCAGTACTGGAAACAGTAGGGGTGGTGGAGTGTGAGCAGAGCGGACCGGGATGTGGCCGCTTCCGTGACCGAGATGCTGCGCAGTCAGGCACAGCAGGCGGTATGGGCGAGCGATCCGAAAGCATGGGCACACGACGTTCTGGGAGTTCACCTCTGGAGCAAGCAGAACGAGATCGCCGAATCTGTTGTGAACCACAAGCGAACCGTGGTCGCTTCATGTCACGGAACCGGCAAGGCCCTTGATGTCGAAACTGTCATACCGACACCTTCAGGGCCCCGCCGGATGGGTGACATATCCGTCGGCGACATGGTCTACGGATCGGACGGAAAGCCCGTCCTCGTTCTGGCCACCACGGAGATTCACCACAAGGACCGCTACCGGATCACACTGGAGGCGGACGGGCGCAAGACCCAGGTCGTCGCATCCGGAGACCACAAGTGGGCCACCCTCGTAAGCCGTGGCCGAGCCAAGGCCGAACTCTTCGCATCCCGCGCTTCGGTGAAGAAAGTCCACTTCGGGGCATGGCACCACCTGACCCAGGTTTTCGACACCCGGGCCCTGTTCAGCATGACAAGCCGGAACATGAAGTTCGTGATCCCTGGCCGGATCCCCCGGCTGGAACGAGCCGACCACCCGTGGCGGGCCGAGTTCTGGGTGACCGACCTGCTGATGAGCAGGGGGCTGTGCGACGACACCGGCCGTCCAGCGCTCCGGTGGGTCACTCACGGAACGACACAGCCGGATGAACTGACCAGGGTCAGGGAGTCGCTGGCCGAATCCGGCATCCACACGCTGCTGCACAAGCGCAGGCACAACGCGTCGATGACGTGGACACTGTCCGTCTGCTCCCCAATAGCCGCCGACCTGCTGCCCTCCGAGAACGACCGGGCTGTTGCCCTGAACGCGGCCCTGGAGCGCCAGCTCGACCGGTACGACCCGGGCCCGAGCGGGTGGGAGATCGTCTCGGTGGAGCGCATCGCCGACGGCGACGTGAAGTGCATCCAGGTCAACGCCTTCGACCATCTCTTCCTGTGCACCGAGGAAGGCATCCCGACCCACAACTCGATGATCGCCTCGGTTCTCGCCTGCTGGTGGATCAACACCCGGCCGCCCGGTGACGCCATCGTGGTCTCGACGGCCCCGACCTACGCCCAGGTCAACAAGATCCTCTGGGAGGAGATCCGGAAGCATCACGCCACGGCGCAGCAGCGCGGGTTTCCGATGATCGGGCGCGTGACCCAGGGAGACGAGTGGAAGTCGGACTCGGGCCAGGTACTCGGATTCGGACGCAAGCCCGCCACCGGTGACCGTCACGCCTTCCACGGAATCCACCGACGATATGTCCTTGTTGTGCTCGACGAGGCATGCCACGACGACCAGACCGAAGTGATGACCGAGGACGGCTGGAAGCTCTTCGCCGACCTGACGGGCGATGAGCGTCTCCTGACCATGGACCAGACGACTCACGAGGCTACCTACCGAAAGCCTCAGAAGATCGTGAAGAAGCCGCACACCGGTCCGATGTACTTGTACGAGGCGAAGGGCGCGAACTTCTGCGTCACCCCCGATCACGACATGTACTTCCATGGCCGCAGCCGGAATCGGGACACTGCCTGGCGCAAGACTCCGATGGAGGAGCTGGCGGGCAAGACCGACAAGTACATGAAGAAGACGATCTCCTGGACGGCCCCCGACCAGGAGAAGTTCGAGCTGCCCGAGTATGCGAGTGAGCGGAAGTTCTTCCCGGCCAGATTCGTCGACATGGACGACTGGATGACCTTCCTCGGCTGGTATCTGAGCGAAGGGCACCTGATCAAGCATCGTGGTCAGGTCTACGGAATCGGCATCTCCCAGCAGGACGATAACGTCAGGCAGGAGATCTTCGATCTGGCCGAAAGCTTGGGATTCAAACCTCGGAACACGGGCAAGCAGGTCCACATCACCGACACACAGCTTGGTCGCCATCTGGCTCAGTTCGGAGATGGCTGCCTCGTCAAGCGAGTGCCTACGTACGCCCGCATGGCCAGTGCGCGGCAGATCGGCATGCTGCTGGACTCCTACCTCAAGGGTGACGGCTACTGGAAGCAGGGGCAGGGAATCATCTACACCTCGTCACCGCAGATGGCTGACGACCTTCAGGAGATGATCCTGAAGACGGGCAGCCCTTCGGTGGTGCGGAAGCGGAGCCTTGCCGGTGTCGAGTCCGACTTTGGGACTCACATCGCTACCTCGTCGGTGGACGGGTACGTCATCACCCGACCCCGCGAAGACTCGAAGATCAAGTTCTACCCGCAGAACCTGAAGAAGATCGACTACGAGGGGATGGTGTACTGCGCCTCCGTACCTCCGGAAGCCATGCTGTTCACTCGCCGGAAGGGCTACACCCTCTGGTCCGGAAACTGCGGTGTGCCGGAGGAGATCTGGACCGGTGTCGAGGCCATCACCACCACCGAGGGCTGCCGCATTCTCGCCATCGGAAACCCGGACGACAGGAACACCGAGTTCGGCAAGGTGTACCTGAAGCCGGAGATGGCGGACATGTGGAACAGGGTGTCCGTACCCGCCGCCTCAACACCGAACTTCACCGGCGAACCGGTGCCGGAGCTGCTGAAGGACGTCCTCGTCTCGAAGCTGTGGTGTGAGCAGCGCCTGCGGGCGTGGGGCAAGGACGACCCGAGGTACATGTCGAAGGTCGACGCCAAGTTCCCCGAGGTCTCGAAGTCTTCGCTGTTCCCTCCGGCGGTCATCTCCTCAGCGTTCGACGACGTTCCGATGCCGGGCCCGCACGGCACTCTGCGGCTCGGGGTCGACGTCGCCCGTTTCGGTGCGGACCAGAACGTGGTCGTCTCCTACATGAACAGGACCGCGAAGGTCGAGGCGACCTGGTCGGGTACGGATACGACGTCTTCCGCGCACCAGGTGATCCGTCTGGCGGAGGAGCTGAAGGAGAAGTTCAAGGCGTCGTGGGTGGAGATCCGGGTCGACGCTGTCGGTCTCGGTGCCGGTGTCGTCGACACCCTGAACGCCCGTCTCGCCCTGCTTCCCGAAGCCTGGTACTCGGTGTATGAGATGCACGGTTCCGCGTCGGCTCCGACGGACGTGGGCGGTTCTGTGCACGGTTACGGCAACGCGAGGGCGTATTGGTTCGACCAGCTCCGGCAGATGCTGCGCAACGGCTCGGTGAAGATCATGGAGCACGAGCAGCTCAAGGACGATCTGGCGATCATCTTCTACCTGTTCAAAAACGGGAAGCTGTACATCATGCCGAAGGAGGAGATGCGTACGAAGCATGGCCGTTCCCCCGACTTCGCCGATGCCCTGGCGTACGCGACCGCCCCGGTGGCGAGTGGGCCTCAGATCGGCGACATGTACGCGGAGTCGGCGCACACCATGGCCGAGGAGCTGGAGGGGTTCATGGATGGCGACATGATGATCTCGCCGTTCTGATACACCCGCATGTGACTGAGGTCAATGCCATCAGACTAATCAGATGAATAAGTCGTCCTGAGGGGCGATCATGGAACCCTGGTGTAAGTGCTTCAGGAGTGGAGCACTCCGCGCGCCACATCGGGGTGCGGAGCCAAGCAAGTGAGGTGTCCCCCATGACCAAGCCCAGCAGGGCGTCCATGCTCGCAGACAAGAGGTTCTGGATCGCGACGGCGGAGCGTTCCGTCTTCACCGGTGCCCAGGCCATCCTCGCCCAGCTCGTCGTGTTCACGGCGACCGACATCACCGACTCCGGACTCGGCGTCCTCCCCTGGTCGACCATGGGATCGGTGGCCGTGTTCGCGGTCCTCGTCTCGGTCGTCACGTCCGTCGCCAAGCTCGGGATAGGAAACGAGGGGCCCGGCATCGTCGAGTGCCTGCCCGAGAAGAAGGACCCGTCCACGGCCGAGGGCGGGGATGAGGCACAGGAAGTCCCTGTGAAGTAGCCGAAGAGAACCTGGCAGTGACAATAACCCCGGGGTAAGCGTCGGATTATTCTGAGGTTATGGATCACATGGGCAAGTCTGTCGACGAGATGTCCCTGAAGGAAGTGAGGGCGCTCGTCGACACCCTCGAAGCCAGGAACGAAGAACTCACCGGTCTCGTCACCGACGAGATGCTCCAGGAGGCCGGTGAGTTCTCGACCGCGCAGCTCGCACTCGAAGACATAGGCTGGCGCCCGCTCGCGGGCGTGGCCGACTCCTCCAACTCCTTCACGCTCGAAGGACTTCACCGCGCGAGCGAACTGTGCCGCGCAGTCGCCACCGTCAATCCGCTCGTGGAGCGCGGGCTGAAGGTGCGCACCGGCTACATCTGGGGATCCGGCGTCAGCGTCGTCGCGAAGGAATTCGTCTCCGGCGGCCCTGGGCGCCCTCGCAGTGTGAACACCGAACCGACCCTTCCGCCGGGTGTCGAAGACGTCCTGACGGGCTCTCTGGCCCAGATGGAGATCGAGCTGACCGCCGCCACCGACGGCAACCTGTTCTTCCTCGTGGACAAGAAGGCCAAAACGGTCCAGCGCGTGCCGTTCGAGGAAATCACCGAAGCGGTCTCCCAGCGCGGCAACCGGGAGCGGATCCTGTACATCAGGCGCACCTGGAACGACTGGGACCTCGAACTCGACAGCGGCGACATCGACACCAAGCCGGTCACCGACCCCGACTTCGGACGCGGATCGCGGACCTGGACGAACATGAACAGGGACGGTTCCGCCAGCGCCTCGTACCGGAACGTTTCCGTGTGGTACCCGACCAACCTGCTCGTGGACCAGCCAGACAGCCGACGCAGCAACCGCAATCGCATCGACGGCGACCCGGTCGACCACAACAAGGTCATCGTCCATGTGCCGTTCAACCGTCTGGTCGGATGGCGATGGGGGGTTCCGGACGTCCTTCCCGCCGTGTGGTGGACGAAGGCGTACAAGGAGTACCTGGAGAACTGCGCGACGCTGACGAAGGCGTACGCCAGGTTCGCGTGGAAGGTCACGAGCGAGCGTTCCCGTGGAGTGCGCCGTACGGCCGCTCAGCTCGCACAGGCTCCCCGCACGGACCCGACGACCGGTCAGCCTCTCTCGGTAGGCGCGTCGGCCGTTCTGGGCGCCGGACAGGATCTCTCCGCAGTCGGCGGAAACACGAAGGTGGACTTCGACGCCGGGCGCCCGCTCGCCGCGATGATCGCAGCCGCGCTCGATGTGCCGCTCCCCGCTCTGACCGAAGACCCGACTCTGGGCACCCGGGCTACCGCCGCCGCTCTCGACACGTCCACGGTTCTCGTGATGCAGATGCGTCAGAAGATGATGGACGAAGCATTCCGGATCATCTTCCGTCTGCTCGGCCTGAAGGTTCGTCTGCGGTGGCCCGAGATCTCGGAAGAGCCGATTCACCGTCGCCTCCAGGCCATCAACATGGCTGTGAGGCTCGGACTTTTCACCGCAGACGAAGCGCGCGCGATGGTGCTCGACGCGTGGCACGACAAATGGGATGATTTTCCCCGGCAGGCTCCTCCGCCGAGCAAGCTTCCCTTCATTCTCCAGCCGCAGCCGACTCAGCAGGCGGAGGCTTCCGTTGCTTCTGCACAGTCGACGAAGAACGGTCCTCCGCAGGTTGATCCTCCGTCGATGGGTGACCACGAACTGCGAGACGAAGGTTCGCAGGAAGATGCAGATAACGAGGATTGATCCCTTCGAAGCGCTGACGGGTTACCCTGTGTCCTGACACACGTGCTAGTCGTTAGGAACGCAAACTTGGTTGTCGCCACTCTGGCGGAATCGGCAACCCTGGTACTCAGCCCGACGGGGGTGGAGTCGAAGGGAATTTGGCGAGCCCGCCTGATCGAAGCAGATGTACAGGGAAGCTCGGGGTACTACCCGGCGGAAGTACTGCGCCGCGACGGACCCTTTGCGTTCCCGGCCGGAACCCACGTGTTCCTCGACCACCCGACATCCGGCGAAGACGTCGAACGGCCCGAACGGAGCGTTCGCGACCTCGCCGGATACCTGGTGGACGGGGCCAGGTTCGAAGAGTCGTCTGACGGACGCGGGCTTTTCGCTCGCATCCAGTTCATCGACGAACTGAAGGACCGCATCAAGTCCCTTGCTCCCGTGATCGGTCTGTCCATTCGGGCCGCAGGAGAGATCGAGGTGAGTCCGGACGGCCAGCGCGTCGTACGGGCCATATCCGAGGGACTGTCCGTTGACGTCGTCACCCGCGCTGGAGCGGGAGGAAGGCTCGTCACCATGACTGAGTCGACCAAGCCGGGATCCCCTCCGGCTGAGGGCGCGCCGATTGTCACCCCGATCGAGGAGTCCGCTCCCTCGGGTACCGGCAACGGTGCGCTGCGCAGCGAGGTCGTTTCGCTGCGCGAGTCCATTTCGGACCGCATCGAGCAGCTCTCCGTGGACCAGGGCCGTCTGAGCCAGGCGCTGCGCGAGAGCCTGAAGGTTCTCAAGCAGATCGCCGAGGAGAACACGGCGCTGCGCGAGTTCGTCGAGTCGATCAACGAGCGTCAGATCAAGGCTGACACGCTGGTCATCGAGTCGAAGAAAAACAACGAGGTTCTGGCCGACCTCATCAAGTCCGGCCTCCCGGTGCCGTCGATGGTCCGGATCGTCGAGTCCTACCGTCCCGGCAAGGACCACAACGCCGACATCACGGCCGAGCGCGAGTACCTCAAGAAGATCCGCCGCGAGTCGGAGCTGGGCGAGCTGTCGCGCACCGACTCGTCGGGCCTGGGCCTGGTCGAGTCCGCGATGACGCCGTCGTCCAACTTCGGCACCGGCTCTACGGCCGAGCAGCTCGGAGACCTTGAGTCCGTCCTCCGAGGGGAGTTCTGAGTCCATGGCGACCAATGAGGTCTTCAAGTACGGCCAGTGGATCTCGCTTCCGCTGCCGCTGCGGGGCTCCGACCCTGCCGTCAATGCCGACCCCACGCGCAACGGCGACCCGGTCCTGATCGGTGACCTCGTCGGTGTCGCGCAGGAAGTCGGCGGTGTTCCGGTCGAGTACTCGATCGGTTCGCTCACCGTCACCCAGTCGCGCAACACCGCCGACTCGCTGGAGCCCGGCTGGGCGTCCGTCGCCCTCTGCGGCGCCTGGGCGATCCCGGTGCAGGACTTCGACCCGGCCGTCCACGGCGCGGGCACGACGGTCAACATCAACGCCGCCGCCGGTTCGGACGCCGCGACCCTTACCGTCGCTGCGGGCGACCACCCCTTCGGCACCATCATCGGCTGGACCAAGATGATGCAGAAGGACAACCTCGGGAACCCGCTCCGGCCGATCCCGATCGTCAACATCGTCCAGAACCTCCAGGGTGTCGTGAACGCTGTTCCCGACATGCCGATCGGTTCCTAAGTAGAGAGGGGGTAGAGACAACATGAGCAAGGAAATCGACGTCCTCTCGGCTTTCGACGGCATCTCGACCACGAACAACCGCGAGTTCGCGAAGATCGCCGAGGCGCACGTCAACCGGCGCCAGGTCATCAAGAACACCGCCTTCAAGAACGTCATGGCCATGAAGCGGCCGGTCGAGCTGATGCGCATCATCAGCGAGGCCGCGCAGGGTCAGCACCTGGCGATGGGCCGCCTCCGCGAGGCCGTGTCCTCCGGCGACTTCCCGCTGCTGTTCCAGGCGGTGTCGCAGGCGTCCATGCTCGGCCAGTACGCCGACTTGCCGCAGCAGTGGCCGACCTTCTCGCAGCGCACCACGGTTCCCGATTTTCGTCCGGCCCGCCTGGTCCGCTGGGACTCGCAGATGGACCAGCTCCCCGACCACAACGGTGGTGCGGAGCGTCACGTCCGCGCGCTCCCGAGGATCCCGGAGCTGACCGAATACCCGACGTTCAACCTGACCACGGAAGGGAGCGACTACTTCGTCAACAAGTACGGAGCAAGGTTCCCCTTCTCGTGGGAGGCGTTCCTCAACGACGAGCTGAGGGTCCTCCAGCAGCTCCCGTCGGAGATGGCGCGCTGGGCTCGTGACACCGAGGACGTCCTGACCACCGGCGTGCTCGCCACGGCGAGCGGTCCGAACCCGGACTTCTTCAACACCAGCCAGGACTTCGGCGCCCAGGTCGTCCCCGGCAACTACGTCGCGGACAACCCGCCGCTCTCGCTGGACGCGCTGGAGAAGGCGATCCAGCAGATCAGCATGCGCAAGGTCAACGGCCGCATGGTCCGTGTGCAGAACTTCGTTCTGCTCGTCCCGCCGTCGCTGGCGCTGACCGCCCACGAGATCGCCCAGGCGACCACGTACATGCGCGTCACCACGGACGGCGCGGGCAACGAGCTGCGCGTCAACGTCGCCTCCCCGATCGCGGGCCGCTTCACGGTCGTCGAGTCGCAGTGGCTGCCGCTCATCGACCAGTCGGCGGACGCCGCGACCACGTGGTACCTGGTTCCGGCCGGTGGCACCACGGAGCGCGGCCCGGCCATCGTCACCGCGTTCCTCCGGGGCCACGAGTCCCCCGAGGTCCGCGTCATGGGCGACACCGGCCGCAGCCTCGGCGGTGGCGAGTTGTCGGCGTTCGAGGGCTCCTTCTCGCACGACGACATCCAGTACCGCGTTCGCTCGATCGTCGGTGCCGCCGGTATCGACAACAGCGCGGTGGCGGTCTCCCTGGGTGACGGCACCCCGACCGGCGGTGGCTCCTTCGCCGCGCCGATCACCATCCGTTCGGCTCCGGCTCCGGCCGCCCCGGCTGCCCCGGCCGCCGAGAAGACCGAGACGAAGACCACGGCGACCAAGCCCACCACGGCGAAGTAGCCCACGACTGGCCGGATCCGGGCCTCACCCATCCCGGGTCCGGACCCCGGTCCGTGAGGGCCGGAGAGCCATTCCCCCCGGCTCTCACCCAGAACCCCCTGCGTCTGACGTGGGGGGTTCTGGCTTTCCCGGTCAAAGACCTGTACTGTCTGTCTTGACAGGCCACAGGATCTCCTTTCAGGTGTCTTGTCGTCTTTCTCCTTTCCAGAGGAAGCCCTCGGTTGCGCAACCGGGGGCTTCTTCGTTTTCCCGAATAGATTTGGCGCAGCAGAAAGCCCCGCCGGGATCGAGTCGACGGGGCTTCCCTCGAAGAGTCGCCAAGGACCAGCCATGGACGGTACAGCTTCGTGGACGGGCCCAGGGTACCGCACTTCTTGTCACATTCGTACAAGTACGTCAGGTCCGCAGCTACCATGAGTAGGACGACGGGAGCGAATGTGACCCTTCCCACCACCCGTACCGTGACCGGCACTTATGTGAACCCGGCCACCGGTCGGCCCACGCGCGGGCGTGTCGAGTTCACACCGGTGCCATCCAGGTGGACCGACACCGATGGTAATCAGATCCTCACAGGCGGAGGATCTCGTGTGCTGGCATCGGGCGACTTCGCCATCGACCTGGTCACCACCGACGCCCCCGGCGTACTTCCGGACAACCGGTCCTGGGAGATGCGCGAGCTGATAGACGGCCGGTGGGTCACATGGGTGTTCGCCCTCCCCTCCGGAGACGGCCCGGTCGACATCACCGACCTGCTCACCGTCCCGTCCGCGCCCATACCCGGCGACCCTGTTCAGGGTCCTCCTGGACCGCCCGGACCCCAGGGCCCTTCCGGACCTCCCGGCCCCACAGGCGCAACCGGTGCGACCGGTGCCACGGGTGCGACCGGACCCGCCGGACCCACTGGTCCCCAGGGCCCTCCCGGTGAAGGAGGCGGCGACGACACCGAGTCCGGACTGAACACCGGCATCGTCAGCGGCGGCGACCTCAACGTCAACGCCTCGAACCCGCTGGCCATCGACATCGCGCCGCTGCACGGCTTCATCGTCGACTACCTCACCGACCCGCCCAACCCGATCACCACCGAGATCCAGACCACCACCACGATGACAGTCGCCCTGGAGGCGGAAGCGCAGACGCGCGCCATCACCTGGTGGCTCATGGACGAGACACAGGCGATCACCCAGCAGGCCCTGCGCCCGAGCGGATCGCAGCGACGCACTCACCTGGTCCTCGGCGTAACCACTGTGCTGGGCGGACAGATCATCGTCGAGCAGTCGATCCCGGTGATCAACCAGCAGCCGGTGAACCAGCTCTACGACCTGATGGACGCGATGGGCGCGTTCAACATCTCGGGCAACTCCGTCACGCCGAACGCCAACCTGACGCTCGACGTCTCGCCCGGCCGCGTCTTCTCCAGGGGCTGGAACCACTACAACGACGGTGTGCCGACCAACGAGCCGCACGTGGTGGCGACGGTCGGCGGGGACCCCGCAGCGTGGCTGAAGATCCTCCGCAACACCCTGGTCCTCGGCTCGGCCCCGACCGCCAACATCGACCCCGCGAACTACGACGTCGGCGGCTCCCTCACGGCGGTGGGTGGAGACATCAACCGGTCCACTGTGCAACGACTCTGGCTCTTCCCGACCAACGACGGCATCTCGGAGATCCACGTCTCCCAGTACGGGCAGAAGGTGTACGACACCCTGGCCGACGCGATCATGGGCGCCGGTGAGCCGACGTTCGTGAACAACCTGGCACTGCCGGGCAATGGTGTTCTCGTAGCCTTCCTGGCTGTCCGGCACACGGCTACCGATCTCTCGGATCCTCTTCAGGCCCGCATCATCCCGGCCACGAAGTTCGGCACCCCGAGCTTCACCGATGGCTACCCGGGCGCCGACGGAACCGCCCTCGAAGGCCGCATGACGGCAGTCGAAGGGGACGTCGCCGAGAAGCTGGACAAGACCAGCAACCTGTCGGACCTGAATGACAGCTCTTTGGCACGGGCGAACCTGGGTCTCGGCGGGGCTTCTGTACTGAACGTCGGCACGACCGGAGGAACAGTCGCAGCCGGAAACGACTCGCGTATCACCGGAGCGGCACAAAAGTCCTCCAACCTGTCCGACCTGGACGACGTCAGCTTGGGACGGACGAACCTGGGTCTTGGCAACTCGGCCACCAGGAACGTCGGCACAACCAACGGAACGGTCGCGGCGGGGGACGACGGCAGGATCACAGGAGCCTTCCCGGCATCCGGTGGAACGATCACCGGCAATGTACTGGCCACCGGCTTCGCGCACGGTCAGGACACTCCGGCGGCACATGGCATTTCGGCGTGGTGCTACGACCCGGCCCTCGCGGTGAACTCGACGTCGCCGACCAACGGCACGCTCTACCTGGCGAGGGTGAACATCGCCGCCAGCACCAGCATCACCAAGCTGTACTGGTGGATCGGTAACCAGGGCTCCGGAGCGGTCGCCGGTCAGAACCATGTCGGCATCTACAACTCGGCGGGCACCCTGCTGGCTTCGGCCGGTACGGACGCGGCGATCTCCTCGGCCGGGCTGAAGGCGACCACGATCGCCTCGACGGCGCTGACGGCCGGATCGTTCTACTGGGTAGCGATCCTGATCAACGCCTCCGGCGCCCCGACGCTGACCCGAGGCTCCGGCTGGACGGGGGTGGAGGCGGCGGCCAACGTGGGTCTGACGGCCGCCACGTTCCGGTTCGCCATCAACGGTACGAGCCGGACGACGATCCCCTCGACGATCACTCCGGCCTCGAACGTGGGCACGGACTTCGCCGGGCCGTGGGTGGGTGTCGGTCCGTAGCCCGGACAAGAAGAAGCCCGGCCGGAACGAAGTCGGCCGGGCTTTTCCCCCTGCGTGCGCGTGCAGGAACCTGTAGATGAACCCTAGCGCACCGAGGACACGAACGCGGTCCAGGCGCTCCGGTCGAACTTCAGGACCGCGCCGACGCCGTCGTTCTTGGTGTCGCGGACGGCAGTGGCGCCGGTGTCGGCCATGATGCCCTGCTCGACGCAGTTGCCGTTCTGCGAGCTGTAGCTGGACTTGTGCCAGTCGGTGGCGCCCTGGGTGTTGTTCATGTCGTTGTTCTCCTTGGGCTACTTGGTGCGTTCCGCGAGGATTCGCTCCAGGCGGACGCGGGTCTCACCACGGGACAGGGCCTGCGACTGGACCTGAGAAAAGCGCGACAGGTCCACCTTCACCTGATCCGGGTGATCACTGAAAGTACGGTACGTGTGTACCACAGATCCATCGGGGGTCCCGTCGAACCCCATGATGGAAATGAATCCGGCGACCAGCAGGTTGGCGGGGTTGTTCAGGGGGAGGAGCTGAAGGCTGACGTTGGAGCGTTCCGACAAGTCGATCAGGTGCCTGATCTGAGAAGTCATCACTTCCTTGTCGGAAAACTCCAGGTGGAGGCTGGCTTCCCCGATCACGGCCCAGACCTTCGGAGGGCTCGGGCGGTCCAGGATCGCGCGCCTCTTCCGGCGGAGGGTCAGAACGTCCTCCATGTTGACCTGCTCCTCTTCGAGGACAGCGCGGGAGGATTCCATGGAGGCACGAGCGAAGTCATCGGTCTCCAGCAGCGCGTGGAGTCCGTTGAGGTTCGCGACGCGGAACTCGGTGGAAAGGTCTTCGATGTCGGCCAGATCGACGTGCTCCTCTCCGGCCGTTTCCCCGTAGGCGAACCACCAGCCGCGCGTCCGGCACGACCGGGCGAGGTGGACGAGACGCTCGGCCTCTTCCTCGTTGTCGATGCCGTACATGCCGATGTAGGCGCGGGCGTCCGCGATGGAGGTGGCGGTGGTGCCGGTCTCCTGGCGGTAGATGACGCTCTTGTTGACGCCCAGCTCCTTGGCTACGCCCTCGATGCTCAGCCCGGCCGCTTCGCGAAGCCTGCGAAGTCGGGATCCGACGAGCCGCTTCCGCATCGTGGCGACGCCCCTGTATGCCATGTGCTCTCTCCTGCTTCTTTCGTCTTCTCCTTGGACGAACGGCGCCCTCCGCTACTGGAACGCATGTTCGTGATTCTGAGATTATGTCACAGAGACACTTGTCATTACTGCACGTACGCGAGACTCTGTCTATACCGGCAACACCGTTACGTCCCTGCAAGGTTGGCCCACCCGGGTCCCCCGCACGGGACGTTTGTGCACTACGGGGAAAGTCCAAGGCAAAACCGGCAGACGGCACCTGAGGCCGTGACACCCTCAACGCGAGCAACGAGGCCGCGATGACCATGACAGCAGCGTCCGTAGGACCGCAGCAGTACGGAAAGATCTATGAGTCCTGCCCGACCTCCGTACGACAGGTCCGTCACGACGTGAGCCTGGCCCTTTACACCTGGGGTCTGGACGAACTCGTGGACGACACCCAGCAGATCGTCTCCGAGTTGATGGCCAACGCCATCGGCCACACGGATTCGAGCAAAATCCGTACGACCATCACCAAGATCAGTGAGCGAACGGTCCGCCTGGAAGTGACGGACCGCTCCCCCCGTGAACCCCGGCTGATCCCGGCAGACTTCAGCGAAGAGTCGGGGCGTGGCATCGCCCTGGTCGACGCTCTGTCGAGTCGGTGGGGCTGGACGAACAACTCTGGCGACAAGACGGTCTGGGCCGAAGTGGTGGGCTAGGAGCCCGGTTCCTCGCGAGTGGCGGCGAGGAGGTCGAATATGTCATGTGCACGAGTGTCGCGGTCCCCGATGACGCGGGCCCTCCACTCCCTGTACATGGCGACGGCCTCCTCGCCTGTCATTTCCGCGTCCGGACCTTCCGGCTCGCGGTTCTCGTTCGTGCTCTTGTTGCACAACGCAGGCATGAGTGCCTCCCGGTCACGTCGCGCGAGGGATGAATCGTTGGCCACGCCTTCCCTCAGGCTACTGCTGGGCCACTGGCCTGCACTAGAGGAAACCGGCCATGAAAAGCGACTACCCGGCTGGCACTTTTCGGTGGCAATGTCAGGCCCAAAGGTAAGATGACCAAGAGAAAACCCGGCCGCTTCTGCACGACCGGGTTTATGGGGAACGGCTACCAACCAACCCCTGTGGCCATCGTACAACACGATCTGCCTCAGGGGCATCTACGCAGGTCGGAGGGTAAGTACTGATGGCACGCACCCGGCACGGGCGGAAGCCCGGCTACGCCATGATCCCGAACGCAACCATCGACGATGCGCTCAAACTGGACTTCATGGCACTGGCGCTTCTCACGGTGCTCCTGCGTCAGAAAGATGGCTGGGAGATCACCCTGGAACGCGTGGGTAAGCGCTACGGATACGGCCGCGACGCGATGGCAAATGCCATGGGCCTGCTCCAGGTCGCCCGATACGTCGTGAAGGTCCGCGTGCAGGACTCCGCCACGGCGCAGTGGTCGACCGAGATCATCACCTACGACACCCCGCCGCACAACGGCGAGGTCGAGGCGCTCCTGAACGAGATCGCGGACGAGCCCGGGGTGAAGGACGTCCGGGTCATCCCGCCCACCCCGGCGGCGGTGAAGCGGGCCCGGGCGCGGATGGAGAAGCTCATGAAGGCCGACGCCGACGATCCGGAAAACCCGCAGGTCGGCCCGACTGCCGGAAAACCCGCACTCGGGGAAGACGAGTCGGACAAAAAGGGCGAACCCGAGTGCCGGGATACCCGACAGTCGGCTCACCCCGCAGTCTCTAAGAAGACTGTCTTCGAAGAAGACTCTTCTCTCCCTCTTACTCCCTCTCGTGGAGACGTGCCGGTCGTGGTCGTGCCCTCGGGCGGAGCCTCGGGCGAGGAGGAGAAAGAGATTTCCGGGGAGGAAGAGATCTGGTGCGACGGGGCCGAGGACGGCCCCCAGTCACCCCCTGACGGTCCGGAAGGTACCTCTGGGCCCCAGGAGTCGGACGAGGCGGAGATCGTCCACCAGAGGGCCGTACAGAGCTTCGCCATCTGCCGTGGCTGCTGGGGGACTTACAACCCCGACGGATCCGGAGCCGTTCGGCGGTGTCCCGGCTGCCGGTGACCTGCGCGGGTACTGTGAACGCATGGCTGACGACGCGTCCGTGTACCCGCCGGACTTCACCACTCCGCTCGGGATCGTCCGGGCGCTCATCCCCGACGTCGACAAGGTGGACTTCACCGGCGAGGGCATGCCGGTGTACATGTTCTCCGACGCGCACCTGAACGGGCTGCTCGCCCTCTACAGCCTCAGGCCGTCACCGTCGGGCCGGATCAAGCGCGCAGCCGCCGACGCCATCGGCGCCGTGGCCAACTCCGAGGCACTGATCTCCAAGGTCATCAAGACCGAGGATCTCCAGACCGACGGCGCCAAGGTGGCCAACGCCCTCCTCGCCCGCGCCAAGCAGCTCCTCGACGAAGCCGACAAGGACGACGAGCAGATCGAGGACGAGTACGCGTTCGCCATCGTCGACTTCCAGCCGTACCCGGCGGACTGCCTGCCCTACTCCCTGCGGGGCTTCCCCCAGATGTGCTGCATGACCTCGTACACCGGATCCTGTGGCTGCTCCGGCTCGAAGGACCGGGGCGCCGGGTTCGGCAGCGGACACGTGTGAGGAGACGGACATGGCTCTGAACAGCCGCAGGGCTCTCGACCCACGCTGGGGCTGGCACCAGCGCAGTGTGCCGATCGGGCACATGTCCGTCGTCTGCGAAATCTTCCGGCGCGTGGGTGACGCCGCCAGCTACGCCTATAACCCCGACACCGGCGGCGTGGACGCCCCGCCCATGACGCTGCTCTACCGGGGCCCCACCCGCGTCGCCACCAACAAGGACTGGCGAGCCCGCGTGAAGACCATCCGAGGCGACTCCGGCGTGGCACACGCGGTCCGCTTCCAGGTCGAGATCAAGACCTGCCCGCCGATCCATGTGCACGACGTCGTCCGGGTCATCGACTCCCCCGCCGACCAGGAGCTGACTCACTTCGTCTTCCACGTCCGGAACATGATGATGTCGTCGAGGCCGTGGGTCAGGAATCTCCTGTGCGACGTGGACGTTGCACACCCCAACCTGCTGCCCCCTCCGTACGAGATGCAGCCGATAACCAACTTCGAGCAGGCCCCGCCGCCCATCACGAGCGGCTGCAACTGCGGATAGGGAGGCAGCCATGACGGGCTTCGAGTTCAAGTACAACTACCGCTTCGGCGGTGGTCAGCGGTACTACGGCGGCGGCTCCCCGCACGGTCCGCAGGACGCGGCACTGGACGACTTCGTCATTGACCACCTGAACAAGACGCGCAGGCAGCTCATCCTCGACATGTCGAACATGCGGCGCCGGGGAGAGGGCATCGTCCGGGCCAAGTCGAGGGTCGACACCGGTGCCATGAAGAGGCAGGTGACGGGCACCGGCGACTTCGGCACCGACATCCTGAAGATCAGCTTCGGCTGGGAGGAGATGGCGCCGTACTACGCGCCCTTCCAGGAGTTCGGCACACGTAAGGGCATCGAGCCGATGTATGCCGTGTTCGACGCCTACAACATGGTCCTGGCCCAGCTCCGCTCCAGGCTCGGCGGCCGGTGACCCCGTGACCAAGTCGATCATCAACTGGCAGACCGCGATCTACGAGGAGATCGTGCGCGGCGTGCCGAACAACAAGGTCTTCCTGGAGGGTGTGCCGGAGTCCAGCGACATCCCCATCGATCCGCAGGGTTTCGTGAAGCCCTTCGCCATCCTCTGGTTCGGCCAGCTCACCGACATCCTCACCGGCACCCAGAGCGGCGACCTGTGCGGCTTCGGCTCCGGCATGTCCGCACGAACCGCCACCTTCGCCCTGGAGGTCGTCGCGCCGAACGGCCTGTCGCTGCTCCAGTTCGAGGACAGGATCCGCAGCATCCTCACCGGCTTCCAGCCAGCCGGACAGGGAGAACTCGCCGAGGGCGGTGTGACGGCCGTCCGTGACCCGCTGCCTACTGGTATCGGCGTGGGCCTCAGGTTCTACAAGGCCATCTTCTTCTCCGGCGTCGTCGGCAATACCGCACCCACCGGAAGCGGATACTCCAGCTAGGAGCCGTCAATGTCACCGTTTGGTGGGTGCCTGGAACCCACCAAATAGTAACGGCCTTGAAATTACCGGCCATTCGGCCCGCGATTTGGGTGTACTGTTCTCACCAAGAGGCCCCGCGAGTGCGGACACACTCCGGGGCCGGGCTGCGTTAGGAGACGCAACATGGTCAATCGTACGTGCTGGCACGACAACTGCTTCGGGTCGGTCGACAAGTGGGGTATGTGCACCCCGCACTACGAGAAGCACACCAAGCTCTACCGTCCCGCCAGGTCGACGAAGATCATCGGCTCTGATGAAAAGCGCTTCTACGCCTACCTCCACAAGGCCGGAGAGGGTGAGTGCTGGATGTGGGGCGGGGCCCTGAACAATGGTGGCTACGGAGTCTTCCGCATCGCCGCCGGAGCGATGGTCAGGGTCCACCGCTACGCCTACGAACTCCTGGTGGGGCCCATTCCGGAAGGTCTCGAACTCGACCACCGGTGCCGCATGCGGCCCTGCTGCAACCCTGCCCATCTGGAGCCGGTCACCCAGAAGGTGAACACGCTTCGGGGAGTTGCCCCGACGGCCCAGAACGCTCGCAAGCAGAAGTGCCCGAAGGGTCACTCGTACGACGAAGCGAACACGTATGTCACGCCCGACGGGCATCGGCAGTGTCTTGCCTGCAAGAAGGTCGAGGCGCTGATCAATGGCGCTGACCGGACGCGTACCTACAGGGAGCGTCACGGCCTCAAGCCCGAGCTGGGCAAGGGTGGGTATCAGACCCTCAGAACCCACTGCCCGAAGGGTCACCCGTACGACGAGGCGAACACGATTCGCGAAGGCAATCGCCGCCGCTGTCGTGCGTGCGTGAACGAGAAGAAGCGCAACTGGCGGGCGAGCAAGTAGCCCTGACCCTCCACAAGGCCCCCGGCTTCGGTCGGGGGCTTTTTGCTGTACCGACATCAATACTGGCTGACGATCTAGACTTCACCAGAAGACCGTGCTGCCTCGTGTGGCGAAACCACTGGTGAGATCACGAAGGGAACCCACCAATGGCAAACGAAGTGAAAATGTTGCCCCCAAATGTGACCGTGTGGTGGGTCCCCATCCCGGCGGGCATCGCGAACGTGAACTGCCCGACGGCGGCGGAGATCAACGCGGGTGTGAACATCTCCTGCGCCCTCACCACCGACCTGACGCTGGGCTGGACCGAGCGCGACACCGACGACACCGGTGGTCTGTGCGACGACGCCAACGTGGCCAACCCCACGAAGAAGAACTACGAGGGCACCCTCAACTTCTTCCTCGACCGGGACCTCGGCGACGCGAAGCCGGAGTCGGTGTACAACGAGGCGCTGGAGCTGTTCAAGACGCCGCTCCAGCCCGGCTACCTGGTGCAGCGCATCGGCAAGCACCCGCGCAACGTTCCGGACGCGGCGGACGGCGACTACATCACCGTGTTCAAGTTCCTGTCCGGCGACCCCAACGTCGTCAACGACGCCACGGCGCCGGTGCAGATGGAGGTCGTGTTCTACGCGCAGGGTGAGTCGTCGGACGGCATCGTCCAGGTCGGCATCTGCGGTAGCTGACACCGGCCCGCTTCCGGCGGGTTCAAGCAGGACGCCGTGGATGGCGGCGAACAAGAAAGCATCCGCTTTCGAACCAGGAAATCTACAAGGGGAATGGCATGAACGACGAGAAGAAGTCCGGGCTCGACCAGGTGCCGGGCTCGGACAACTTCAGCTTCGAGGACTACGTGGCGGGGAAGTCGACCTTCCCCTCGTTCTGGCACCGGGTCTACCTGGACCAGGCCGCCGGTTCGGAACTGGCCGACCTCATCGACGAGTACGAGGCCGACGTCCAGATGATCCGTTCTCTTCGGGAGAAGCAGCGCCTCCTGATGGAGAGCGGCACCATGTCGATGGGCGACGACCAGCTCTCCGACATAGCCGAGGAGATCGACACGTTCGAGCGGAACGTCGCCGACCTCGAACCCCAGATGGATGCTCTGAAGCAGAAGATCTGGAGCACCGCCATGATCCTCCACTTCAGGTCGAGCACCCCGGACAAGTTCGGCAAGGTGCTGCGCAAGGCCGACAAGGAGTACTCGAAGGTCAACGGGAAGTTCGACGAGACGGACGTCGAGCACATCACTGGCCGCACCCGCATGCTTCTGCTGCACCAGCTCACTGCGTATTGCATCGGCTGGGAGACCCCGGCGGAGAAGGAGCGCAGCGACAAGCTGGAGAAGGCGGCCGAGGAGCGTGGGGAGAAGTTCGTCCGTCCGCTGCGTTCTGTGCCGTCGCAGGACGGCTTCGGCAGCCTTCTCGACGCCCTGATCAGCTCCGAGCTGATGCGCCTGCTGACGGCCCTGAACAAGAAGCTCGACGCGTCCGCCGAGTGGGCGAGCCGGATCGATGCCGGATTTCCTGGCGGAGGCGCTGACGTGGCCGCAGAACCGGTGGGCCGTGCCGGTGCTGAAGACGGCGAGGTCGTGGGGAGTTCCGCCTCTTGACCTGCTGAACGAGAAGAAGTGCAAAAAGGGATGGTCCGACCCGAGGAACAAGATGCTGGCAGTGGCGCTGACTCTTCTTGAGGATGAGACATGCGGTGGCTGCGGCACGCCTGCGTGGCTGGGCCGTTCCACCAACAATGAGATCGCGTTCACGGTCAAGTCGTCCGTCTGCTACTCGTGTGCCGAGCTGGAGAAGGACAGGGACAGTGTCTCCGGTGACGGCAGGGCGAAGAGGAAGGCGCGCCCGGGTGAAACCAGGTACGTCTCGGCTCACAACATCTGGGAGGGGAAGCCGCTTCCTTCCAGGTTCTCGTCCTACACCGGTCAGGAGGACTAGGTGGCCAGCCAGTTCGACGCTGTAGCCAGGATCAGCCTGGACCTGAGGGCGTTCTCTCAGGGTGCTCAGCAGGTCACCAAGGCTGGTGGCTCGATGGAGCAGATCTTCAAGAATCTGAACAAGACGCTCCAGCACGTCGGACAGGTCAACAAGACGCAGGCCGGGGAGTTGAACCGGGCTCTCGGCGTCTACCAGAAGATGATCGGCGTCGTCCGCAGTTACGCGTCGATGGTCACGGCGCTGGGTAAGGCGCAGAGCAGCTCGGTCAATGGCACCAAGGCCATGGAGAAGACCTTCGAGAAGCTGGCGAAGGTCATGGCCACCATGCGCGGTATGGGTGAGAAGGAGCACCAGCGGCTTCAGCGCACCCTCTCGCTCTACACCCAGATGGCCACCGTTCTCCAGCGGATGGCGACTGCGCAGAACCAGATGTCGGCGGCGACGCAGCGTGGTACGCAGGCTCAGGCGGCGGAGGCCAAGGAGCGGGACCGGGCGAAGAAGGCGATCACCGATCAGGCCATTGCCGAGGAGCGTCTTGCCCAGGCCAAGCTGAAGACGGCACAGGCGCAGGCGAATGCGGCGAACTCTCAGGCTCAGTCGAATCAGCGGGTTGCCTCGTCCGCCAGTCAGGTGGCCACGGCACAGGCCAATGCGAACCGTACGGGTGCTCAGCTCACGGCGACGGATCAGCGACTGACTCAGGCAACTCGTGCTCTTGCGCTTGCTCAGCAGAACGCCGCGCGGACCGCTCAGATAGCTCAGCAGGCGCAGACCCGTGGTTCGACCTTCGCTGTCCAGGCTCAGCGGCAGGCGGCTCAGGCAGCTCAGGCGGTCCAGCGAGCCCTAGTGGCTCTTGCCAACGCGCAGCAGGCTTCCGCTCGGGCTCAGCAGACGTTGAATCAGCGCCTCCGGGAGGGCGGCGCGGCCGGAAACATTCTGCGTCAGGATCTGTCAGAGCTGGAGACGGCGTACCGGCGCATGTCGCAGACGGCGACCAGCGCGGTGGAGAGTGTGGTCGGCGCCGCCATCAGCCACGAATCGGCGTTCGCTCAGCTCGCTCGCGTTACGAAGGTGACCGGGGCCGAGTCGGAGAACCTCAAGAGGCAGTTCGAGGAACTGGCGACCACGGAGCCGATCAGCTTCGAGGACGTGGCGAAGGTTGGTCAGCTCGCCGCGCAGACCGGTGTGGCAACCGAGCAGCTCCAGCAGTTCTCGCGTACGGTCATCCGGTTCTCGGTCACCACCGGCATCGCGTCCGATCAGGTGGCTGTGCTGTTCGGCCGTATCGGCAACATGCAGAACCTGCCGACGCAGCAGATGGGCAACTTCGCGTCGATGGTTCTCGCGGTCGGTACCGCGTCGGCCGCGACTGAGGACGAGATCCTGAAGGTCACGCAGGCCATCTCGACGTCCTCGACGATGTTCGGCCTGACGACTCAGGACATTGGCGGCCTGGCCGGTGCGCTGGCCTCTCTGCGTGTGCCGCCCGAGTGGTCGCGTGGTACGACGACCCGTATCTTCCGTGAGCTGGACGACGCGGTGAAGTCGTCGGGCGCCGAGCTGGGCATCCTGACCGACGTCATGGGCCTGACGGCGGAGGAGATCAAGAACCTCAGGTCGACCGACCCGGGCGAGTTCTTCCGCCAGTTCGTCCAGGGCATGGGCAAGTACACGGACACCACCAAGTCGGCCGAAGAGGCGACCGCATCGGTGGCCAATGTGCTGCGCTCTCTCGGCGTGGGCGCGGTCCGTGACATCGAGTTCATCTCGCGTCTGGCGTCGAACTTCGACACGCTTGCGGACCAGACGAACATCGCCACGATCGCGTTCTCGAAGAACTCCGAGCTGGCCGACCAGACGGCGATCCTGTACGACACCGCCCGCGTCAAGATCGACAACATGATCGACGCCTTCGGTACCTTCCTGGCGGGCGTCGGCAAGGAAATCATCATTGTCCTCGGTGACATAGCCTCCTTCACCACGGACTTGATCGAGGGCTTCCAGGAGCTGCCTGCCGTCTTCAAGTACTTCGCCACCGGATCTGTCGCTGTCCTTGGATTCGCCGCCGCTCTGGCCGCTCTTCGTATGGCTGCCTTCCAGACGCTGCGCAGCATGGTCGCCATGCGTGAGACTCAGCAGCGTCTCGGTGTGCAGAGCTTGTCGCTGACCAACATCATGCGGGCCTACCGGGACAGTTCGAATCAGGCCGCCAGGTCGAACAGCAACCTTCAGCGCAGCTATCTGGGCAACATTCAGGCGGCTCGTGAGGAAGCTCGTACACGTCGCGAATCCATTTCTGCTTTCAATGACCAGGCTCGCGCGGCACAGGCGAATGCCTTGGTTCAGCAGCGCACCGCTCTTAACGGCGTGAATGCAGCTCGTCAGGAAATTCAAGCGATTCGCGACCGCGCCGCCGCAGGCCAGGCCCTCATATCCGATGGCCAGCGCATGGCGACTCAGCAGGCTCGCATGACCTCGGCGACGCAGCGGTACATCGTAGCCACTAATGAAGCGTCTGCCGCCACTCAGCGCCTTGCCGCAGTCGGCAACGTCTCCACGACCGGCATGGCGGCCCGCCTCAGCGCTGTCGGTGTCGCTGCCCGTGCGGCAGCCGGTGGTGTGACCCTGCTCGGTGCGGCGTTCTCCGCGATTGCCGTCGGCGCGATCATCACGGGCATCGTGACGCTGTACCAGGAGTTCACCAAGGCGGACACGGCCATCCGGGATGCCGCGCAGGCGGGCTTCGAGGCGGCGGGTGGCTTGACGGCCCTCGGTGACGCCATCGCGGCCGACACGGCGGCGGCCAAGGAGGGTGGCGGTGTCATCCGGGAACTCACCATTGCCGCCGCCGACCTGAGTGCGGAGGAGCGGAAGTCCGCCGAGCAGCGCCGCAAGAACGCCGAGGCCGAGCAGACGCGCATCACCGCTCTGTTCGGAACCATCGAGGCCCTGAGGGAGCAGGCGAAGGGTACGGACGACGCGGCCAAGCGTGCTCGCGCCTATGTGGCTGAGTGGGACGAGGCGCAGAAGACCATCGACCAGGTCACGAATGCCCTCAGTGAGCACAAGATCGTTCTTGAGGACGATGCTCAGGCCATGCTGGAGAACACGGTCCGGCAGTCCGTGATGACCAACGAGATCTTCAAGACCGAAGGCGCCATGAGGGCGCTGAACAACAGCTCGCTCGAACTTCAGCAGGCCATGACGTCTGCGCTGGAGAATCCTGAGGACGCGGCGAAGATCCTCCAGGGTGAGCTGGACGAGATCGACCAGAAGATGCAGGATCTCAAGGGTCGCGGGATCGTCGACATCGACCAGTTCGACAAGGAGATGAGGGGGCTCGCGGAAGAGAAGGCCGCCATCGCTCTCATCGCCGAGTCCCTCAACCTCTTCGAGGGCAACCTACAGAAGTCGGCCGCCACCAACCTTCTCTTCGGCGACTCGGCCGCCAAGGCTTCGGGCGATGCCGAGGAGCTGGCCAACAGTCTGGACGAAGCTGACTCGAACGCCTCGTCGCTGTCCACCGACATCACGGCCATGGCCAGTGCCATCGGCGCTTCGCTGGATCCCATGCGCGCCCTTCAGGCCGGTTTCGAGGCGATCGAGTTTGAGAGTGCCGACAGCTTCGTTGCCGCATTCCGGGCAGGGAAGATCAACATTGAAGCGATGACCAAGTCGTTCGATGCGTTCAGTCAGGCGATCAAGGACCAGCTCACTGTCACCAGGGACTGGGAGAAGAACCTGGTTCGCGCGGTCAATGAGCTTTCCCCGGCCGTGGCCAGTGCGTTCCGCGACATGGGTATCGACGCCGCCCCCATGCTGGCGCAGGCTCTGAAGCTGGGCGACAAGGAGAAGGCAGACTTCATCGCCCAGATGAGCGCGTACGGAAAGCAGGGTCAGGAGGCATTCGGTGCTGCGGTGACCAAGGGGCAGGTCGCCATTGCCGGAAAGGGCGCTGAGACCGGCCAGCTCTTCGCCGACGCCACGGCCAACGCGCTCGACCAGGCGATGAAGCCCGGCGGCTCTGTGCAGAAGGCCACAAAGGCGCTGGAGACCCTCGGCGACCTGATCTCCAAGGACGTCATCACCAAGGAGATCGCACTCGACCTGGAGAAGTTCCGGGGCGACGCCACGAAGCTTCAGACGTACGCCCTGAGCCTGGTGCAGTCCGGCGCTCTGGACATCAAGGCGGCTGCCGAGCTGGTCACCGCGCTGTACACCGGTGAGGCAAGCCAGTTGGCCGACTGGGTAAAGGCACAGAACGCCGTCGGCGCGTTCGACCTGAACGGCGACGCCACCCTGGACGATGCCGAGTACGCCGCTGCCGTGGCCCGCCTGGAGGCACAGGTCAACCTGCTCAACGCGAGCGACGCGCTCGACCTGAACGCCGAGGGCAAGCTGACCACTGAGCAGTACACCACCGAGATGACCAAGCTGGAGGAGCTGGTCACCCTGGTCGTCGGCTCCGGCGCGCTCGACCCGAAGGCCGAGGCGAAGCTCACCACCGAGCAGTTCGAGACCACGATGGACGCCCTGAACACCCTGGCCAAGGCGAGGGGCGAGGCGGGCGACTTCGATGCGGACGGCAACGGAAAGCTTGACCCCGCTGAGTACCTGCGTGTGCTGGAGCTGCTGAAGGGGATCGCACAGTCGCAGCAGACGAAGAGCGGCCTGTCGCCCACGGGCACTCCGAACGTCTACCCGGACGTGTTCCAGCAGGGCCTGAACAAGCTGCGCGAGTGGACGGGCAAGTGGCGCGACCGTCTGAACGGCTGGATGGACCCGACACCGGAGGTCAACCAGAGCGCTTTCGACAGCGACCTTCAGCAGATGCGCCAGAACAGTTGGAGCACGGGCGAGACGATCCAGGCGAACCTGACCAGGTCAGCGACGGTCTCGGTCGGCTACTACTACTACCAGAAGAACAGCCCGCCCTCGACGATGGAAGCAGCCACCGGTGGCTGGATCGCGGGTCCTGGTACGGGCACGTCCGACTCGATCCCGGCGATGCTGTCCGACGGCGAGTTCGTCATCAACGCCAAGCAGGCCAGTCGGTTCGGCGCGCTGCTGGAGGCGATCAACTCCGGCAGGTACGGCAGGGGCTACGGCTACCCGCAGTTCGCCTCGGGCGGCAGTGTCAACGTCCGGAAGGTCAGCCTGCGGCAGATGCAGTCCGGCAGCGGCATGATCCAGCGGATGCCCGCGAACAGTCAGGTGCCCCGGATCGCGATGATCGGCGGTGGTGCCGGTACTCGTATCACCGTGAACAACCAGTACCCGCAGGCAGAGCCCACCAGCACCACCATCAACCGGTCCCTGGCGTACGCTGCGACGCTGAACGGAGTCTGAGGAAAGGAGAGCCGTGTCTACGCAGTACGGCCTGAACGGCTTTACGATCCCCGGCACGACGCAGACGCGGGGCATCTGGCTCCTGAAGGAGACGGAGTACGCCCCTGCCCTGGCTCCGCGCCGGGCGGTCGTGGAGATTCCTGCTACGCATTACCAGATCCCGAAGTGGGACGATCCGATGTCGGCCATCACGCTGGGTCTGAAGGTCCGTGTGCAGGGCGACGACGCGAACGATCTGCGGGGTCTGTGGAACAGCCTGACCGGCGCGTTCGGCATGGGCAACAATCAGCCGGTCGAACTGACCAGGGTCCGTGGGACGAACACCGAGACGGCCGACGGGCAGCTCGTGTCGACGACTTCGCCGGACTTCTTCTGCTCGACCAACCGTGCCGATGTGCAGATCATCTTCAACATTCCCGGCGGCTCCTGGCGTGGCCCCTATGTCGAGCAGGGCTTCGCCATCAACAACACCACGACGTCCAACGTGGGGCTTTCCACCACGGCCCCCATCGTCGATTCCCTGATCCGTGTGCCGGGACCGGTCGGGTCGATCACGGTCAGGGACGTGGTGTCCAACACGGCGGTCAACTGGACCAAGGGAAGTCTGACGGTTCCGTCCGGACAGTACCTTCTGATGGACCCCTACAACCTGATAGCACACATCGTCACTTCCCCTGTGTGGACCTTCACCGGGACCAACGTTTCCAGTCGAATGGTGTTCACCGATCTCGGTCCGTTTACGATTACCTCCAGGTCGGGCGGATCCAGTTTGACGGTGACTTCTCAGGTTCAGATCGTCTCCACGGAAACAGCCGGACCTGTGGTGATTCGAGCCCGAGCAGCGGTGGTGTGAGATGGCGGCACAGAACAGTCTCATCGGAAGGTTCCAGGTCTATGAGCCGAACGGTGACCTGAGGGGTTCCATACCCCACCCGCTTTCGTGGGAGATTTCCGTCCCGATCAACGACATGTCGTCACTGACGATGGTCTACCCGAAAGACTCGCCCAGCATCGAGCTGCTGGAGCAGCCGTGCGAGGTGGTTTTCCGGCTGCGCAATCCGGTCACCGGAGGGTACGGCGAGCAGACCGGATTCCGTTTCCTGAACCTGCGCCGCCAGCACGACCTGATGATCCGGCCGGGCCACGTCACGTACACGATGCCGTCGTACGGCTGGATGCTGAAGAAGGTCAGGTTCACCAACAAGGCCCTGGTGAACAAGGAGAACCGGCGCCGGTTCGCCAACACCACGCCGGGTGACGCGCTGAGCGCCCTGATCGAGGAGTCGAAGCTCCGGGGCAACATTCCCGGGCTGGCGTACAACTTCGGCCCCACCGAGGACTCCGCAGGCATTCCCTGGGACGACACCTACACCGTCGAGTACGAGTACGGGCAGGACGCCTGGTCGATCCTCGACGCCCTCACTTCTCAGGGGCTGGCCGACTGGCGCATGCTGGGCCGCACCCTGGAGTTGTACCGCCCGAACACCGAGCTGCGCCGGAACCTCGCGATAGACAGCGGCGGTGTCATCCTGCACCCGACCGCCTCGCACCTCGAAGAGCCGGTGGACCGGACACTGGAGGACTACACCCGCACGATCATTGTGCAGGGCGACAAGGGCATCAGCCGGGTGGTGGAGATGCCGCCGCTTTCTCCCGATCCGCCGTGGGGCGAGTGGGAGGATCTCATGCAGGCCGGTGGTGTTTCCGACCTTTCCACCATGGCTCAGGTGGGCGCCTATGTGCTGTCGTCCCGCAGCCAGCCGCGCATGATGATCACGAAGCAGATCACCTGGCGTGAGGGCCTTCCTGTGCCCTTCTACGACTACCGCCCCGGTGACGTGATCCGAGGGCGCACCGAGAACGGCAATCAGCTCGAACCTCTTCGGGTGTACCAGATCACGCTGGCAGGCACCGAGCCGACCGGCATGGTCATCCACCTCACCCTGAACGACCGCTTCCTCGAACGCCAGATGCGCAACGAGCGGTGGGTCAACCGTGTCACGGGACAGGGAGGGCCTGGAGCTGGCGGTGGCGGCGGCACCAACCCGATCCCCATCCCCCAGCCGGACCCGACCAACCAGGAGCCGAGCATCCCGGGGAACCTCGTGGTCACGTCCACGGGGTACTTCAATCCGGCCGGTGAGCCGAAGGCGCGGGCGAGGGTCGAGTTCGACCCGGTCTTCGTCGATGTCGACGGCAACAGCATGGGCATGGCCAGGTACAGCTTCTATGCCCGGCCCGCTTCGTCGCCCGAGGACATGTCGCTGAGCAACTCGGTCCGCCACCCGCTGAACGCGACGCCGGGCAACAGGATCGTCGGCCACATCAACAACCTCGACTCCGGCGAGACGTACTACTTCGGTGTGGCGGCCATCGGCCTGGGCGGTCGTGTCGGCGAGTACAGCAACGAGGTCTCGGCCGTCATGGCGTGGCCCACCACGGGCATGCCCAAGCCGTCGGACCCTGTGCTGTCCAGCCGCCTGTCCACGGTGAAGGTCGAGTGGGACGGCAACGACTCGGCCGGTCAGCCGATGCCCGCACGGTTTGCCTCGATCCAGGTCGAGATGTCGTTGTCGGGCGCCGGTCCGTTCACCAGGATCGGAGAGATCTTCGAGCCGGGCAGCGCGGTTATCGTCACCGGTGAGGACGCCCAGCTCAACTGGGGCATCGGCGACACCCTGTACTTCCGGTTCACCGCCTACGACACGGCGGGCAACGACTCGACCACGGTGTCCGACGTCTCCAGCATCGTTGTCGTCGGCGTTGTCGGCCCGGACATCGAGGCCAACTCGATCACGGCGAACAACATTGCCGCCGGTACGATCACCGCCGAGAAGATCAAGGCGTACTCGCTGACGGTCGACCGCCTGTCGATCGGTGAGACGAACAACCTGGTTGCCGACCCGCAGCTCCGAGACCCGGACCTGAACGCCTTCCGTGTGGCCACCTCGGCGCTCTCAGGCACTTCCTCGTCGGACATCACGTGGTCGGTCTCGGGCGGCAAGGCCGTCGGCACGAAGGGGCCGCTGACCACCACGCAGACCGCCCGTTTCTCTCTGCTGAACAACACGATCCTGTCGCTTCCGCTGGGCAACACCCTCACCGGTGTGAACATCGGACAGCTTCAGCAGCTCACCCGTAACGGATCTCAGGTGGTAGGCGGCCTGAAGGCCCGTATGCGTGTGGAGATCCCGGCGGCTGCCGCATGGCCGGTGGGTGCGACGCTGGCCGTTCAGCTCTTCGCCAAGTTCTTCGACCGCGCGGGAAACCAGATCAGCAACCTGGCCATCATCGGTACGACGAACTACACCGCCCCGAACCAGGACGCCATCATCACCACCAGCACCGGGGCGGGCGTCAGCCCTCCGGCGAACACGGCTGCTGTCGCCCTTTACGGTTGGACGCAGTGGACGAACGTCCCGGCCGGAAACGTGGTGCGGCTGTCCGAGTTCTCGATCTGGCAGGAGTCGTCGGTCTACATCGGCGACGGCATGATCAACACGCCGCTGCTGGCTGCCGACTCGGTGACGGCGACTCAGATCAAGGCGGACGCACTGACGGTCAAGCACACGATCACCGGCTCGGTCTACCAGACCACGGTTCCGGCCTCCGGTGTGCCGCGAGTCGTCATCAGCCAGAGCGCCAACTACCTGGGCCAGGCCGGTATCCGTATCGACACCCCGGGCCCCGGCGACCAGGACACCAACATCTTCGCCGCCGACGGCGCCGGTACGGGAGGGTGGACGCCGTACTCGTTCGGCATCGTGGGGCCGGAGATCACCCGGAACAGCACGGGCCGCGTCGACCTGAACTTCAAGACCGGTGGCGGTATGGCCATCTACAAGGAGTGGGTCGACAGTTCGGTGGTTGCCAGCATCAGTTGGGGCGACACCGGCAACGAGCTTCTGCTTGAGGGGACCATGCCTCACGGCTCGGAGCTGAACGACAACTACGGGGTTTTCCGGGCTATCGCGGTAGCTACGGTAGCCACCCAGCGAAACGGCACAGTGACGTGGTCGCTGAATAACGGTTGGTCGTACCGTCCGATGGTGAGCCCGAATGCTGTCAGTACGACGACACCGATGTATGCGAATTACTATACACTTTCCTCTTCCGGGTTCTCCTGGAGGCAGAACGCGGATACGGAGGCGGTTCAGTTCCTTTGCTTCCGTGGTTCCTACGACATTTAGGGATGCCATGGACATAGTTTTCAAGTCAGCCGAACTGAATGACACCGCACTCACCATGGACGGGATCCCCAAGCTTTCCTGCCTGATTCTTGAGTACGACCCTCCGTGGGACGAGGAACCCAACGGCAAGCACCTCCACTACATGCCGATCCATGCCATCGCTGACGCCCAGCTCACTTTCGGCGTCGAATCGGACATGGAAGCCGTCGAGTTCCACGTGATGAATCATGCGGCGGAAGCCGGTCTGATGAAGAGCAAGATGGCCGGTCTGCGAAGTGTGCAGAACCGTCAGGTGGATCGTGGGCGGGCCGTCAGGAACCTGTTGGACCAGGTGGGCCACACGCTCATGGAGGAGGCCAGGAGCATGAAGCTGGCCGACACGGAAACGATGATGAAGGCGGTCTTCGACATCTCCACCGAGATCGGCGGAGGGGGGATGCGAGCCGCCAGGGCGCTGTCCGCGTCTCCCGTGGCTCAGGCCCGGCAGGCTGCTCGTGATCTCCTTCTGGCGGACGCCTCGGACCACTCGATCGACCGTTCCGCCAAGGGGTACCTTTCCCTGTCCTCCATCCTCGAAGAGAACGCCGACCTGGTCGAAGAGTCCCGTAGGCACGTGATGGAAGTGAAGTACGGAAGGCAGATCAGGAAGATGATCTCCGTACGCCGCATGGAAGCCGACAAGAGCTGGAAGGGGAAGACGCCGTGACGGACTCCGTTTCGTCGAGTGACGTGATCGATGGCCTGAGGGAGAAGGTCGGCGATCTCATCTACGAGAACTCGATTCTCCGGGCTCAGGCCCTCACCTACCGGCGGAGGATCGAAGAGCTGGAGACTGAGCGGACCCAGCAGAACAACCGGAAGACGGAGGCATAGTGATACCCGAAGGCGCCGACTGGAGCGAGACGCAGGTCATGATGGACGGGACCGGCTACTCGTTCCCCCTGCTGCGTGCCGCCGTCCGCATCACGCAGCCGAGTGAGGATCCGGTAGGGGAATCCCTCCACCCCTTCGGACCTCCCGACTCTTTCATGATCCGGGAGGTCGTCATCCCCAACTCCACCGGAGCGGATCTTGATCTCCTGATGGATCAGATCGTCGCTCTGATCGACAACTTTGCTCAGCCTTTCCTCTCCCCGGGTGCGACGACGCAGACCACCAAGGGATACTTCCAGGCTCCGGCTCAGCTCATCGAAGGCTCTTAGTCCCGGGGCCACGCGATCCGGCACAGGGGCATGTACTTCCTCTTGGCGAGGTAAGTGGCCGCATGCCTCTGTGCGTCCCTCATGTGCTGCGCGTCCGGCCCGGAGAGCCACATCCCCGCCCGCTTCAGCGCGTCGTCGGGAACCATGCGCTTGCCTTCCGTCGGTGTCTGCCGCAGCACCATCCGGTACGGACCGGTGACCTCGGAGTCGTAGAGGGTGGCCATGCGCTCCATGATGGCCGTGTAGACGGACTGCCCGCCGATCTGGACGAACTGCTTCAACCCCTGGAGAAGTCCGTGGATCTCGGCCAGCTCCTGGTTCTGGTCCCCTTCGGCGAGCCAGCTCTTCACCTCGCTGATGACGTTGATGGCCGTGGTGTCCACCGGCCCGCGTACGGGGCGGACGTGGAAGTCCTCGTAGACCAGGATGTGCGGGTGATCGGAGTGCTCCTCGACCCACTCCTTCATCTTCCCGACCGGCCCGGTGGTGTCCTTCCGGTACGGGACGGCGGCGCTGTCCACCAGGACGAAGTCTTCGTCCGAGATCCTGTTCAGGGTCAGGCCGGTGGTGCCGCCGGGGTCCATGGCGGTCAGGTAGTACGGGTAGTCCATCGTCTTCTCCTCAGCCGACCAGATCTTCGCGGCGGACCGTCTTGATCTCGTCGGAGGTCAGGGTCTTCATGTTCTTCTGGAGCTTCTTGTCGTCGAAGTCGGCCCACGACCAGCCCCATGTGCCGTCGACCGCGAACGGGACCTCGGGGAACCACTTGGCCGCCGACGCCACCATGAAGTCGCCGGTGACCTTCATCGCCTCCTCGACCTGGTCCTGCGGGACGTCGAGGATGATCGCGTCGTGGATGAGGGCGCTCATGTCCCAGTCGAGGTCGTTGCTGCGGATGTGCTTGCCCAGCTCCACGGCGGCCAGCAGGCAGCAGTCGGAGGCGGAGGACTGGGGCAGGAACGACAGGGCGGAGCGGTTGATGTCGTCGCGGTTCTTGTCGTTGACGGGCTGGTGGAGGAAGTACCGGCCGAGACGGCTGACCAGGGGGATCTCGTACTGGATGTGGTCGATGACGTCCTGCCGCCACCGGGTCACGCCGAGCGCGGAGGAGAGGAAGCCGTCGATGATTCCCTGCGCGTAGGCGGTCTCCATTCCGAGGTCTTCCGCGATATCTTTCGCACCTCTGGCGAAGGCGAGCCCGTAGACGCAGTTACCCGTGTTGGCCGTCACGTCACCCTGGCGGGCGGTCCAGTTACCGTTCTCCGTGGTGACGCACCAGACCTCTTCCTCGGAGTGCTCGGTCATGGTCATGGTGTTGGTGCCCACGTCGGTCACGTGGCTGAGCAGGATCTTGACGACACCGCTTCCCTTGGTGTGGGTGGTGACGCTGACCCGGTAGCCGCACAGGTATCCCGCCAGGGCGATGGCGTCGGCCTTCTCGCCGCGCTTCTGGGTGATGCAGCGGGCCTTGCCGTTCATGTGCCCCTCAGCCTTCCAGAAGGTGTCCAGCCAGATGTGTCGCTGGGCAGCCGGGAGCCGGAGAACGAAGTCCTCGATCCCTCCGTCTAGGAGTCTGGCTCGGCTGAGCAGGTCACGCGTCCAGGGGCTGGAGAGGCGGAAGTCGTACGCCGTCTCGTGGTTCACTCCAGGACGCACACCCACGCCGTGCGGAACGTCCCTCAGCAGCTCCTTGATCTCCTCGACGCACTGCGGCTTGGCCTGCTGTATCGAAGCGTTCACCTGGCGCTTGGATCCATCACGACCCTGGGAGGGGCCACCGGTGGACTGTGCCACCTTCAGGTACCCGTCCGACTGGATCCAGGCCAGGATGCGCACCTCGTCGTCCGTGAGGAAGGAGATGTTCTCATCCGCCAGCTCACCGGCCACGTAGATCACCGAGTCCTTGGTGATGTCCTTGGCCTCGACCATGACCGGCTCGCCGTACTGGTTCGCCCTGCGGTTGCGCTTCCCTACGGCCCACCGGTGGTCGGAGGTGCACAGGAAGCTCCAACGGGAGTGTCCGAGGCGGTAGACCTTCTGCTTGCCGGGGTGGTGGATGGCGCTGATGCGAGTCCACTCAGTACGACCGGTGGCAGTCAGACCGGGCGTCTCGTCGCCGATGCGGACCTCGTCGTGCTTCAGCCAGCCCCGCTTGGTGAGGATCATCGTGTCGAGCGGGACGCACGCCTTAAGTGGACGACGCAATTCCGAGTATTTCTCGGGGTTTTTCTCGAAGTCGATGTCAGCGAAAATGCCGGGCATCATGCCGTCGAAGACGTCGAGGCTGGGGTCCTTGAAGATCTTGGTAAGAAATCGGTCCTTGCCGAGGACGGCCATGACCCGCAGCTCGGCCTGGCTGTAGTCGACCTGGAAGACCACCCGGCCGGGCCCTGAGGGGATGTAGGCGCGCCGGATCGTGGCCAGCTTGGGCTGGTTCTGGATGTTCGGGTTCGACGACGCCAGACGGCCGGTGAGCGTCTTGTGCAGGTGGAGTCCGGGGAAGACACGCAGACCCTGGTAGGGGTGGTTGGTGTGCGACCGGGTGGCCAGGGGGTTGGCGTACGTACCGAGGATCTTCTCAACCTTGCGCCGCTCCAGCAGCCTGGTGAGGAACGGGTCTCCCTTGCGGGAGTCGCGCATCAGCAGCTCCAGGGTCCGCTTGGACGTGGAGCCCTTCTTCGACTTCGACTCACGGTCGACGGGCAGCTCGACGCCCTGGCTCTCCAGGATGACGCGGACCTGGTCGGCCGAGCCCGGGTTGAACCGGCGGGCCTCCTTGGAAGTCTCCCCCGGCAGCCGTTTCGCGGGCGCGACCAGGGGCCACGCGTGGCCGGGCAGGATCAGGTTCGCCTTGTAGATGAGGTCCCGGGTGAGGTCTTCGACCTCCTGCGTCATGCCGGGTACCAGCTCGGTCTGAACGTAGGGCACATCGACACAGACGCCGGAGTCCTCCTGCCACGTGAGGTGGTTGGAAGCGGGCATCAAGACGGTCATGTAGGCATGGAGCTGCTCGGGCCGCAGGCGGAACTGGTCACGGAAGAACTGGAGCAGCAGGTGGGTGTGCTGGACGTCCTCGGCGTTGTACTTCCACAGCCGCTTCAGAGGGACGGAGCGCATGTTCTCGTACTCGGAGCGGTCCAGCGCCCAGTTCTCGACGCCGTTGTAGAGGACGCCGAGGAGCTTCAGGCCGTGGTACGCGAAGGCCGTGGAGGACTTGTCGGCATGCTCGTCGTCGTTGCCTCCGGCGGGCCACAGGGCGTAGTGGGCGAGCATCGTGTCGTGCGTGATGTGGATCGGGTTGTTCGTTCCCCGCAGGACCCAGCCGAGGACGGCGGCGTCGAACTTGCCGTTGTGTGCCACGGTGACGGCACCTTCGAGCAGGTCGGCCAGTTCGGGCCACAGTCCGGGAAGGAACAGCTCCTCGGGCAGGACGACCGTCTCGGCCCCGTCGTGGATCCCGAGGCACAGGATCTCGTGGCGGGAGGGGTGGACGGTGTCGGGGTTGCCGTCGCCCTCGATGTCGATGGCGAGGACGTGGGTCTTCTGCCGGACCTTGATCCAGGATTCGGCTTCCTCGCGGGAGGTGAGCAGCCGGTACACGCCGTCGGGCTTGGGTATGTCTTCCCCAGCGATGTGGCGGACTGCGCGGAGCAGGTTGGCGAGGATGACCTCGCGGGTGTTGGCGCGGGCGCGCAGGTCATAGAGCGGCGGAAATCGGAAGGTGGTAGAGCATCTGCCACTCCTGCATCCTTCGCAGGTCGTCGATTCCGACGGGATCCCCCTGACGCCGAACGGGGAACCCAGGGATTGCGAAGTGGTACGGAAGCGCGCCGTCGTCGGGTACGGGAGCATGGGTAGCACAGAATTCACCCAGATACGTACCTGCGAGGGCATCACGGACGGCCCGCTGATTACCAGGCTGTGGGTCATATCCTCTCCTTTCCTGAGGGTTCCTGCTGATGTACGTGATGCGCTGGTTCGCGGTGCAGACGCGCTCCATGAGGAGGTCGGGCTTCTCGGCGAAGAAGTTGACTCCTCGCTCGGGACGGATCAGAACTTCCCTGGGAATGCCGGAGATTCGAGCCAGCATCGCGCCGGGAATCCCTTTGGCGATCGACAACTCCCGGACGGTCTCCCGGTATTCTGCCATGCCCTGAGCTGCGGATTCCAGGAGTCGGTGGATGACGACCATGTCGCAGGTGCCGGTGACACGGGCGGCCGTAACCTGGGGCGGCTTGACCATGATTTTCTTGACTGTCGACCCGGGAATCCCTGACATCTCCTCGAAGAACGAGGAGGAGAACATCATCAGCGGAGACAGGATCATGACGGCGGCTCGGAGTTCTTCCCGGTCCCAGCGGCTTCTGTTCGTGTGCACCCACCAGGCGAAGGCCAGGATCTGACCGCGTTCTGCGGGGGTGTAGTGGTGAACGAGAATCACGTTGCGGGAGTCCGAGGTCTGCTCACGACGCAGCACCGTGTCGGGTGCGGCCAGGGAGCGGTCGACGGCGTTGCACAGAAACGGGAAGGCCCGCACATCCGGGAGAATGGTGCGGGCCCGTTCGATCTTTCCTTCCGCTGTGACGGGTCCCCTGGGCCGCCCCGGTGCGCGTCCGGTGGGGCGGCGGGGCACGGCAGCTCTTTTCTTTCCTGTGCGTCAGATCCTGCTGACTCGGATGTATCGGATCCTCTTCTTCTCGATGATCTTGTTGATCATTTTCGACTTGATCAGCATCGACAGGTCGGACTCGATCTCCTTCTCCTGCATCTTGGTGCGGAAGCGCTTGTACAGCTCGGACTCCGTGATGCCGTCCACGTTCGAGCCGATGGCCTTCAGGATCTCTTCCTGGCGGGAGGACCAGGCGGAGTGCATGATCTTTCCGGCGATCTTCGCCGTCGAGGCGTACCACTCCTCCGAGAGGCTCATCGCCTTCAGGACGTGACGCATCCGCACCGTGGGCGTCTTGTCCGACATGGCCAGCAGCACGGCGCACTTCATCATCGAGTTGCCCATGCGGTCGATGGTCGGCAGCAGGGCCTCGGCCTGAGGGTCGTTCTGTGCCGCCACGTAGATCTCGAACCGGGCGTCCTGGAGACGCTTCCAGGCTTCCTTGTCGAACGGCACCATCTTGAGCTTGCCGGGCACGGTGATGTTCTGCCAGTACTCGCGCGCGTCGGACAGCTCGTCGATCAGCCGCTGGCGCCAGGGGTCCTCGGAGCGGTCGATGCCGTCGTACTGCTCGATGTACATCGACTCACGGGTCAGCGGCGGCGGGTCGGCCTCCGAGACGAGGAACCGGGCGAGGTGGCCGGACTGGTAGTCGTCGATCGTCAGGGCCTGGGTCACCTGGTCCAGGGTGCCGCACAGGAACATCACGAAGTTGGTGGTGACGTTGCCGGTGTGGGCGTCTTCCTCGTCGGAGGTTGCCGTCGAGGCACGCATCGCTTTGCGAACGCGACCACCGAACAGCTCGGTCATGTGCTCACGCAGACCGGCCAGGTAGCGCTTCTTGTCCTGCTCGTACAGCAGACCGTGTGCCTCGTCGCGGTAGAACAGGGAGGTGCGGCCGTTGCGCTTGGGAAGGATCGCGGACAGCGCCTCAGAGGTGACGTCGGAGCCCAGTAGGTAGTTGTACCGGTGGTCTTCGAGGTCGCCGAGGAGGTCGACCCAGAGCATCATGGCGGTCGTCTTGCGGGCCCGGGTGGTGGGGCCGAGCAGCAGGAACCACAGGGTCAGGTTCGAGTCGAACTTGGTGGGGCAGGAGCCGAACTCCCCGAATATCGCGGTCAGCATGGTGACGGCGCCGGACCGGTGGTAGATCTCGGGCGCGTCGGTCCGGGTGGACGCCCAGGCCACATACCGGTCCACGAAGGTGTCGTCGGGGACCATCTCGCGCTCACCGGCGTGGAGGATCTCCACGGACTCCAGGAACGCCTTCATCTTGTTCTCGGGGTTGTTCGCCGAGGCGTCCAGGCGGGTTCGCTCGGCGGCCTCCAGGGAGGTGGTGACCGGAGCGTTGGCCGGGTCGTCGAACGCCTTGGTCAGCTCGACCCACAGCTCCTCCGTGGGCCTGCCGTCGCGCTTGTACTTGTTACACTCGGCGTCGCTGGCGATGAACAGCGCGGTCTCACGCGAGCACCCCACCCGCGACAGTTCGCACAGCAGGCGCCACATGGTGGCGGACCAGTCCTGTTCGAGACGGGGCTCCAATTTGGCCATCTGGTAGATGTCCGGGTTGTAGTGGAAGATCTCCGACGACTCTTCGATGGTCTGCGGAGTCAGGTACCACTTCGACCGGGGCGGCATGTCCTGCACCGAGGGATCGCGTGCCACGTTCGGCGGCGGCGGGTACAGGTCGGCCAGCTTCTCCAGTGACCACGGGTTGCCGGACTTCTTGATGCGGACCTCGAAGGGGTCCAGGCCGATCTGCGCGTACTTGTTGTTCGTGGTGCCCGGCACACGAAGGAGCTGACCGGCGTCCCAGCCGCTCGGGTCACAGCCCTGGTCGGCGTGCGTGTGCGCGATGGCCCGGGAGACGGCGGTCAGCGCCTCGGGGTTGTCGGAGGACGTGGTCCAGTAGGCGTGGTGCCGGTCGGGAGACGTCTCGACTATGAGGGTCGGCTCGGCCTTCAGGTTCTCCAGCGGCAGGGTGTCGGCGTCGGCGTACACGCACCACATGTGCCCGATGTTGTCGGCCTTGCGGCTGGAACGCGTCTTGAAAAGCGCCGGAACCGTGTAGACGTCGCTCTCGCTGTTGTGCAGGCAGAACGCCACGACCTCGTCACGCTGGGACGGCCATGCGAAGAAATGGTTCTGTACGGGGCCCTTGGAAGGGTCGAAAGTTCCTCCGGGAAACAGGGCCAGAACCACGTACCCTAGATCCTGGCCGTCGCTGCTCTGTCCCGGGAACAGGGTGTCGAAGAACGTAAAGCTCATCGCGGATCCTTCTTCGTTCGACGGTTGGCGGTCGGTCCTGACACCGGCCACCAGTAAGGGCGGGAGATCCAAGTCTCCCGCCCTCACCTTCTTTCAGGCCGTTCGCTCAGTGGTGTGGGCTATGACCCGATTCAACCACCTGGCTTCCGGCGGCGGCCCGTTCGGGGCCTGACCGGTTTCAGCCCTTGAAGACGTCGGTTCCCCCGGCGAGTTCGACCTCGTTCCAGGCCGAACCGATCCACGACAGGCGGATGACCTCACCGGCCTTGCCGACGACGGCGGAGACCTCGGTGCCGACCTTCAGCGGGCGGGTGGTCATGGCGCCGACGGTCTCCATGGTGACCTCAGCCTTGCCCTGCTTGCCGTCGAGCCTGGTGTACGCCACGTCGCGGTTCGGGACCGGCGCCACGTCGTCCTGGAGGTTGTCGAAGTAGCGGATCGTCTCCTCCATCGTGTGGACGATGCGGCCGGTCTCATCGGGGATGAGGTAGTAGTCCTCGACCTTGAGGAGCGACTCGGCGCCGACGGGGCAGATCTGGCCGGTGGCCTCCATGACCAGCTCGCCCGCGTCGTTCTTCACGATGCGCACGTACTCGTCCTCGTCGTCCACGCGGGCGCGCAGGATGGTGCCGGAGGAGTCCTTGAGCGGGACGCGCTCCTTGTTCTTCTTCTCGACGATGCGGATCTGGGCCATGACGACCTTGCCCTTCATCGCTTCGGCCAGCTCGTCGAGCGTGTCCTTGGTGATGCGCTGGCCCGGCTTGGTGACGCGGGTCGCGGCGAGGAGCTTGCGGCCGGACGACTTGGTCCAGGTGCGGCCCGACTTGGTCGGCATCTCCAGGTCGAAGACCGGGGCGGAGAGCAGGTACGGCCAGGAACGTTCGCCGTAGACGTCGGTGGCGTGCTGGCACTCCAGCTCGAACCGGTCGATGGACCGCAGCTCGGCGGTCTTCTCGCCGTCCTTGGCGACCATCACGTTCATGTCGCGCTGGCCGATCTTGGCGTCGAGGATGACGACGGGGACCCACGTCTTGTCCTCGGGCATCTTGTACTGGATGCGCTCCTGCGGCTGCTTGAACTCCTCCTCGCCGATGGTCATCTCGGTGGCGAAGTAGTCGTCGAGGTCCGTGCTGTCGGAGCTGGGCTCCGCGACGGCGACGGCGGCGGGGGCGTCCTGCGGCTCGTCCTTCGCGCCGGTGGCGCCGAGGTTCGCGAACGGGTCGTCGGTCATGATGCTTCTCCTTCTGGGGTTACTTCGCCGGGGCGGCGGACTTGACCTGGGTGGTCAGCGAGACGATGAAATCTCCGATGGGCATGACGCCTTCGGGGGCTTCGATCTTCTCGGTGAGGCGACCGAGGTACTTCAGCGCGGCGTGCAGAGCGATCAGGCGCTTCGTCTTGTCGTCCGCCGTGAACCCGGCGTTCTCGGCTATGTCGTTCGCGGTCTTCGCCACGGAGGTGGCGGTGTTCGCCTTGACGTAGTCGACGACTTCCTGGTTGGTCTGCTTCGGGATGCCGGAGGGCTGGGCCGGGATGGCGGCAGGCGCCTGGACGGGCTTCGCCGGGGCCTGGACGTCAGCGTTCATCCGTACCGGCGCGGTCCTGCTCCTGGAGGCACGGTCGGCGCGCTCGATCCGGATCTCGCCGTCCACTTCGAAGGAGGAGTCGTCGCCGAGTTCGTCGGCCGTGTGCGTGGTGACCGGCATGATGCGCTCGCCGTGGACGATGAGACCGCCGTGCTGTGCGGAGGCGTCGGACATCTGGATGAGCACCTCGGAGGCGGCGGCGCGCACGATGGCGGCCTTCGCTCGGGCCTGGAGCATGGCGCGCGGGTACTTCTTCCAGTTGCCCTTGCCGAGCAGACCCGCCGTCATGGCGTCTTCCTCGGACCACACTTCCTCGAAGGTGAAGTAGTCCTTGAGCGGCAGGCCGAGTTCGGCCAGCGCCTTGAGCCGGTCGACCTCCATGGTCAGCAGTTCGCCGCGCACGAGGGTCGCGATGGCCTTGGACTTGGTGGCCTTCACGTGGACGACGTGCCCCGCGCGCCGCGCGAGGGAGACCATGAGGTCCGCCGAGAGGGCGGCCTGGATACGGCCCTGTCCGTCGTCGAAGACGTGGATGTTCTTCATGATCGAGACCGGCTCCAGCCCGAAGGACTGGCCGAGTTCGACCGCGTAGAAGATGTTCGCCTCGTTGTTCCTGAAGTGCGTCGGCAGGAACGTGGACCCCGAGAGGGACTTGACGAGGTCGTGCCGCTCGTTCGAGGTGAGGATCTTGGCGGGGGCGACCACCAGGGCCCCGGACGGGGGTGGCTGTGCAGCGGGAAGCGTCACGCGTTCTCCTCAGAAGATGCAGAATTCCCAGTGGTTTTCTAGCGCTTTTTGTTACCGCAGATTCGGCTGCACCGTGCAGGGGAAGCACCCTTCTTCAGGCACAAGAGTGCCCAACTCCCCTGCGCGAACCGTGGCCGTAAGCCGCCTGGCTCGTTCCAGCAACCCTACCGCAACGTCCTCTCGGAAGGAGCATGAAGCGACCCATATATCTGACTCCTTGTTCGAGTCGCGGGGGATGTAGCACAGGGTCGCGGTGTCGACTTCGCGGCCGGAACGGCGCAGCCCGAGCATGTAGAGCATCGTCTGCCCGAAGTGGGAAGCTGGGACGCCGTTCATCTGATACGTCTTCAGTTTCCGCAGGTCAGTGGTCTTCCAGTCGCACATGGTGCGGTGCTGGGGGACGTAGAGGTCGACGTGTCCCTTGACCATGCCGAGGCCCTCGACGTCCTCGATCTCGACCGTGATCTCCTGCTCGGCGTGGGGGTACACACGAGGAAGATCATGTTCGATCTTCTGGTGGGTCGCGGTACCCGTCCATGCCTTGAGGGAGAAGTTCCGCTTGTGGTCTTCGGGCGTGGATATACCACACGCCAGGGCTATCTTTCGCGCCAGGCAAACGTCACAGGGATCCGCGAGATCACTGGGCCCAGGAAGGCGTTGCTTGTCCCTGTCGGAAGGGTTGGTCATCGTCAAGCGAATGAGGTCCCGGATGAACGCGCGCGCCCGGACCTGAGTGTCGTCGTCGGTCACGTCAGGAACCGTACATGCGAGCACTGACAGCACCCGGATAACCGTTTCGTCCGACAGTCTGGACCTTCGTGGCAACCGCCCGACGCTTCGTCAGAACCGCACAAACGAGCCCGTTGCTTATCGGATCCTGTGAGGCACCCTGGAAGGTGACACACAGTCAAACGAAGGAGTTCCGTATGCCGTACACGGTGCACATCACCGCAGAAGGTGGCATACCTGCCAAGATCGAGGCGAAGCCCTCGTCGCTCGCCGTCGGCCTCGGCGACAACACCTGGACGGCCTGCGTCTCGTGGTGCCGCCGCACCCTGGGCGAGGACGCCGAGTCCTACGTCCTGGTCTCCCGCTCCTGGCCCGGCCGGGAGTTCCTCTCCCTCATGGACCGCTCGGGCCGCGAGGTCTTCTACGGCAAGGTGTCCAAGGTGAAGTTCACCGACACCCACATCACTGTCGAGGCGGCGGATCTGGCCGTCGACCCGACCTCGCCCATGGAGGTCGAGGTCACCACCGATGTGCCGGGATCCCGCCGGGCGTTCATCACCGTCGACAACAAGGGCAACGGGCCGGTGAACATCACCTTCGGCGACGGCTCCCCCAACGGCACCAACCCGGGCGACGGCGTCACCCAGTCCTTCTACGAGTACGGCGAGGGCGGCATCTTCGACATGCTGGTCCAGGACGCCGACAACGCGGCACGTAACTTCAGCTACCAGGTGGTCGTGCCCTTCCCTGCCGGGTCCTAGGGTGTGACTGGCCGGGCGGGGTTCACGGGGCCCTGTCCGGCCACCCTGCGGGGCTCATCGAGCAGCTCGGCCATCTTCGTCCGGTTCGCCGCGACCCGGCGGTACGAGCTGTAGAGATCCCACGAAGGAAGCGATCCCTTCTCCCGGGACATGCGCTCCTGCGGCGGATGCCACATGTGCCACAGTGGGCCCTCCTGGGACCTCCAGGGGTTGCCGAAGAGGCACTTCAGGGCGATTGCCCACGCCTGGTCCTCCTGCCCCCAGCCGACGAACCGGTGGTCCATGGGGGCTTCGAGGTAGGTCTCGCGCCGCAGCACCGTGATGCCGCCGCCCGCCATGCCCCGGTAGGGAGGCTGGTCGTAGTCGTCCAGGGTCTGCACCACGTCCTGCGGGAGTTCACCCGCCAGAACCCTGTCCGTGGCCTCCTGGGACAGCCTGTGGACCCGAAGATGCGGGATCGCCCAGCGCTTCGTTCCCGTCTCCACATGGAACACGGCCTTGCCGACGTCCGGCGCCACGCAGTCCCCGTCAGCGATGACCAGGATGTCGGCATCGGTCTGCTTCAGCGCCTCGGCCACGGCGGTCGCCTTGCTCCACGGACCGGAGATCTCGCCACGGACCACCTTCCAGGCAGGGTGGGATTCCGTGTACCACCGGGCCACCCACTCCCAGGCAGCCTCACGATGCGGACACCGGCCGGACCACGGCACAAGAACGACGACGGACATCCTCGGCTCCTATCCCTGGACATGCGAACGGCCCGGCAGGTCGGGGGCCGGGCCGTTCGACGAGGAGATCTGGGGGTGCAGATCTGGATCCGACCGTACCTCACGGAGCGTCCGTGAGGCCGATGCGGTCAGCGGTACTGGTAGTTGGTGGTCAGCATCTTCACGCCCGCCTGCTCCAGGAACGTCCACTTGCCCGCGTTCGCGTTGCGGCTGCCGCCGTTCGGGGAGCACAGGACGGGGAGCCAGCCGTCGGTGTTCTTCACGCACTCGTGGGCCTCGACGACACCGTCCTTGTCGAGATCCTTGTTCGGGTGGCCGAGGCCGATGGCGTGGCCGAACTCGTGGATGACCGCGTTCTTGATCCACTGCTCGTTCGTGGTGGCGTTGGACGAGAACCAGTTCGGGTACCACCACTCGGTGTTGATGCGCATGAGGCCGGAGTGCAGGCTGTGGTCGCTGAGCATGTAGCAGGCGCCGCCCCACGCCATGCCCGCCTGGCCGGTCGGCCGGTACGACAGGGACAGCGAGATGGTCCGCGTGGTCTGGCAGCCGGGGTACGTCTGCGGGGCGATGGTGTCCGAGACGACGAACGTCGTGCCCGGCGTCAGGGTCTGCGTGTGGGTGGCGATGGCCTGCATGTACGGCTTGAGGCGGGTGCGGGCGGCGACCGAGTCGAAGGTGATCGTGTAGGTCACCGGGGCGATCGAGGTGACCTGGTCGGAGTAGCCGAGCGTCCAGCCGGTACCGCTGCTCACCTGTCCGGGCGTCAGAGCCTGGGCCGGGGCCGCCGTCATCAGCAGGGCGCCCAGCATGGATATGACGACCGTGGACTTCTTCGCCGTGCTCTTCTTCATGTCCTTCTCCGTTTCCTTATGGGTGGACCGCCCGACTGTGTGCCGGGCGGTCCGATGGTTCTCGGGGTCAGGGTCTCGTCAGGACTTGCTGCGGGGACCCTTGCAGGCGCAGCAGATGCCGCGTCCGATCTCCTTCAGGCAGGCCCGGGTGAACGGGCCCGCGACTCCGGTGTGCATGCCGACCGGGTGGCTGCACCGGTCGCACAGTTCCTGGGGGTTCTTGGTCATCACTGCTCCGGCGAACAGTAGGAGTGGGCGTCGAGGGCTTCGATGTCGGCGGCGCTGACGGTCTGGCCGCACCAGCAGATGTTGCCGGTGCCGGGGCGTTCGGTGAAGGACACCTCGTAGTCCGGCATGGCGACGTCGAGCTGGGCGGCCATGTGCTCGGCCATCGTCTTCAGGTAGGCGTTGGTGAAGTCGATGTCCGCCTGGCTGTACAGATGGACCTTCGACCACGGGTCCTGGGGGCTGACGTCGCACCAGCAGATCTCGGTGCGGCAGTCACAGACCCGGAGGGTTCGCAGCAGGCCGTCGAGCATGCCGATTATGGTGAACGGCGCACCGTCGTCGACAGCCTTGTTGCGGATCTCGGCGACCGATTCCTGCTCGTCGATGCAGCCGAGCGCCTCGTCGATGTACTGGTACCAGAACCTCTCAGTACCCGGGCAGCAGGTGAAGCAGGAGCCGACACACTGATCGACTTCGGCTATGTGCTCGATCTCGTCTCGCATGATGGTCATCCCCTCGCCCCGCGATACTCGTTACGGGACACCCACCGGGTCTCCCAGGCGTAGACCTCGGCGGCCTCGGTGTCGCCGGTGGCGAGGATGGCGTTGTACTCCGTGATCCTGTCCTTGAAGGACTGCGCAGCGGACCTTTCGGAGTCGGAGGACAAGTCCTCCTGGTGAGGCAGGGTGAGAGGCTGCTTGCGCCTCTCCTGTCCATGCTTCACGTCTTCTCCTTTCCAGTGGTTCAGGCGGCCTTCTCGACCGCCCTGCTCTTCTCCTGCTTCTCCTCCCTCTTCCAGCGGAGGAAGTTGCGGGCGTTGACCGCACCGTAGGCGATGGCTCCGACAATGAAGCCGTACTGCTCGGTGGCCATCGCGTAGGCGACCCACAGGGGCTGGACGCCGAATCCGATGGCCCACCCCCAGGCGCTCTTGCGTCCGGCCAGGTAGAGGCCGGTGATGCCGATGCCCATCAGGGTCCAGCTCCACAGCTCCACTACACGCCGCCCTTGTGGTCCATGTGTACGACCATGCGGGCCGGGGCGTGAAGCCGTTCGGCGGTCCACTCGACGCGGGTGATCTGGAAGATGGTCTGGGAGTCGATGGGGGCGCCGTTCATGACGAGGTCCCGGGTCTTCTCGTTGACCAGGCCGTCGTGGAGGGTGACGAACTGACCGACCTCCGGCACGCCGGGGAAGTTCAGCTCGACACCCTTGATGAACCGGCGGTGAAGCTTCAGCTCGGCGGTGATCACGTGCGCTCCTTCGACTGCCAGGACTCGACGTTGAGGACGGGAAGCATCACCGGCCCGTTCTCGCCCGAATTGTCCGGCTGCCAGTAGATGCTCCGGACCGTCAGGGACAGGCCGCGCCTGCCGTTCAGACTCCACCCGATACCCAGCTTGTCGATCTCGGCGAAGTCGGTGATGCCGAGCGTCTCCAGGTCCACCTCCAGGCATTCGCCGACCCGGGGCAGGGCTTCGAAGCAGAGGATCACCGAGGACGGCTTGAGCGACTCCACATAGTGAATGTCGACCATGGCCCGGATCACGCCGGTACCTCCTCGATAGTGTCGCTGATGTAGACGCGGACGGTCTGGCTCAGGGCCCCAAGCGGGCTGCTGATCCACTCGACGTCAGTGACAGTTCCCCTGACCGCATCTTTCTCGCCGGGGTACTCGAAGTAACTCATCCGCTCACCGATACGCGGCACCTGGTAGAGCGTCACGTTGGCGACGATCTTGCTGGACCTGAAGTGCAGGAAGGCGCAGACCTTGCTCATCCGCACTCCTCGTCCTGCATGCCGGTCCCGCCGTCGGTGCGCGGGTTGTACATGGCGGCGCAGCCGGTCTTGTGGATCATGTACGTACCGCAGGGGGCGATCTCGCACCCGTCCCCGTCGCAGTACGCAGCCATGCCGTTCAGCTTTTCCTTGACGCCGAGCGCTTCCCGGTACGGCTCGGTGATGTTGACGTTGCGGGTGCGGAACAATATGCCCCGGCCGACGTCCTGCCACTGGTGACCCATGTCTACTCCTCGAACGGGATGAGCGGCTTGTCGAACACGACCGGGTTGTCCGGGTGCACGGCGAGCCTGGTCGGCTTCCAACTGCTGTACAGAATGACGTACAGCTCCATCAAGCCCGGGTTCTTCTCGGCCCAGGCAGCCGCCTCGGCCACGGACCAGGTGCTGTCCGGAAGAGCCCAGATGCCGTAGGCGAGGCCCGTCTTGGTGTGCGGGGTCGGCTTGAATCCCAGCTCCACGTCCCGCGCGTCCCACTTACGCCACATCTTCCGCACCTGCTTCGGGAACAGATCGTGCGGGTCGCCAGTGACCGAGCCGGGCTCTCCGCTGTAGGTGTGCAGCGTTCCGTTCATCTCGTGCAGCTGGCGCAAGTAGTACTTCACGCGCTCTTCTCCTTCTTGCGCCGGGCCCGCTCCGCCCGCTCCGACACCCAGGTCACCTCGGCGCTCGGGTCGTAGTGGTCGGTCGGCGTCTTCTTCGCCTTCGGGTCGTCGTGTCCGTAGGACCGGCCACACATCAGCATGCGGCCCTCCTCGTCGCGGTCGACGGCCAGGCACCTGGTGTGGGTGCTGATGAACCGGTTGGCGAATCCCATCAGTTCTCCTTTCCGAGGGGCCGGACGGCTACTGGTTCACCGTCCGGCGAAGGGTGCTTCAGGCCGAAGTCAGCGCGAGACCGGCCTCACGGGCGGCGGCCAGCGCGGTGCGGTACGACTCGACGAGGTGCGTGGCCTCGGCGGTCAGGCCGTTCAGCTCCGACACGTCACGGTCGACGATGGAGGTCCGGGCCAGCAGGTCCATGAGGCTGGAAGACTTCGACTCCAGCATCTCGACGGACACCAGCTCGGCGTACCGCTTGTCGGCGCTCATGACCTGCCGGGCGTAGGTCTCCAGGGCCAGGACACGACGCTCGCAGTTGACCTTGATCTGTCCGATGACCTTGTCGTGGGTCTCGGCGAGCGGGCTGCCTTCGACCGGACGGTTCTCACGGTGCTTCTGAAGTTCGGTGAGGTCGCCCATCAGGTCCCAGAGCTGACGCGGGAGGACCACGTTGTTGTGCACGGTGTCGATCTGGCCGTCCCTGTGCACCAGGGACCCGGTGATCCACTCGATCGACTCGGAGGCCCGCTGGATCAGCTTCTCGCCTTCCTCCCAGCCGATGTCGGAGGTCCGCCACTCGTTGGCGCGGTACGCGACCCAGGCAGCGTTGCCGACCTTGATCTTCCTGCGGACTCCGGGGATGGCGACCCTGACCAGGTTGCCTCCGATCATGCCGAGAACCATCGTGTATCCGATGGACGACGGCACCTCAGTGACGAGCGACAGAAGGCCGCCGGAGCAGATGCCGAAGCTCATTCCCAGCATGGTCCCCTCGACGCTGAAGTAGCCGCCCGCGCCCTTGAACCCCTTTTCGATGGTCTTGCGCAGCTCTTCCTGCACCTCGGGCGAAAGGCTCGGATCGACCGAGATGATGATCTTCTTCTCGGTTTCGGTGGTACTCATCGCCCTGCCCCTGCCGTCATTCATGTCGTTTTTCTCCTCGTTCATTTCTTGGGTTTCGGGCCAGACTTGCGAGTCCAGGTGCGCAGGAACTCGTGGATCTCGACGCCACAGAAGACGGGACCCGCCCTCAGAACCACCAGTGGCCTGGGGAAATCGCGGTTGGACCGGACCAGTTCGGTGACCCGCGACCTGGAGACCTTCAGGGTCTCGGCGACCTCCGTACTGCCCATCAGTCCCGGGGCTCCGTTGTAGAACTCGCGGCAGGAGTCACACACTGGCGCCGCCGTCGTCGGTCCGCAGCTTGTCGAGCGCGACCTTCATTCCGAAGATGAAGGTGTCGAACTGGCACGGAGTCATGAGCAGCTCGTTCGGGTCGTCGGGGAGCTGAACGGTGATCTCGTGGATTCCGAGCTGCGGATCCCACTCGACGTCGTACTCGAACCACCCCTCGCTCACCCAGAAGAACGCCAGATCGTGTATCTCCCTGGCCTCGTCGGTCGCCCGCTGACCCCGCAGTCCGTCCGGCTCGCACGCACTACACACGGGACTTCCTCCTCCGGTACGGCATGTGGTCGTCGTCCAGCGCCGGTTCGGCATGGTGGTACTCATTCAGCCAGGAGTCCCAGGCGATCCGAGCGCTGCATTCACCGCAGAAGTCAGTCTTGCGGAATCGGATGCACCGCTCTTCGTGACCGGGGAGCCGGGGCATTCCGTCCTGGAGTTCGGCACAGGCGGCGCAGGTTTGGACGATCAGGGTGTGTTCCGCGAAGGTGTGCGAACAGTAGAAGCAGATGTCGTCCGCCTTGTACGGGGAGGTCATCAGCCGGAACTCTTACGGCGGGCCCGCTCGATGACGGCCTTCACCATGGGATCCATGTCGGCAAAGTACGCATTGGCCGCCTCGATCCCCTCGCTGGCGAGGATCTTGTAGTACTTCTCGGTCACGCTGTCGACGAACGTCTCGGCTTCGATGACTGCCCGTTCCGCCTTGCGCTTCCGGTGCTTCTCGAACATGCCTCTCCCCTTTCCATGGAGGCCGGGTGGTGAGCTTTTCCCTGAACAGGGCGCTGCTTCCACCCGGCGTGGGCCCTTCAGATCTTGCGGGCGTGGACCTCATAGTCCAGTTCACCCAGTTGGAACTTCGCGTCGAACTCGCCTTCCGGCTGCCAGGCGGCGAACGTGCCGTACCGGATGTTCCGGGCCATCGTCCGGGCGGCGTTCAGGGTGGGGCAGTCGAACACCCGCACCCACTCGCCCTCGCCGTCCCGGGTCTTCTCAGCCGCCCTCCAGTGGTTCCGGGCGTGGCCGCCGGTCTTCGGAGGTATCCGGCTCATCCGAACGGCACCTCCCCGTCCTCGTTCAGGGTGGATCCGGGAACGAAGGTGGCGACGTCGTGCGCCTTCTGGGCCATCAGCTCGGCCTCGCGATCCTCGTCGGTGGCGAGGCGGACCGTCAGGCGCCAGTCGCCCTTGGCGAGGGTGGACTGGTAGGCGGCGCTCTCCTCGCCGAGGAGCTTCTTGGCCTGGGTGCCGTCGGGCTTGAGGACGCAGATCGACCGGTACTGCTCGGGGGTCAGGTTGCGCAGGGCGAGCTTGGGGTCGAACTTGGAGTTGGCCGCCGCGTTGACGGCGATGTCGCCGTAGACCCGGGTGCCGCGCTCGGTGACACGCGCCCGCAGGACGGTCTTGGCGGCCTCGGCCTGCTCCTTGAGCAGCTTGGCCTGGGCCTCGCGCTGGGCGATGAACTTGACGAGCTGCCCGGTGTCGAGCTGGTCGTAGTCGATGTCCTGGTCGGCGTCGATGATGCGCTCCTCCTTCTTCTTGGCCGCCACGAGGGCGTCGATGCGGACGTAGCCGGACTTGCGCGGGTTGCCCTGCTTGGTCTTGGCGTCCTCGTGCAGGTCGTTGGCACCGATGGTCCGCTTGTTGACGAGGGCGCCTGCCGCGTTGACGGTGGCGACCTCGACTCGGCTGGTGGTGCTGTGCGCGGTGACCTGGACGACGGCGCCGGTGGCGACGTTCTCGTACCGGTCACCGGCGAAGATCTTGCGGTTCATGGTGTTCCCCTTTCCGTGGACCCAACATTACATGACCGCCAAGGGTAAGAAAGTGTCTGCCCGTGTGATGCGTGTCACATCGATGATCTCGCACGGGAATACTGGCGCAAAGCCGAAGAAAGCGGTACACGCACAGCCAGCCCAGGAGGGGGAGCAACACCCCTGCGACAGACTGGAGTAGGAGGCCGAGGATGATCCCCCTGGCGCGGGCCGACGAGAGTAGAGTCAGGCCGTAGACATGCGAAAGGGGCCCGTCACGGCCCCTTGTCGCCAAGATTTGCGGTAGTGACAAGCCAGCCAGAACCGCATCCATCCCAATCACACCATACGAGTGTGACCGGACGCTTGTCACTCCCGCCTGGTTCGCAGGAGGCTGTAGTGACCAATGGGCTCAGTGTCGACCCCGCTACGGGGGCGGAAGTCCGAGGCGGCCGTCGCGTGCCGTTCACTCCGATCCCTCACTGGGTGCTGCACCTGGAGGGTTTGTCCCATCTCGGGCTGCGCGTATACGCACTTCTCCTCTCCCACCTGAACGCCTCGCGCGGAGACACCCTGGCGTGGCCATCCCAGGACAACCTCGCCGACATGGCCGGGGTGCACAGGAACAGCATCAGCAAGGTCATCAACACCGAACTCGTTCCGCTCGGCCTGGCCGAGATACGGATCCACCGCTACGGGGACAACAACACCCGCAGGCGCAACGTGTACGTGGTCCATGAGCTTCCGCCACCCGGGTACGAAGGCGTGGTCTCGACTGGCGACTGGTACGTCCTGAACAGCGAACCTGATGCAAACCCGCAGGTCAGCCCGGATGCACTGTCTAGTGTGCGTCCGGACGCACAGTCTGGTGTGCATCCGGACGCACAGCATGGTGTGCAGGAACTAGAAGAAGCCATAACTAGAACTCCTCCTCCTCCCTCCTCGGTCGGCCCGCAGGAGGATGAGGAGGACAGGGAAGCCCCTGCGGGGCAGGACGACGAGAACATCGAGATCACGAGTGACGACCTGCTCATGGCCGAGCGGCTTCTCGACGCTGTGCCGTGGCCGTCGAAGGTCGCCGTGGGCATCAAGAACCGCAAGCGGATCATCGCCCGGCTCAGCATGATGGCGGCGAAGGGGTGGACCGAGGAGATGGTCCGCGACCTCGTCAAGGAGCGGATCCCCGACTGGAAGGCTGCGCGCTACCCTGCGAGCCTCGTGGCGCAGGTTCTGGAAGATTCCCCACTGGAGACCTCCGAGGCGTTCACGGCCCCCGTGGAGGGCCAGGAAGACACCGCTGTGAAGGAACTCCAGGAGCAGGTCGACCGGCTGGAGATCCAGCACGCCCAGCAGAAGCTGTTCATCGCCGACTGCCTGGAGTGCGACGAGCTGGGCTACGTCATGCCGCCCGGCACCGGACAGATCCAGTGGCACGGACACGGACCGATGACCCTCGGCAACGACAAGCGCAAGCTCCAGGCCCAGATCGCCAAGCTCAAGGACGACCTCGACGACAGCCCCGTGGAACACGCCTGGGACATCGCCTCGTAGCCGGACACGGCGAGGCCCCCGCACCGGATGGGGTTCGGTACGGGGGCCGGGTCGCATGACCGTCGATGAGCCTACTCGCCACGACCCTCGGCGAGGCCCTTCAGGTACGCCATGCGCTGGAACGCGCCGAGCAGGTTCATCGCCTCGGTGCGGGCCTCGTGAGGACTCCTGCCCTGTGCCGTGATGCCGGGCACCAGAAGCTTCTCCAGGAAGTCCCTGGCCTCCTCCAGGCTGCCGGGCGTCTTCAGCTCCACCCTGCTCATCAGGACCTTCTCCAGGTCGCTGTCGTCCGTCTCCACAGCCTTCTCCTCTTCCGGGGAACCGTGCCGCTGGCGCTCCGCGTGGTGACGGGCCTGGACCTGCTCCACGTACATCGACTGGAAGCCGGTCAGCAGCGAGCGGTACGACTTCTGGGAGAACGGTGTGGCGTTCTTGTGCTCGTAGCCGTCGAGTATCTCCAGCAGGCTGTCGCGGACCGCCTTGTCCAGGGCGTAGAACGGGTCGCTGCGCGGCACCTTCGGCAGCACGATACGGATGTTGTAGTCCGGCGGCATGACGACACGCGTACGGGTCGGTGGCCCGTGCTGGAGAGTCCAGCCCATGTAGCCGCAGATGGCCTTCAGCAGCTTCGGGTAGGTCACTTCGTCCACGGGTCGATCGGTCCCTTCGGCATGTCCACGGCCTTGTCGAGCCGCTCGCGCCAGTCGTCGTACATCAGATCCTGGAGGGCGAAGTTCGCCCCGGCGTACTGCCTGCCCCACTTCAGCGGCGAGATCTGGAGGGTGCCGTCCCTGTGCAGGGCTCCCATCCCGGCCTTCCAGCGGCCCTCGGCGCCGAGTTCCTCCCAGCGCTTTTCCGCCTGCGAACAGGCCCCGTAGTCGTCCCAGTCGATGTCGGGGCTGACGATCCGCAGGTCGGGGAAGCCGCCGGTGACCGAGTACGACATGACCACCTCGCCGTGGTCGTTGGCCAGCAGAAGCTCGATGACGCCTTCCCAGCCGTGGCTTTCGCGGAAGGTTCCGGCGCACAGGGCGTGGTCGATCTTGTCGGCGAACCACTCGCGGTCCGGGCCGTCGACCCAGCCGTGCACCTCGCACGTCGAGTAGATCATCGTGGCCAGGATCAGGTCGTCGTCGCCGCTCCTGTGCGCCGTGTTCATCTTGGTGGAGAAGGTCTCGAACTCGGTTCCCTTCCACGCCAGAAGGCGCTTGTTGTACGACGAGAGCGCGGTGAAGGTTTTCCGGAACTCCTGAGGCGTGTTGTACAGCCGGATGTTCTCGGCGAGAGCCTTCGGGCTGACGATCCCTCTGATGCGGTCGGGGTACGTGTCCTGGATCTTCCGCAGGAAGGTGTCGGTGTAGTCGTCGATGAGGCCACCGAGATGGAACCGCTCGGAGCCGAGAACCTCGCCGGTCCCGGTCGGAGTGTGGAAGTAGATCCTGCTCATGCTGTAGCTCCTTTCCGGAGTACACATTAGACGACCGCCAAGGTGTTTGTCTCCACCCTGGCGGTCGCCGACTTGCTCAGTGCAGTCCGTAGATCTCTTCCCACGACGGACAGGATTCGTGGTACGCCCTCTCCTGATCCGCCTCGAACTCGGCCTGCGTGCACCGGTCACACGGCCACGGATCCACCACCCGACCGAACGGATTGCCCCACTCGTCCACACACTCCGGGTCATGGACCACGACATGCTTGCCGTGCGGACACCAGGCACCCCAGTCGTCAGGGATCCGGGGAGGAGGCCCGCAGTCCGGGCCCGAGCAGTCCTCGCGGCGCCCCCTGTGCTCCGTGGACCCCGGGTGGAACGGACTCGGGCCCCAGTGGGAATCCGCCGTCACTCTTCCATCCAGGACCGGTCACGGTCCTCCAGCGCCCGGATCGTCCGGCACGGCCAGTGGATGTCGCCGTGGTTCGAGCACAGGTCGCAGTACGACCCGCCGCCGCCGTCCAGACGCTTCTTCCGGTGGACCATCCGGATACGGCGTTCCATCAGCCACGCTACGTCGTTCACGACATCCACTCCGGCCAGACCAGCTCCGGCTTCACCTCGACGACCTTGCCGTCACGGACCGCGAACCGCCACACGTCACCCTGCTCGTCCCGGCAGTCCAGCCAGCCCTTCAGCTCGGTGCCCTTCGGCAGCGCCCCGACAATCTCCGTCAACTGCTTCTCGATCATCGAGTACCGCAGGTCGCCGGTGCTGCTGCCGCCGTATCCGACCTCCAGCCCCGTACGGCACACCAGCTCACCCTTGTCGGTGTCGACGGTCTCCTCGTCGAACAGGATCCGCATGTCGTGGTACTTGGCGTCCGGCCGGTAGCCCGGGTTCTTCTTCAGATCGTTCCAGGTGAGCGGCGGAACAATGTCCAGCTCGCCCTGCACCGTCACAGAGTTGCCCATCAGTCTTCCTCCTCCAGAACGATCCGCCTGCGGATCACCTTCATCTCCATGCCCTGGTACCTCGGGTCGTAGGAGAACCGGTCCAGCCGCATGTCGGCCTCCTCCTGCGTGGTCAGCGGCGCCGTCACCGGCAGCCACGTATCACCGTCAAAGCCGAACACGAACCACGAGTTCTCCTCCGTGGGCTCGAACGGCGTCACCGTCTTGCGCAAGGCGCTCTCCTTCCCCATCCAGGCGCGCAGCTCACCGACCTCCGACATCCCGAACCCGGTCACCTCGGCCTTCTCCCCGTGGTCGGCCGGAAGCAGCAGATCCAGCGGGCTCACCTTCAGCGCCGCCGACCAGGCCATCAGCTCCCTGACCGTGATGTCGTTGCGGTGGAAATTCTCGGTCATACCGATGACCTTCCTGGTCACCCCGTAGCCGATGTCCTCCGTCAACAGCTCCAGCTCCTGCTTGGCCAGACCCCGCCGCTCACGTATCCAGGTCAGGTTCTCCGCGACCGTCCGGGTCGTCGGGTCGTGCATGTCGCCTCCTTCAGTCCGGGTCGATCGCCCAGCCGATCTCTTCGATGTGGCGCATGGCGTCCTTGAAGCCCTCGCCGTACCACGCGGTCCCCTTCAAGCCGGTGGCGCTCATCCCCAGGTTCTCGAACTCGTTGCCCAGTCCGATCAGCACACCGGCCAGATACTTGTCGAGCGCGGCAGTGAACTCCGGGTAGTCCTTCTCCTCCATGTCCGGCCCGAAGAACCGGAACAGAGCGGCCCGCGCCTCGGCCGTGTCGATCGGCCAGTCCTTCGGCTGTACGACCCGGTACTTCTCCCCTACGGTCTGGGCGTACTTTCGCTCACCAGATTCCTCACCGGATGCCACTCGTTCTTCACCACCTCGACGCGCCGGACCCGGGTCAGGAGAACATCACGGGCGTCGTTCCACTCGTCGGCCTCGCCATCAGCGTTCCCCACGAAGTAGGCGACCTCCCAGGCGTCCTGGAGATCCGGGTCGAGGAAGACCAGCGACCACTCCTCCTGGAACCGCTTCGACTCGATGTGCTCGGCCGAGATGAAGAAGGCCCTGCCGTATGGAGCCAGCTCCACCTCCGCGTCGTGCCCGTCCAGCGGGTGGTTCCAGTGCGACCACCACGCCCCGGACGGGGAGTCGACCCAGTCGACCGGCCCACGGCACGTCTTGCAGACCGGCTGCGGGTTCATCGTGTGCTGGTGGGGGATCCCCCACTCCTTCGCCTGATCGCGGCTGATCCTGCGCACCAGGCCCAGATCCTCGTCGTTCATCCTTCTCCCCTCCCTATCCGGCCTGACGCCGGAGCCTCCCGGCGATCCGGCAGATCTCCAGAACCACTTCCTCGACGTACCCCTCGCCCTTCTCGGCGAGCAGGTCAGCCGGTTCCCACGGTTCGTTCACCGCCGCCATGAGCATCGCGGACGACTGGAGCAGCGCCTTGCGGCGGATCTCCTCACGCTCCTCCGGCAACGTCACCACCGCTCCTCCTCCGGGTAGTAGTCGCCGCCGCACTGGTGGTCGGCATAAATCGACTCGCCGGGCTCGACCGGCTCGACCGGTCCACTGTCACCGCACTCCTGGCAGTGCCACATGCCCGAAACGATGATCGTGCTCATCCGCTTTCCCCTTTCCGGAGGTGTTCAGGACAGATCGGCGGCGACGAACCACTGCGGGTCCGGCACTGGCCACTCGTTGAAGGCGGCGACGTCAAGCAGCTCATCCCTGTCCAACTCGACGCGGTGCGGCGCGAGCGGACTGAAGACCGCAGCCTTGTGGGTGTCGGCCTCCTGGCAGAAAGTCACCACGTACAGGCGCTTGTCCCCGCCGTACGGTCCGACCGTCACATATCCGACCTGGTACCAGGACTTCTTCGCCAGGGCGAACTCCAGAGCCTCCCGGCTCAGATCCTCCGGGGCCGGGAAGCCGTAGAAGAAGTAGGCGGTAGCAGACTGAGACATCAGTTTCCCTCGCATCCGGGGCAGGAGAACCAGCGGATCTCACCGGCGTTGGCGTACTTCCAGCCCGAGTCCACCGCGTAGGCGGTAGCGGCTTCCGGGGTCTCAAAGAGCATGACCTCGCCCTCCTCCATGTCCGCGACGTAGTCGCAGTTGTCGCACGACAGCTCGAACGTGCTGACCATCTTCAGCGGCATCAGCGTTTCCCTTCCTTCCAGCACCAGGGACAGATGTCCCGGTTGCGTCCTCGGCTGTGCCACCCGTTCCAGGTGGCCATCCATCGCATGCGCTCCACGGAGACCTTGCGTCCCGCGAGCCTGAATCCGGCGCCGCACCCAGCGTCACACCGGATGATCCGTATGACTTCGCAGCTCACTTGTCCGGGAAGATCTGCGGCGCGCCCTGGAAGTAGTCCACGTCCCACTCGTCGCCGAGGTTCAGGTCCGACTTGCCGGAGCAGTGGTTGCACAGGGTCGGCTTGTCGGTCTCCTCGATCGCTTCGAGCATCTCCTCCGTGGTGGCGTTCTCCGGCGCCTCGAAGGTCACGGTGCACGAGGCGGTGGTGTTCAGGACGGCTCGGTACTTCACGGATCTCTCCTCATGGGAAGGGGCGCCCCGGTGAAGGAACGCCCCTGGGGTGGTGTGCCGGTCAGTCCCGGTGGGACCTTCGCTGGCGGGGAACCGGGTTGGTGATGATCTCCGGATCCGAGTAGCCGGTACCGGAGCTGGCCTGCCCGGAGTTCTCGAACCGGTCGCGCCGGACCTGTTCCTGCGCCTCGGATCCGGCCGGACCCATGGTGTCGTTGCCCTCGGAGGAGAACCCGAAGAAGCTGCGGATGCCCATCAGAAGACCTCCTCGTTCATCGGGTCGTTCTCCAGGATGAAGCGGACCTGGTCGAGCTGGTGGACCGCGTCGAGCAGGGCGTGGTGCTCACCGCTCTTGCGAACCGGAAGCTGGTCGCTGCTCAGGTGGGCACGGCGACGCATGTCGGCGATGTCGCGGAACCAGTTGGGAATGACGCGGGGCATCATGGCCCAGTTGTGATCCCACAGGCCGTGCAGCCGGACCATGTCCTGCGCCCCGCACAGGGCGACCACCACGACCTTGTCCATGTCGTGGTTCACCTCATCCATGACCTTGCCGAAGAAGTTCTCGGCGAGGTTGGCCAGGCCCTCGGGGGTGGCGACGGCCGAGTTGGACCGGTCGAAGTTCTCCGGGCTGCCGCCGGGCAGGTGGGGCCAGACGTTGGCCCGCATCCACTCCTTGCTGTCCGGGTCGAGGCCCCGCATCTCGGTGTCGGCGAGTCCGTTGACGCCGTAGGCGCGGTGTTCCTCGGTGGCCAGGCCGATCGACAGGGTGCCGGTGCGGGTCAGGTTGTTGGAGATGAACTCGGTGTCGAGGGAGACGTAGTAGCTGCCCTGGAACCACATCAGGGGTTCACCTTCTTCTTGTCCAGAAGCGGTTGGATGCTTTCCTTTCGCGCGTCGAGGATCATCTGGTGGAACAGGACGGATGCCCTGCGCAACGGCATCTTGTCCTCTTCCGGGGTCTCCGGATCGTCGATCACGTTGGTGATGTACTCACCGAAGCCGTTGGCCAGCTCTCCCAACAGGTTCCAGGCATACTTCTTGGACAGTTCGAGGCCGGGGATCGTGTTGGTGGTGATGGACCGGACAATCTGATCGAGAACGTACTCGGCGTGCGTCGAGTGGTACTTGCCCATCGCCGTCAGCTCCCGTTCGGGCAGCCGGGCGCGTGACTGGGCTGGCTCCCGCCGCACTGCGGGCAGGGGTTGGGGTTGTGGATTCCGCCGTCGGCCATGGTCTTTCTCCTTTTCCGGGTGGGGCCGCCCACTGTGGACGGCCCCGGTCGAAGTCAGCCCCGCTGCCGGGGAATGACTATGCGCTGCTTCTTGATCAGTTCGAGAAGCTGTCGGTCACCCAGCCTGAACGCCGGGTGAGTCCGGGTCTTCTCGCACACCTTGCAGTCCGGAAGGGTGCACGCCATGGCGTTTCTCCGTCTCCAGGAGGTGGAAGGCGATGAGCCGTTCCCGCTCCCTGTCGTCGAGGAACCAGGTGCCCTCCTTGCCGTACGGAGGGCGCCCATGCATCGCGAGATGCACGCCGTTCTTTCCAGCCCATTCGAGGAAGGAACGGATGGTTTGCACCTTATCTTCCGGTACTGTCACCAGGTCTCCTGAGGAACGTCCGCGTAGCCGTCGATGTAGGAGAGACTGCCCCGGTGCAGGGCCTGGCGTCCACGGGTGACAGCGACGTAGTGCAGCATCGCGTCCGCCCTCTTGATCGGACCCGGGCCCGCCTCGCCGGTCAGAGGGTCCTTCACCGGCATCGGCACCTCGAAGTCCTCGCCGATCTGAACCGTCCCCCACTCGCGGCCCTTGGACTTGTGTGCCGTCGAGATCACCACGTCCGGCTCACCCTCGAAGGGCACCTTCATCTTCTTCGCGTCCAGCTTCGTCTCCGGGACGAGCCGGTTGCAGATCGCGCGGATGCCGCCTGGCTTGTGAATCTGGATGAGATTGACGAGTGCCTTCAGATCGCTGCCGCTGGTCTCCTCGGTGAAGTCGACCAGTTCCTGCCAGGTACTGAAGGCGATCAGCTCCGGGTGGGTGGTGCCTTCGCCCTTGTACAGCTCACCGGCGGCGAAGGCCAGCTTCAGCAGCTTGTCCGTACCGCCCGCCACCGCCACGCTCAGGCCGTTGTCCAGGTAGAACAGAGCCCGGTCCACGGCGGCGGCGTTGGTCCGGCACAGTACCGCGTTCGGGTGCGGGGAGACCGTGTCGAGGACCAGGGAGTCCATGTGCGGGTTGCCTCGCACCTTGATCTTCGTACCGGTGTGCTCCAGCCACTTGTTGGCCTCCTCGGCGACTTCCTCACCGAAGCGCCATGCCTGAGTCAGCGGCAGACGCGGACCGTCGAACCGGCCCATGATGTCGACCGCACCCCTCCAGCCGTAGAGCTGCTGCGCGGGGTCTCCCACGACCACCTTCTGGGTCCACTGGTTCTTCAGGAAGTGCTCGACGATGTCGTTGGAGTCCTGCGCCTCGTCGATGAAGATGGCGCCGTAGTGCGACAGATCGGGGTCGGCCATCGCGTACAGCTTGAAGGCGTAGTCGAACGTGAAACGGTGGCTGCTCGCCGGGACGATCGCCTCCTCCCAGAGCTGCTCGGCCCACTTGGCGGCCGTGATCTTGAGGAAGTCGACCTGGACCTGGGTCAGACCCAGCGGCATGTCCCTGGTGGAGACGTGCTTCTCGCTCACCTGAACGTCGGCGGACCGGGCGTAGTTGTCGACAGTGTCGACAGCCAACTGCGCGATCTGGTTCTGGTGGTAGATCATGTTCTCGCCAAGCCGCACCGGCTCGTTGATGCCGAGGAGGCGGGCCGTCTGGCGGGCGGGAACGTACGGGGCGTTGATCAGCCGGTGCCCGTAGTCACCCGCGTAGTCGCGGTAGGCCAGAGCCGAGGTGGTCTTGACGTCCACGTTCTTCGGGAACGACTTCTTCGCGTCGTCGGAGGCGGCCCGGTTGTAGACCAGGTAGAGGATCTTGCGGTCGCTCATCGCCTCGGCCGCCATCCGAAGGGTCGAGGTCTTACCGGAACCGGCGACCGCGTCCACCACGAACGTCTCGCCCTCGTTGGCGGCGTCGATGACAGCCTGCTGCTCGTCGGTCGGCTTCAGGTCACTCACCGGGTGTTCCTTCCTATGTGCTGAATCATCCTTCTCCTATGACCGGCTTCACCACGGGCCACTGATCGCAGTCGCAGGAAAACTGGTCCAACATGTTGCAGGTGCAGCAGCCGGGCTCGACCGTGTACGAGACCTTGATGGGGTTCATCAGGACGCTCTCGGTGAACCAGTCGCTCATCGGCTTCTTGCAGCCGTCGCATCCCCAGACCAGATCGCCTTCGCTGATCTCCATCCAGACGTCCGGCTCCTTACAGGCACAGGTCTGTGCGGCGTAGGACTCGGGCGTCTCGGTGTCGTCACCGTCGAACGGATTGCTGGCCGGTTCGAAGTGGGGTATCACCGCTGGCCTTCCAGGGAGGGGATGTGCACCTGGAAGTACCTCTTCTCCTTGGTGCTGATGTTGGTGACCTCCTCGGGCGGGGCCCAGACGCCGGTGATGGACTTGATGGCGTCTCCGCTGCTTCCCGCCTCCTCCAGGCAGACCAGCTTTGCTCCGCCTTCGAGGGTGAAAATGACCTCGAAGAGACGCTGCTTGCCGGGGAAGGTGGGTCGCTGGGCCAGGTTCTCGCCGGACACCAGGGCGGCGGGGGTGACTTCGAAGATCTCGCTCAGTACGTCGAGGTCTTCCAGGGTCCACCGCCCTTCCCGGACCTTGCGGGGCATGTACTCGGGGTGCACGTCGAGCAGTTCTGCCAGCTCAGACATGCTGTTCATCCCACGCAGTCCCATCAGGGCCCGGACGGACTCGCTGACGTTTTCCCGTGTGTTCACGTTGACCTCACCGATACTTTCTGTTCGGAACCCTACATCTGATTCCTGTTGACTGTCAATGAGTGTACCTGACAGTACAGATTAAGTCGTGGCGGGGTACAGGAAAACCCCTCGTCAGAGCACATCCGGCGAGGGGTTCAGCCAGATGGACCTACAGGCCCATGTCGGACCGGATCGTCTGCCGGGCCCTCTCCCGCTCCGAAGACCGGTTCGGGTCAGAGACCTGGTTCGGATCCTTGAACTTGGCCGCCATCACCGTCAGGTACGCCCCCAGCTCCTGCTGCTCACCGTCGCTGAGGATCACCACCGTCCCCATGACCCCGGCGTCGCTCGCGGCCTTCCAGACCTTGCCGAACTCCTCCTTGGTCCTGGCGTTGTAGCCGCTGGTCGCGAACTCCTGCGCCATGGACGCCGGGTCCGGCTCGGCCCACGCCTCGGACGGCTTCGAGAACTCCTCGTCCGGGTTGCGCTGGAAACTGGCCGGGCCGCCCCGGATGTACGCGGCGTACTCCTCGGCGAGCAGTATCACGTCGTTCTCGTCGCCGTTGATGGACGCCACCGTGACGGCCGCCGCTTGCAGGGCGGCAGCTCTGACAGCCTGCTCGTTGTTCAGGTTCACTTCGTCATTCTCCCTTTCCATGGGAAGACCGACGGGCCATGCTCCACCCATCGACGTCACCTCCTGCGGAGAGATCGCGCCGATCCGGGCCTCATGCACTCCGGCACCCAGGCGCTTCCCGCGCAGTCCGGTGCAGGACTGGTTGGGAGGGGCGCCGCACAACGGGCACTGGATTGCCTGGTACTCCGGCCTGGCTTTGACCTTGAGGCCAGCCAGGCTGCGGATGTACGAGCCGAGGTCACCTTCTCTGCGCAGTTGCGCGATCTCCGCTACTTCGTCATGCGTCGGTCTGGCCATCGGACTTGCCGGAGCCGACGTACAGGCCGGACAGGATGAACACGGTCGCCGCCACGATCATGACGTCCGCCATCCAGGTCTCACTGCCGGTCAGAAGCATCGCGAGGTAGGTCATCAGGGACCCTCCGCCCATCACGAGCAGGGCATCACCCGAAGGCTTGCGTATCTTCACCGTTTCCCCTTTCCAAGGGACTACTTGAACTTCTTCCGCCTGTACACGATCTCCACGATGGAGGTGACGACGAGTCCGATGCATCCTCCGGTCCGGCCGGGCGCCCATTCGAAGACGACGCTCGCCGCCCACAGGAGGAGCATGGCGTACCAGAGGATCCTCAGGTTCTCGACGGTGGCCCGGTGGTCCGCGATGATGTCGCGCACCGCGACGCCCTTGGCGGCCTCCTCGTCAGCCTTCTTCAGGTTCACCGACGTCCCTTCTTCAGCGTCTTGAGTACGCCCCATCCGCAGATGACCGCGCACATCAGACACATGAAGTTGAAGGAGTCGATGTACGGCAGGTTCCACAGGAACCACGCCGAGCCGCCGATCATGCCAGCCACGTAACGAGCCATCTCCCTGCTCACCGGCCCTCCTCATACTCGGTCGAGGCGACAGCGGCGAGGTAGCCACACGCTGCGAAGCTGGCGACCAGCAGGAGGCCGACGTAGGAGATTTCCGCCATGCCTCCTACCTTGCAGACCATGACGAAGCACAACAGCTCGACGCTGGTCACGACGGAGCCGACCAGAACAGTCCAGTCCTTCAGGACGTACTTGGCCATGTCCTTGTCCATGTCAGTTCTCCTTGCAGGCGGGGTACTGCTCGCCGACGTCGCAGCGGGCGTACTCCTCGGAGGTGACATCCTGCTCGATGACGCCGTCCTCCTTGTCGGTGACCATCAGCTCGTACTCGGTCGAGCAGGTCTTCGGCTTCTTGGACTTCTTGCCGGAGTCGCCGGTCTTGCCCGAGCCGCCGGTCGAACCGTTCGTCTTGGACGGCTTGTTGGTGTCGACCTTCTTGGTGGTCTTGCCCGAGCCGCCGCCGGAGCTGGAGGACTTGGAGCCGCCCCCGCCGGGCTTGCCCTTGGTGACGACGACCGAGGCCATCGGCTCCATCGACAGGGTCTCGCAGGTGTCGACCTGCTTCGACTGCACCGGGCCCGAGACCGAGCCGGAGGAGCAGGCGGAGATGAGCAGGGTCGCGCTCAGCGTTCCCGCGACCGCATAGGCACCAGCCTTGGTGAAGTTCATGCCGTTTCCCCTTTCCGAGGGATCACAGTTCGCCGAGGATCTTGTTGATCCTGGCTTGGTCGAGGAGCAGCTCGGATGCCGCGTCCTCGAACTCCTGGAACGCCTGCTGAAGCGCAATGCAGTCGTCGCAGGTGCTTTCTTCCTTGATGCCGGTCAGGTTGTCCACGGCCAGCGGGCCGTTCTTTGTCCAGCAGACCGGTAAGCCTGAGCCACCGGAAAGCCGGATGTGGACCTCCTCGTTCACCCCGGCATCGTCCTCTTGCGCTCGATGTGCGCGAGGATCAGCAGGCGGGCGAAGTCCGCTGCCTTACGGTTTTCCTGACGGGCCATAGCCTCGATCTCCGCTTTCTCCGCTTGCGTGAAGCGGATGGTGATCCTCTCGGTTCTGGCCTTGTCGGTGGACTCCACCGGCACCTCCTTCCTTGTGATGACTACATTAGACGATGGCCAACTGGCTGTCAATGTCTGCCAGTGGATGACGTCTCAGATGTTCCGGGCCGCGCCGACCAGGCCCACGATCAGGGCGAACACCCCGAACGTGAAGGTCCCGTACGAGCCCACGAGCAGGCCGTACGCCATGAACACCACGGCCACCGCGTACGCCGCCTTGATGCCACTGGGCCTCTCCAGGGCCGTCGGCTTCTTCAGCTCCTCGATCTCGTCCTGGATGTCCTGTGCCCGCTCCGCGATGCGCGGCTGCTCCCACGGAAACGCGTTTCGGTACTCTTCCCTCAATTCGTGGTACTCCCTGGTCAGTTTTTCGATTCGTTCCTCGCGGTACGCCCGAGGCGAAAGTGCCAAGATTCAGCCCATCTTCCTCCCTCTGCTCACGCAACATGATGGGCTGGTTTCGGACAAAAAGAAAGTCCCCGCCGAAGCGGGGACCTCTCTGACGACGACCGCAAACCTGTGCGGAGGGGTTACGCGTACTGCTCCTCCTTCTCCTCGTCCTTCGACTCCTCGTCCGTGTTGAACGGGTCGGAGGCCGGGGCCGGGATGGAAGGCTTCTGGGAGTCCTCGTCCTTGAAGGCGTTGACGAGGTCGCAGGCCGCCTGCTCGGACAGGCCGCACATAGCCTTGATGACCTCGACGGGGTCGGAGTCGGTGGCGATGGCCTTGTCGTAGAACGGGCGGGCGCGGTTCACGCGGGACTTGACCATCTCGGCCGCCCAGCCGTCCGCGTCTGCGTCGGCCAGATCGCTGATCTTCGCCTCGTACAGGGTCCAGGCGTCGTCGTCCTCGGTGAGCTTGAAGTCGATGACGAGGATGTACAGCGCCTTGACGGCCTCGGCGGCGGTGTCGTCGGAGATGCCGGGGTACAGCTTCTTGATGGCGCGAGTGAAGCTCTTGACCTGCGTGTCGATCTTCTTCATGTCTTGTCCCCTTTCCAGGACTTTCCAGTACGAAAATCGAACCGCCTCGGGTATCGGCCGAGGCGGTCCAACGAGAGAAACCCTACCGCCAACGGATCGTGAAATCCAGTGGCGTTCATCTAGTGTCGAGATGCGGTAAAACCGCCTTCCCGTGCTTCTTCGGACTGCTGTCCTTCAGTACGGTCGCCGGAATCCTCGGCCTCTTCGGCGGATCCTTCGGCTTCTTCTCCGTCATCGCTCTCCTCCGCTTCGTGGATGTGCCGGACGTATCCGAACCGGTGAGCGAAGAAAAGCCAGAGCGGAACGATCACCCACAGGGAAGGCGGTTTCGAGAAGGCCAGTATCAAGACACCCGTCAGAACAGCGGGCATCACGAGGAACCTGGTCTTCCTGCCGAACCTCTCCAGGGGCAGCTTCTTCCGGAGCGCCGGAAGGACTTGTCCCGATCCGGTGCTGATCCGGTCGGCTACGCAGTGCATGCAGGGCACGTCTCTCCTCAGTTGTTGCAGTTGCCGTGGTAGACCTCGCGCCGGTAGCCGACGTAGAGGACTTCGGGATCCGGGCCGGGCCGGTAGATGACGCGGAGCTTGCCGGATCGCAGCGACCTGCACCCGTGCACCTCGGTCGCCTTGTTGTTGAGGATCTTGCCTCTGCCTTGGGACACCTCGGCGAGCAGACCCCGGATCCGTATGTACGCCTGACGGTCCTTCTTCCTCAGGCGCTCCAGTTCCTTCTGTGCCGACTGCTGGAACACCATGACCTCATCGCTCCCCTTCGGTCTTCTTCGGCGGCCACTCGTACCGCGTCGCGTACCGGGCAGCCTCACGGATCCCGCCCTCGTAGAAGCGGTTGAGCAGATCGCTCACGCAGTCGTAGATGTTGTTGCTGGCGTTGGGCCCTGCGTCGGGCAGGATCTTCTCTGCCATGTCCCAGTTCATGCTGCCGGTGACGAGGCCCAGGTAGACGGCCTCATCGAACGACAACTCTGCGAGCACGGTGACCGGCTTGCCGTCGTTGAGCGTGATGTTCTTGATCTCCATCGTTTCTCCTAGTTCTCGGTCTCTCGGGGGAACCACTGCTTGAACTCGCGGCGATGTGTCGTGTAGAAGACGGGCTCCTCCTCGCCGCGCAGCGAGCTGCTCTGCATGTAGGTGACCATCGGCGCCTCGGTGACCGGGTGCAGGAACTCGGCACACACCGTGGCGAAGCGCGGGATCCGGCTGTCGTGGTGGCGGAACTTCCTGTGCACGAGCGAATCGCTCACGTTGCCCTCCTCGGGGTTCTTCAGCAGGCCGAGCCTGTCGACTTCCCGCAGGATCGTGGAGACCGTCGCCTCGTAGAAGGCGCCTGCCAGACAGGTGGTCGCACAGCCGCAGGTCTTGCAGCAGCGGTGTCCCGGGGACTTCGGACCGTGGCCGAGCTGGTCCATCCACCAGTCGAGGGTGGCATGTCCGAAGTGCTCGATCTCGTCCTCGAAGTCCCACAGGCTCATGTTCTCCGGCAGCAGGTCGGCCACGGCGTCACGTTCTTCTTCGGTCACGACCGACTCCTTCTGGCCAGTGTTGCTGATGGTTTCGCTGAAGCGGTTTGATTCGAACCTCTGTAGGAAACCATCCCTACGAGGGACAAGGAAGTCCCAGGTTGTTCAGCAAAGAACGAAGTTTCCGATCGGCCTGATCTAGGTTGATCATCTCTGTCGAAAATGTTTCAGTGTAACCGTCCAGGCCCGCCATTTGACTCTGAGACAGGAAGGGGAAAGCTCCCTCTGTGTGCAACCAGTGGATGAAGTCCTTCTCGATCCTGTAGCAGTCAATCCGCCTGGCAAGTTCGACCGTGTTGACGACCTTCCATCCACGCCGTGAGAAGGCGCCGGATCGAAACCCTCCATGAGTGACGCCTATTTTTCCAGCACCCAGCCCGTAGTTCCCTATCAGGTAGACCTGCGCTGGAGTTCCGAGATTATGCTTCGTCTCGTGACAGTACGGACACCCCCGATCACGGTGTACCGAGTTGTTGTAGGAGACGCGAATTCTGTTGCCACACTTCAGACAGGTACACAGCCATGGCGTTTCGGCATGCAAGTACGGCTCTTCCGGCCGCAGACCCAGAGAAACCATCCGATCTATCGCCGCTGGACCCAGAGACAGAAGCTCGGTCTCCCTCTTGGCGGATCGACCGCATTTCCCACAACCTCCCTGCCCTTGCTGGATGCTGTTGTAGCGGGGAGAGCACTCCGACCCACAAGTCATGCACAGGCAGGGCCAGGGACGGTTCGATCCCGGATAGGGAACTCGCGGGGTCAGACCGGTGTTGATCATCAGGGCTCGCGCCCTGGCTTCGGGAATGGGAGCTGGAGGCATCGCCTCTCCTTGATCAGTAGGGACCGTTGACGTTGTCCATGGAGCCGTACCGAGCCGCTGCGTAGTTGCACGCGGTCACAATGTTGGCAATGGGGTCAGTCAAGCTGTTCGCGTTTGCCTTGACTCCGGCCCGGTCGTATGCCGACTGCGGAAGCTTATAGGCGTTGAAGGTTGGCTGGATTACCTGAAGGAGACCCTTTGAAGGTGTTCCGTTCTTGGCGTTGATGTCCCAATCATTCACGATGGTCGGATTACCGCCCGATTCACGAATGACGTTGCGCTTGATTCCGTTGAAGCTTCCAGGGATCCCTTCCTGCTTCATGACCTTGAGCGCGTCATTGATCCACGCGTTCAGTTGCTTGTCGGAGGCTGCTCCCCCAACTCCACTGGAGACTGTGATCCCTGCCCCACCCTCGGCGCCGGAGACTTCGTCGAAGAATCCGAACACGGCCTGACCGGCGCCGAGAGTTAAGAAGGCAAGGACGAAGTAGCCACCCGCCCTCATGTTCATGCCCTGGGGATCCCGTTCATGATGTTGACCAGCATGTTGCCGACGGCGAGGGATGCCTGAAGCCAGATGCCGCCGCCGAGCGGGAACGCGAGGCCCATGACGCAGCCCCAGCGCACGTCGCTGATGTTGTCGTTCTGCCGCCTCCACACCATGAGCAGGATGAAGAGGCACACACCGGCCATGCCGACGTTGGCGATGAACTCGATGTCCTTGATCCAGGAGAAGAGTCCCTGGAACCAGCGGGACAGGTTGCCGAGGACACCGACGGAACCCAGCAGGGCGGTGGTACCGAAGAAGCCCCACAGACACGACATCAGGGACTTCCAGTCCCACTTGACGTGGTCGAGCTTCTTCGCGAGCCACGGTCCCCACGGACCCTTGGGCTTGATCCCCTTCGCCTCGTCGGACCTGGCCAGCATGAAAGCGGACAGCAGGAACGCGACGCCGACGAAGGCGGAACCAGCGTTTCCGAACCAACTGTTCGGGTTGGACTGCATCTGCACGACCGGTGCCGCAGCCACGATCGAATCCAGCGCCATCAGAAAATCGCCCCCGGAGAGTAGAGGATGGATCCCGAGACAATCGCCGCCACGGGAACACGGAACATACAGGCCAGAAACGCGGACTGAATCCGGTTGGCCATCGTCCAGCCATAGTACGCACAGGCGGCCAAGGTCGCCATGTAGACCTCCCACCACTGCGGGAACCACTGGAAGCCGACGAAGTACGCAACTCCCACCACCAGGAAGAACCTGACGATCCGGTGGTTCACGCGCATGAGCGCGACCGTCGGAACCACGCCCACGACAAGCGCGGCAAGGAGGTCGCTCGTCACACCGGCCTCGAACGCGTCCTGGACGGTGTTGCGAACCCACCACGCGGGACCCTGGAGCAGATCCCACTCATGCGGCATGCCGCCGGAGTTGAGGAACTCGGCCCTCGGGAAGCTCTCCGTCCACGAGCCGAACAGCATCACCGCCCGGTCGTAGAGGGCAGCGAGCGTACCGGGCGAGATCACCCACGAAGCGGCACCGGCCCACAGCAGCGACCACTTCTGCGCCTTCTTCGGGTCGATCTCATTGACGACCTTGTCCTTGACCGGCTTGGTCTTCTCGGAGACCTTCTCCTTCGCCGAACCGGTCACCGTACGGGCCTTGGCGAGAGCGGACCGGATGCGGCCCTTCGTCTCCTCGTCGACCGCTTCCTGTGCTTCCTCGCCGTCCGCTTCCCCGGCGCTTCCCGCTTCCCCTTCCGCTTCCTTCTCCGGCTCGCCGGAGGCGATGTTCTCGTGGACGGTCGGGGGCTGCTTCGGCATCGGGGGAAGCGGGCGCTTCTTCTTCGCTTCCTTGCGCTTCCGCAGCTCACCGTCCTCTTCGGGGGTGTTGGCCGACACCGAGGAAGCGGCATCGGAAGCAGGGGAAGCAGGCGCTTCCTCCTCACCCGGAAGCAGGTTCACCTTGCCGCCGGAGCCCCACTCGTTCGGGTGGGTCGGCATCCCGGACGGACGCGGCCTGGGAACCGTCGCCGTGGCCTTCTTCTCAAACGCCGCCTCGGGGGTGGCCGCGTTGCCCCGCATGATGTCTTCGAGCCAGTTGTCGCTCATCGTTCTCTTCCTCTCCTTGGACATGGAAGGGCCCCTGCGGTGTGCCGAGTGACGCCCCGCAGGGGCCCGTGGTGGTACCGCGCGAAGGTCAGCCGGTGATGGCCTCGTCGCCGTCGCTCAGTTCGTCGTTCTCGATGGACGGGCCGTACCGGGTGATCAGCTTGTTGAGCCAGCCGCTGGAGATGCCCTTGTCGGCGGCGAACTTCCGCTGGCTGTAGGTCGGGTCCTTCTGCTTGAGCAGGAGGTACTCAACCACGAGCGTCCGGGCCTTGCGCTGGTCCTCGTTCAGGTCGGTGATGGAGACGGTGACCTCGGTCCGCTCCCTCTCCTTCGCCGCCGGAATCGTACGGACCGGCATGAGGGCCGGGGCCTGCGCCTGCGCCGGGAGGACCGGCTGCTCGACCTCGCCCTGGATGATGCGGACCAGGTCCACCGGCATCTCGTTGCGGAGCTTGGTGGCCTGCTCGATGCGCGCCCGCTCCAGCTCGAAGTTGACGTCGTTGCGGGCGCGGGTCTTCTCGCCGCCCATCCGGATCTCCTCCAGCTCCAGCTTGTGCTTGCGGCGCTTGGCCTCCAGGGCCTTCTCCGCTTCGGCCTCCTCGAACTTCGACTCGCGCTCCATCTCCTCCAGAGCGATGAGCTGCTCCTCGGTGTAGCCCTCCGGGTTGTTCGCCTCTTGCTCCGCCTTCTTGTACGCGGCGCTCACGAGAACCCAGGTGATCTTCGAACCCAGCGGGAGGATCGGACCGATGATGGCCATGGCGTGCGAAGCGTTCCTGCTCACCGTGTACCCGAGGATCTCCTTGCCCTCCAGGCTGACGCCGTGCCAGGCGAGGGCCACGACGACGACGACGAGGAAGATCCATCCGATGGCCTGAGTGGCGGTCAGGCTTCCATAGAACGGGATCTCCTTGTGCGTGGCGTACATGATGACGAGCCAGATCAGGTCGAGCGTCAGCGCGACGGTCAGACCCATCGGCCCGATGCCCAGGAGATCGGTGACCGAGAAGGCGGTCCACAGCAGCGAGCAACCGGACAGGAAGCCGCCGAGTGGGGTCAGGAGGAACGCTCCCACGTTCATCCTCGCTTCCACCTCGGGCTGCTGCTTCTTGCGCGTCGTGGGCTTGGCGGGCGTCTTCGCCGCCTCACCCGACTTCCAGAACTTCATCATGTCTTGTCTCCGTTTCCAGTCCGTTTGGACTTGGCCATCATCTAAGCGACGGCGCTTCCTTGTCAACGGACCATCAGGAAGCACGTGGTGGAAACAGGGTGCCTCATGGCTGGAAGCACTTCCTGGGAAACACGAAACCCCCAGGTCAGAGATGGAAGCACCCGGGGGAAGCGGTGGAAACGAGCCGATGAAAATTCTCAGAAGCGGATCTTCTCAGTCGTGCGGTGGGGCGTGTCGTGCGCCCGGACCTACCTGACGCTCTGTCGTGTTTTGCCCCGTCAGACCTCCCGCTGGAAGTACTGCTCGACGTGCCCGCACTCCGTGCAGGTGAAGGTCACCCGGTAACCCCGGTCCTTCGTGCGCGTGCAAGACGTGCCGTAGCGGTCGAAGCCGCACCTCTCGCACTCGAAGTGGTCCAGCACCCACTTGCCCGAGTCCGACTTCACCTCGACCTTCGTGCCGCCTCTGCCGTTGGGCCGCACGACCACGCTCCCCGAAAGGCCGTCCGCGACCTGCTCCACATCGCCGGAAGCACCGACCTTGACGTTCCAGCCGAACATACGAAGAACTGCATTCCCCAGACCCACTGCTTCTTCCTTCTACTCGTTGCTTTCGTTAAGCGGGTGGTCCCCGAGAAGCAGGAAGCGCTCGATCTCATCGATCCGGAAGTACCCGGAAGCACGCTGTCCTGGAATTCGCCACGGAGGATCACGGTCTTCCGGCGGGATGTCTTCCTGCCAGACGGGGCAGGAGGCCCACGGGAAGCCTCTTATGGCCTCTATCTCGACTTTCCTGCGTACCAGGTTCCTCTCTTCGGCCTCAGCGAGTTCCGTCTCAGTGAGAGGCCGCGCAACGGCCTCCTCCGAATCACCCGTCAGGTCATCTTCGTCCCCGTAATCGATGTCCTCGTCCATCACGAACTCCCCAGCGCTCTTAACGGGAACCTATATGCCGACCTCACGGGATCAGACCGGCACAACAAGCTCCATGTGACAGTCACACGATCACCTTGGGCCACTTGAACAGGCGCTTCAGCTTCAGGTCGTTGCGGACCCGGAAGACCGCCCGCAGCTTTCCGGCATGCCGGACGGCCGCGTAGTACTTGTCGTTCACCTCGACCACCTCGACCGAGTCGACCGGCCCGCCCTCGGTTCCTTCGTAGAAGCGGTACCAGGCCGCGAAACTACGGCGCCGGATCTCAGATTTCGTCTCCTCATCCATGCGGAAAAGGCTACCGCAAGTCTGTCCACTAAACAGACCCACTAGATCTGTCCATCCTGTCCCCCACTTCTCGGCTTTTCCCGGGTCTCGTCCCACGTCACAGCGCTGACCAGCGCATCTTGTTTTGAGGGGGCACACCCGCCGAGAGGAGGGGAGTGGATAGACAGATCTATTGGACAGAGAGGCGCCGGAAGCTACTCCTTGACCGGCTCCGGCTCCTCGGCGGGCTTCTCGACGGGGGCCTGGGGCTGCTCCTGGCGCGGGATCGGGATGCCCAGCTCGGTCATCACACCGGCCATCAGGCGCGGGCTGACCGTGGGGGAACCGGGCGCCTGCGACAGGTACTCGGCCAGCTCGGCCGGGGTCTTGCCGGGATGGGCCTGGATGTAGCGCCAGAGCACCTCCATGCCCGGCACCTGCTCGTCGCCGATGACGAAGGACTCCGTGCTGAAGTCCGAGAACCGCATCCTCATCTCCTCCTGCGGGGTCTTGTCGAACCAGGCGAATACCGCCAGCGCGCCCAGCACAATCGCGGTGGGGCCGACCACGGGAACCTGCACGACGAGCAGCACGGCACCGCCAGCAACGCACGCACAGAAGGTCAGCTTCTTCCTGGACAGTTCCTTGTCCTGGCCGCTGTCGATCCACTTCAACAGTTCCTCGGTGGACCCCTTGGCGCCACTGGGAATCCAGCCCAGCCTTGCTTTCATTTTCTTCACCAGTTCCTCCTTTCCAGAGAGTTACTTCCAAGCAAAAGCCCGGATGGAATCAGTTTCCCACGCCGCTTCCTGCCAGGAAACCCTGCTTCCTCGACCGGAAATGCAGAGGCGGGCCGCTTCCATCCGGGCGTTTGCACGCTTCTTCGCAATGGTTAAGAACGCAGGAGTTCCACCACGATCCAGGCAACGACGCACACCATCCCCGTGGCCAATCCGCAGGCCAGTGCGAGGAGATGACGGTCCGGGTCTATGTCGTAGCCCATGCGTCCTCGTAGCTGGTCTCCTTCGACAGCCACACGTACCCCTGCGCCGTCGGGTAGTGCTGGAGCACGTCCCAGGCCGCGTCGCCGGAAAGCGGGAGGAGAGACCCCGCCAGCACCTGCCAGACCCAGGACGTACGCGGGTTGTTCTCGGAGGTGAAGTCGCCGCCGGTCAGCACCAGGTAGCCGCCGTTCAGGCTGTCCATGGACTTGCCCACGGTCTCGGCGACGCCCCTGAAGCCGTTCCTGACCAGGATGTTCCTGCCGTCCCGGGCCAGGGATATCTCATCCAGGGCTCCCCGTCCGGAGCCGGAGTCGTCCCGGTCCACGGCGAACAGCACGTAGGTACCGGCAGGGGCCTTGGCGAACACATGGCTCAGCGCCCGGGTCCCCTTGGCCAGTGCGCTCACCGGATCACCCGCGACCACTTCTCCGCCTGGGTCGTCGAGGTCGGCGCCGACGCGGCGGCCAGGGCCAGCACCGCATGCGCGAGGGCCTTGTTGACCGTCAGGTTGCGCAGGTCGGTGTTCTTCGCGGAGAGGGTCTTCTCCGCTTCCAGCAGCTTCTCGGCCTCGGCGTAGTGCTCGGGTCCGGTCGCCATCACATGCCTCCTGATCTGCGGGTTTCCCCGCTTCCTGTGGGTACTTCCTGTTTCCCCGGAAGCACCCGCTTCCTTGCTTCCCTACTGCTTCGCTGTGGAAATGACGTTCAGGGAGACGACCTCCGGCTCGTCCCTGAAGGCCGTCGTCAGCGTCTGCGACACCAGCTTCGGCACCGTGGACGCGACGCCCAGAAGCCGCTCGGACGGCACACGCCAGTACATCTCCAGCAGCCCGGTGTGCTCACTGTGGCGTATCTCCCCGTTGATGTTCCGAGTCAGCGCGGACAACTGGTCCGCCGTCGGCGCCTGCGGGCAGCGCACCGCCACGTAGACCATCATCTCGGTGCTCATCGTTCCCCTCCTCTCATCCTGTGCAGCCCCCACGGCTGCACGCAGGTGGTCGATCAGATCCTTCGACGACAGGCCATCGGTCACGAGGGCAGTTCTCACTGGAACTCCAGACTCCAGCCGCCCTCGGCGGCCTCCTTCATCGCGTCCGCCAGCTCCAGGCCCCGCTGCCGTTCCCCCAGCCCGTCGTACTGCCAGGAAGGCCACAGCTTGTCGACCACCTCACGGAGGTAGGTGTGCATCTGCGCGCACTCCGCAGCGGTCAGCTCACCGTCGTCGTCCGGGTGGTCCAGCAGGGGCAGCAGGACGGAGTCGACCTCGCTCCAGGGGCGCACGCCGCCGCACCCTTCCATCTCGGAGAACGTGAACCCCTCGTGATGGGCGATCTGTGCCCGCCAGGTGTTGAAGGCGCCGTAGCTCCACTTCGTCACGCCGTCGATGTTCAGCCCCATCAGATTCCCTTCAGGCTGCGGACGGCGACGAAGCCGCCGAGCGGGTGCGGGGCGAAGTCCAGGCCGACGAACGCGGCGTAGCCCCTGACCCCCATGCGCAGGTAGTAGTCGTGCTGCTTCTGCGTGATGATGCCGAGCCTCAGGCTCCTGCCCATCATCGTCACGATCATCCGATCGGGATTCTCGTGCGGGCCGCTGATGTGCTCGCACATCAGGTTCCAGAACTTCGACGGCGACCACAGATGGTCCGGGTGATGCTTCTCGATCACCCGCATCGCGCCGTCCACCAGCCCGTCGGCCATCTCGACGGAGTCGTACATGTTCCTGTACTGGTCAAACACCTCAGCCCAGTCGGAGTCCCGGCCGTCGGCCATCTCGTTACGGATCCCCGAAGCCGTCATGAACGGGATGGACTTCTGGACCCCGCTGAACCTCTTCACGGAGCCGGTCTGGTGCAGCTCGCGGCGGGCAGCGTGGGTACGTCGCTTGTCTTTCCGTGTGCCGACGTAGGTCAGGACATGCCCGTCGGTCCCCACGCAGGCGTTGCCCTTCCCGGCGCCGCAGAACGGGCAGTCCACGCCCCGCTCGGCCCGGTAGTCCTCCTGCTGGTCCGGGGTGCGGACCCGGGCGATGACACCGAGTATCTCCACGCCGCCCTGCACCCGCGTCGCATGGACGACGACCGTGGTCCTGGGGTTCTCCACCGTGATGGAAACACCACGGTTGCGGTGCGCGGGGAACGGCGTCTTCCTCATCGACACGCACGCCACGAGGGTGGCGAAGTGAGTCTCCAGCTTGCGCTGAAGCGGCGCCGGTATCGCCTCGTACTGCTTCAGAATCTCGTTGTCCTCGAAGAAAATCTCAAGCTGCTCCATGCCCTTCTCCTTCCAGAAGGCTCAGATCAGAACGTTCTCCATGCCTTGAAGGGGATCTGCGCCCTCTCGGCCATCTCCAGGCACCCCTCAGCGCCATGCGATCCGTGGAGCTGCCGGTTCTTGCACTGCGGCCTGCGGCACCGGTTGACGAAGCCGAGGCACCAGTCGGGACGCGGTTCCAGCCGGATCATGTGCGCGTTTCGGATCATCCCGGCGGCAGGCCACGGACCGTGGTCGTTCGGGTCGTGCGGATCCTCGTCGACCAGCCGGTGGTTCCCGATGGACTGCACCCAGTCGCTGGCCAGAGTGTCCGCACCCTTGGCCAGCCCATGACGGACGATGATCCGGCGGTCGCTGTAGAACTCGCGGGCCCGCCCGAGCGCCGCGTACACGAAGGCCCGGTCGGTATAGTCCCGGGAGCCGGTGACCAGGATGACGAGCGGCTTCACCCGGCCACCTCCACGTCGAAGCCGTCCTCGAACTCCCCGTCGACCGGAGACGTCTCGCCCCAGTAGCGGATCCGGTAGTGGCCCTCCTTGAGCTTGGCCAGCTCCGGGTACTCGGTGCCGTGGACGCCCATGACGTCCTCCGTGCCGCATCCGTAGGCGGTGTCGCCAGGCTCAGGGCCGTCGGGGTAGGACGGGCACTTGGCGATGGGGTGGGTCAGGCTCCACTCGCCGTCCCCGTCGATATACAGGTCGTGCCACTCGTCGTAGCTGCGCATGACTCAGCCCATCCTCTCGATCTCGAAGCCGCCGCCGGGCTCCTCGTCGCTGTGCCAGTAGCGGATCCGGTAGGCGCCGTCGGTGATGACCTGGAGTTCCGGGTAGTTCCGGGCGTAGTCCCGCACGTTGGCGTAGGTCAGGCAGTTGTACGACGCCGGGTTGCCCGGCTGGGTGGGGCAGTCCGGCCGGTGGCCTCCGATCGCCCAGCCCCGGTCCCCGACGTACACGTTGTGCCAGGTGTCGTACTTGCGGTCGCTCACTGCTCCTCCGTCTCGTGCCGGGCGATGGAGGCGTTGGCCCGCATCACCGCGTAGTCGATGTGCCGGATCGCTTCCTTGCGCTCGTCGGACGGCGGGCACAGTTCCTCCAGGCGGAGGGCGAACTCCAAGGCCATCTGACGGATCTCGATGTAGCGGTCGGGCTGGCTGCCGAACGGCGGGTGGTAGGTGAAGAGGTTCTCGATCTCAGTGCGGTTCACGGTGCTTCCTTCCGGCTCTTGATGAGTTCCATGGCGAGCTTCTCGCCCGCGTCGGCGAAGGTGGCCAGCCTCATCAGAAGTTCGATCTGTGCGTCGTCGACCAGCATGAACGGGTTGTTCATGATGTGGGTGAGAGTCTCGGTCGCGAGTTCCAGTGCTTCCTCGCTGGCTTCGGGGAACCAGTCTTCCGCGAGAGCGGCACAGTCTTCCTGTTCCTCCATGCTTCCTCCCTTGCTTCCTTGTGTTTCCGCAGGTCAGCAGGTGTTTCCTGTTGTCCACCGCAGCGCTTCCCCGATGAGGAGGAAGCACCACGGAAGCGGCAGGAAGCACTTCACACGTGGTCGCCCCACAGGCTCCAGCCGGTGTTTCCGAGGGCGTTGGTGCCGAGCCGCTTGGCATAGACCTCCATCCGAAGCTGCTCTCCCAGCTCCGTCGGCGCCATGTCGGCCTTGGTGACTCCGTGCGAGTCGAGGGACGTGATCGCCTTCTCCAGCGCCAGGTAGGTGCCGAAGTCCCCGAGGTCGAGCACGCGGATCGCGGTCTTCCTGGCCAGCTCCTCCTCCGCGTCGTACTCGTTGTCGATCGTGTACCCGCCCTCCTTCAGCAGGTGGATCGACAGGGCCTCCTCGGGGTTGCCCCACTTCTCCAGCAGCTTCGTGACGCCGCTCGGGTAGTTGGTGTGGTCGAGCTTCACTCCGTAGAAGAACTTCGCCTTCATGTCTGTCCCCTTTCCGTGGGTCAGTTGCAGTCGGTGGCCAGCAGCCACTTCGGCTGGGTCTCCGAGTTGTCGATCCTCAGCAGGGCGAATCCCAGCAGCTCCTCGTACCGCCGCGAGTAGGCCAGAGAGTTCACGTCGTGGATGCCGTTGCCGCTGACCTCGGTCACGCTGTCCTCGATCGCCAGGAAGAGGCTGTTGTCGGCCATCAGAACCCGCAGGCCGTACTGCTCCGCGAGGGTCTCCTCGTTGAAGTTGTCGGCGAGCGGACCTTCGTCCATCGACCTTGCGATGTGCCGGGCGTACACGCCCACGTCCGAGTAGTCCCTCTCGTAGTCCTCGTCCATCTCGTCGGTCGTGCAGAAGTCCAGCTCGGTGCCGCAGAACAGCTTCGCCCTCGCATTTCCGCTCATCGCCGTCTCCTTCACTCGCTGCCGGACAGGAGGAACCAGGCGGGCTCCTGAACGTCGATGTCGATTCCCGCCTTCGAAGCCGCCCCCAGGAGTTCGTGGAGGGTTCCGGGGCCAGGGGTGTTCAGCGGGATGCGCTTGGGCTCGAACTCGCCGCCGACGTGGCACATCTTGATCATGGTGATGAAGCACGTCTTCTCGCCCCACGGCTCGACCCACAGGCCGGTCTCCTGGCGGAGCAGCTCCACGTGGTCGTCGAAGCGGGCGACCTTCACGGGCTTCTCGTCGATGATGGTTCCCAGCTCCTCACGGAGGTGGAAGGCCACCGCCTGCTTCAGCTCCATGCCCAGCTCGCACTTATCGTGGATGCCGTCGGTCAAGAACCCGTCGTTCTCCATCTTGAACCCGTACAGAACCGTCGCGTACGACGTCATGTTTCCTTCTCCGTTTCCGTGTTTCCTTGAACTGCTTCCTCGGTGCTTCCTCGATGTTTCCGCAGGTCAGCGGTAGGGCGTGAGCATCACTACTGTGAACGGGAAGGACAGGACGACGATGAATCCCATCGCCACGGCCCACTCGGAGGAAGCACCCGAGCGAAGCATCTTTCCGAGGAAGCGCGTGTGCTTCCACCGCTTCCCGTCCCGCCGCATCGGCCACATCAGCGGCACCCCGCCCATCGTGCAGGCGTCCGCGAGGACGTGGGACAGCCAGCCCAGCGCGACAGCCGAAGCAGCCATCCACGCCGGGACGCTGCACATGACGGCCAGTCCAGTGAGCGCGATGCACACGACCGGCGCCGTGGTCCGCTTCACCAGGTTCCCCACCAGCCACCCGCCCAGGGCTACCACAGCCACCGAACCGAACGGGATAAGTGACAGGAAGAATCCGGCCGTCCCGACCACCAGAGCCGAAACACCGGTGTGCGTCAGAGCCCTGTGATCGGCGTCCCTTCCGAGCGATTCCCACTGTGCCGCCGCCGCCCGGTCCGCCCTCGTCGAAGTTGCCCAGCGGACTGTTTTCGACAGGGTGTGGACCGACTTGTGGACAGCGGTTCCGAGAGCCCGCGTGGCGGTGGCGTTCGGATGGTCGATGTCCGGCCCGAGGGCGGCCCCCGCCGCGATCCCCGCCAGGACCAGAAGCTGACCGAGGTCCGCTCCGGCCGTGATGAGGACCAGCGGCGAGGTGGCGCCTATCGCTGCGTGCGCCTTGCCGTTCATCCGTAGCTCGCCATCACCTTGATGCCGGGCTTGTCCACCGGTGTGCACCCGAGAACCCTCCGGACCCACTCCAAACGCTCACGGGCCGCGTCGGACACCTTCAAGGTCTCTTCGTCGATGTCGACCGGGCCCCAGGTGTAGTGCTCGGCGACGGGACCGGAGGCCAGGAGGATCCTGCTGTTCTCGAAGCCGAAAGCCTCCAGGCTCAGGCCGGTCAGCTCGGTCAGGAGCTTGTTGAGGTGGTACGAGTCGCCCTCGCCCTCGGCGAGGAAGCTCTCACTCGGCGGCTCAGGGAGCTGGCGGAGAAGGAACTTGATGAAGAAGGCCAGCTCACCGTCGTCGCTCAGGCACTCCTCAACGCCCCGCACCCAGGGAAACTCGTACTCCCAGTCGTCCTCGGACTCCTGGATCATCCACTCGCCGTCGTAGTTGCGCAGGTAGAAGCCGTAGGCGATGGTTATCGATCCGCTGCGGCTCACTTCTGCCTCCTCTTCTTGTCGCTGTAGACGATGCCCGAGTTGGCGTATCCGCCGCCGGTCGCGGTGGCGTTGCCGGTGTTCTCCACGACGACCTTCCGTCCTCGCGGTAACGAACCGCTGAAGCCGGTGTTGGCCGTACTGCCTTCCGGCGCGGTGGCCTGGCCGGTGCTCTTCACGATGAAGACGCCTCCGGAGCTGTAGGCGACCGGCTCCTCGGCCTCGTCGTCCACCACGTACGTCACGTCGTTCTCGTTGCCGATGACGCGGTAGATCCAGTCCTTGATGCTCACGGCTCTTCCTCTTCTTCCAGATCTTCCGTCAGGTGGGCACAGCCCACTTCGGAGTTGCAGCACTCCTGGCACACGACCCATCCGTGGACGGGGCTCCAGGAGCACGTACAGAGGGCCCCGCTCACGGCTTCTTCGCGATGCGGTTCACCCAGTCGACGACGCCCTCGTTCCACGACTTGAAGCTGTAGCCCTTGTCGTCGATGTAGACGATGGCCGGGAGCTTGACGTTGGTGACGAGCAGGATGTCCCTGGTGTGCCAGCGTTCCTTGGCTTCCTTGTCGTACGCGTCCTGGGTGATGGTGTCGAACCCGAAGTTCTTCAGCCACTCGGCGACCGGTACCAGGTTCGGGCGGGCCGTCATGATGAAGACCGGGTGGTCCTTCATCAGCTCACGCAGGGCGTCCAGGGATCCGGGGAGCGGGTCGCCGTAGATGACGCCGCCCTGCCAGCCGTTGTCCGCGTTGTGGATGACTCCGTCGAAGTCGACGGCGACTGCCTCGATCATGCTTCCTCCTACTTCCGGTTCTTGGTACGAAGGTCGGCAGCGGCGTGCTCCCAGCGGCCGTTCATCCAGCAGGCGGTGACGGTTCCCATCCCCATGCCCAGGGCGACTTCGATCGTCGAACCGGTCTTCACTTCGTCGTCCATGAGGGTCTTCACCGCGCGCCAGGGCACTTCTCCCTTGAGCCAGCCCCAGGAGGTGAGCACCTGGATGGTTCGGTTCGGTACGGGGTGGGGCTTTCCGTCCAGCCTGTCGTAGACCTCGTTGTCCCTCACGACGTGCCGGACCTGCATCATGACGATCGCGCCGATCATCCGCTCCGCGACGCCGGGAAGCTGGTCTGCGGTCACCTTCTCCGGGTTGCTCGTTCCCGTGGAGCGCATCAGATGCAGACCGAAGTCGTTGGTGAAGCTCCGTCCCGAAGTGGCGTGCAGCCTGGAAGGGAACCGGGCGGGAAAGGCCAGGATGTCGAGCGAGTAGGGCTGTGGGCGGGGGACGTAGAAGGGGTCGGCGTGTATCGCCTCAACGTGGAAGTAGTCGAGTTCCTTCTCCTCGATGTGGACGTAGTCACCGTGGTCACTGAGAGCGCGGACGTTCTTCACGCCGAGAGAGGCATTCACGATCTTCACGGGAACCCAGGAGTAGTCCCGGGGCAGCGTGTAGGTAGTGTGGTAGTGGAACATCACTCCACCTCCATCCCTTCGTAGATTCCGCAGTCGGTCCGGTGGAAGTTGCCGAGGATCGGAACCCCGGGCAGTCGGCAGTCACACCAGGCCATGCACGACGGCCGGTGGGAGGGGTACCAGCCGTCGATGACCGTGGGGTTGCCCGCGTTGCCGCAGGTGCACTTCGCGTCGTCGGCGACGGCCATCACGCCTCCTCGACCTGGTCGAGCGCGCCGCAGCCGAGGTTGTGCTCGGCGAGGTTCTTGCGGGGGCCGCCGGGGCAGGTGCACCAGGCTCCGCACCACGGCGAGTGGCTTCCGGCGTACAGGTCCACGGCGGGCGCCCGGCCCTTGAAGCGGCAGGTGCAGCGGGACTCGTCGGTGTTGCTCATGATGTCTTTCTCCTTAGATGCGAAATACGGTGGACTTGCGGACCGACACCGAGTTGCTCATTCCGGCCTGCGCGTGCTCGCGGCGCTGAGGAAGGTAGCTCCGCTGCGCTTCCCGGGAGATGGTGCCCAGGAGTTCGTCGATCAGGTCATCGAGGGAGTTGTCGTGCCAGCTACTCACGTCGTAGCCGGTGGAGTTCACCGTCACCTGGCGGTCCAGGTACCACCTGCCAACGTGGGCGGACAGGAAAAAATAAACCGACAATTTCTTCGGGTGGTGCACGCGGACGATGTACTCGCTGTTCTCGCTCATGTGCACGGTGACCGACGCATCCGGATCGACCAGCTTGCCCCTCAGGCCCTTGAAGAAATCCGCCGCATCCTGGGGAATGTATTCCATTTGTTCCTCGGGAATCTCCCTCATGTTGGGGAGCTTGGCCTTCTTGGCCTTCTTCGGAGTCCACCGGTGACGCCCGTAGTCAGGATCCTTGAGGATCTCCGCGTACTGCGACGGCCCTCCCTGCGCAATCGGGACCTTCCTGCCGTCGATCGTGAGGGTGGAGCTGTGCCAACTCCACTTGCCCCCGACGAGCTTGTACGTGACGATCGCACGCACCCGGTCGTTCCCGTGACTGACCACAATCCGTCCGAATCCGTTGCGGTGGACGAGCGGCTCTACTCCGGTCTCATCGACGAGGCTGCTGTACATCCCCCACACGGCAGGCGGGAAGTTCTCGATCGGTACTTCGTTCATCCCTCGTCTTTCCCCTTTCTGAGGGTTACTTCAGGTCGTCCCGGTACATGGTCATCAGTCGACGGCCACGTATGTTCAGGCGCTCTTCCACCCCGTCGTCGATGGAATTCTCCGAGTGGATGAGCCATCGCTGCACAGGGGACTTCTGTCCGGGACGGTGAAGACGCGCCTTGGCCTGCTCGTTCAACAGGGCGTTCTCCGCCTTCGAGGCCCAGATTTCATAACGGCACACGTTCTGCCAGCCGTCGATTCCCTCGGCCACGGCCGGAATGACCGCGATCAGGATCCTCACCGACTTACCGAACGCCAGCTTCAGCTCGTCACGCTGAGACTGGTTCAGTTCACCGGTCCAGGCCCGCACTTCACCCAGCTTCGCCTTCGACAGAAGGCCATGGGCCAGGTGCGCCCAGCGGGCAGAGTGTGTGAAAACCAGGACCGGAGCACCCGGGGGAAGGTCTGCGATGATCTCCCTGATGGCCTGGACCTTGTGGTGCTCGGCTTTCTCCTGGAACTCGAACTGGTCCTCCTCGTACTCGAAGAGCACCAGCGATGAGTAGCCCAGGGCATCGAGCACCTTCACGGCGCGGCCGGTGTACTCCTTGCCTTCGTCGTCGAGGACCGTGACCAAGTCCTTGTGCACGTCACCCTGATCGATCCAGAGTTCCTTGCGCTTGGTCTTCTTGATCACCTTCAGCGGGCCGAGTGAAGCCTGCCTCAGGCGGATCCTCTTCTCGATCGGCAGCGGTGCTGCGTACGGCTGCTCGTCGATCCAGGCCATAGCCTGCTTCTCGAAGTCGTCGTACACCTTGCGCTGTTCCGTGGTCATCGGCACATAGACCCTGCGCTCGATCACGTCGGGAAGGTGGACGCCGATGTCCTCCAGCCGGACCCGTATCGCGTTGGGTATGTCCAGCCAGGTGGCTCCGGGAGCCGCCTCCCCGACGATGGTGCGGACCGTCATGCCCCGCCCGATGACCCGCTCCTCGAACTCCATGTAGAAGTCCTTCCAGCGGGTGAAGGACGGGTACTCGTCCGGCCAGAGCCAGTTGAGCGTCGACCACAGACCCTCGGGCTTGTTGCCGGACGGTGTGCCCGACATCGCGACCCTATAGATCGACTTGATCTGCTTGACGATCTTCTTGTTGAGCGAGTGCGGGTTCTGGACCCGGTGGGACTCGTCGAGCACCACCATGTCCCAGGTACCTGCCTTGTTCCACGGGGGAACGAGACCGGTCTTCATGCATTCGGTGATCGCCTTGACCGTGACGTCGGGATCCTTCTTGCCCTTCGCCGTGTGCTTCAGGCGGATGTCCCTCGGCACGACGCCGTGCATCGCTTCCCACCCGATGACGTAGACGCCGGGCTTCTTCGCCAGGATCTGCTGCCAGCTCTCGGGGTCCGCTCTCGGTGTGCCGACCTTGCGCAGGTACGGGGATCCTTCGAGCGAAGGGAACTGCTCGGCGACCGTTTCGATCACCTGGTTGTGCGTGTTGTTCGGCGCTATGTACAGAACGCGCGGTGCGGGCGGAAGATGCCGGATCATCTCCACGGCGACAAGGGTCTTGCCTGTTCCCATGTCGGCGCCGATCAGGACGGAGTTGTCCTTCTTCAGCCTGCGGATCATGTCGTACTGGTAAGGCCGAGGTATCTTCACTGCCCACCGTCACCGGTGAACTTCTCCACTCCTATGGCCGTCTGGCCATCGGAGATGCCGAGCTTCTTGCGGCGCTTGGTCTCCCGCTTGGACTTCAGGCCCTCGTTGACCAGGGACCAGTGGTTGGCCTTGTCGATCTCGGTCTCCAGCTTGAGCCGGTTCTCCATCCACTCGCGCATCTGCGGGAGCTTCTCGGGGAACCAGGAGCGGGCGACCACCTTGCCGTCGATCCCTCTGGTGACGGCGTCGGGCTCGATGAACCCTTCCGGAGGGTTCGTGCACCAGTTGTGCACGGATCCGGCTGTGACGCCCAGGTACGCCGCCACGGCGGTCGCACTGACGAATTCCATGGGCACGTTCTACCTCTTTCTACTGGTCTCCGAGGATGAAGATTCCCACCCCGAAGATGATACCGATGAGGAACAGGACTCCGCCGACGGCGAGGGCCGCAGGAAGGTGGTGACCAGGGATTCCCCAGCCGCTCAGCCACTCCAGATACGTCCCTATGCCTCCGAGGAGACCCGCTCCAGCGCCGAGAAGAAACGGCACTTTCACTCCTTTCCACGTGGGTCATTTCCACATGGCCATCATCTAACAAGAGCCTGGTCATCGTCAAGTCACAGGAGCAGTGGAACATGAAGAACCCCCCTGGCCAGCGACCAAGGGGGTTCGACACCGCCAGAGAGATGACGGGTGGTACTAGTCTCCCACCACCTGCCACGGCCAGGAACCGGCACGCCGGTTCTCCAGCAGGGCGATCTGGGTGAACGCACTGTCCGTCAGGCCGCCGAAGACGTGCCGGTTGCCCGAACCCGACGGCGCGTGGCCGACCTTGTAGCCCGCCAGGTTCCACGTGTACAGCGGCACCTTCGCCGGGATGGCGTTGCTGACCTCGATGCCGTCGTGCCCGGCCTGCTCGTCGGTCAGGATAACCACCCGGTCGTGGTCCCGGTAGCTGGCCTGGAGCGCCATCACCGTGTCCGTGCCGCCGCCGATGAAGTAGCCGTCCTTCTCCCACCGCTTCAGCGCCGACAGCAGCGACTCCCCCTTCACCAGCGGGAAGTTCATGGTGAGCCTGCGTCCGCCCCAGTAGCCCGAGGAGAACGAGACCACGTCCACGTCGGCACACTCGCGGGCCAGGGCGACGCCGAAGAGCACCGCCGCGTCCCACCGGTGCACCGAGCCGTCCTTCGAGAAGGACTCGGACATGGACCCCGAGGAGTCCACGAGGATGAGGGTGCGGCCCTTCAGCTTCGGGATGTTCTTCAGCGTCATCTCCAGCGCCTTCTCCAGGGCGTAGCCCCAGCGCAGCGACGGCGCCGCCTTGTACGCCGAGTAGAACCGCATCGGCATCTGCCGGGAGCGCTCCACTTCGTCCGGGTCGGTCAGCTTGGCGATGACCTCGGAGGCCACCTCGTCACTCACCCCGGCCTGGTCGAAGTTCCTGAGGTTCCGCAGCAGGGCCATATAGCCCATCGACGGGATGATCGCCTCCCACAGGAGCTTCTTGTTGACCTTCGAGCCGAGCGCCGACAGGACGTCCTCCCACGTGAGCCCCGCGCTCTTGATGAAGCCCGGGTCGAGCAGAAGCTTGCAGGTCGGATCACTGGCCACCAGCTCACGCCAGAGCCTGTTCTGCTTCAGGACGTCGAGGCCCTCCAGGTCGGCCTCGTTACCGAAGGACCGGTCGAGGATCGCCTTGAACAGCTTGTCCTGCCACACCGCCACCGGGTCCGGGTGCACGATCCGCAGGATGTCCGCGAAGGACATGCCCCGGGCGGAGGAGTCCCACTTGAGGTACGACCGCTCGTTGAACAGCCGCGACACCGACCACTTCAGGGCCTTCAGGACCGGCTCCGGCAGCGTGCGGCCGTACTTCGAGCGCCAGTAGGCGATGACCTCGCCCGGCTCGTCGGCGCGCTGCATGACGCTGTTCAGCAGCTTCGCGTTGCCCTCGAACAGCCGGGCGTCCAGCCGGGCCTTGACGGCCTCAACACCCATGACCAGGGACGCGGTGCGCATGTTGGCGCCCGAGCGCAGCCACCCGGCCATGCTGGAGATCCAGTCGAGATCCTCGACCGCGACCTTCTTGACCAGCTCCGCGAACCGGGTGTCGCGCTTGTCGCCGGTCTCGTAGAAGGTGTCCTGGTTGTAGAAGTTCGCGATGGCCAGGAGGTACAGCTCGGACTTGGCGTCCCTGGTGTACCCCTTCCCGCCCTGCGCGGTGACCGCCGGAGCGACCGAGGTGACGCTGGAGACCAGCGACGCGGCCGTCAGCTTGTTGTTCATGCGAGCCATGTTCTTTCCCCTCTCCAAAAGGAAAACCCCAGCCCGGAATCGGACTGGGGTGTCTGTGCTGCTCAGAAGGATGCTCGGCCAAAAAGTCGGCGGCGGTAACAAGGTGCTCTGCCGTTGAGCTACAGGTCCCGAAGGGCCCGGCGGGATTCGAACCCGCAACCACCCCATTAACAGTGGAAGTAACCGCATGCCTGCGTGCCGAGCATCCATCTCAGCAGCACGGGCCTCCTGAAGAGGTGACGACCAAAAAGACGGTGACGGCGTCGTTTCATTACCAGTGAAGTAGCCGTTACCTTCGTGCCGCCTCCCCATCAGGAGGCCCGTGACACCCGACCAAAAAGTAGACTGCGGCGTGAGTTCACCGATTGAAGTAGCCGCTGTCGATCGTGCCGGTGTGCAAGGAAGACATTACCCTTGGCGGTCGTTCACCGCAAGCCGGTTTACCAGATGTACGGAACGCGCCGCTTCTCCCCGTCGTACGGCCTGGCGTGGACACCGACGGCATCCTTCGCCGCCTCGAAGGTAACGTACGAGCCGATGGGAATCTTGTGCGACAGAGCCGACGAGATGTCCTCCATGGCCAGCGGAAACACGCTGCCGGTGTTGTCGAAAAAGAAGCTCAGGGTGGGCTGGAGGTACGCGTCCCATCCCTCCGCGTGGCTGCGCAGCGAGGCCAGCATGGCGCCCTTGGCGACGAACTCGACGTTGTCGGGGCACGGCATCCAGATCTCACCCCACTCGCCGGACTCGCGCATGAACACTCCCTGAAGGGAGGTCTCGGCGCCCGGCGCGATGTACTCCGCGTAATCCCGGTAGTCGTCGATCACGTGGACATGTCCCGGACCGGCCTCGTAGTACTCGATCCGGGCCCAGTAGGCGATCCCGGTGAACAGCTCCGCCTCGATGCGGACGAACTTGGCCATGCCCTCTCCCCTTTCCATGGGAAAGGGCCCCCGGGGGGTCCAGTCGCCGGGGGCCCTGGTTGGGGTGGCAGGCTTCGAACCTGCGGTCTCCGAGTTGTAATCGGCGCTCTGTCCATCTGAGCCACACCCCAGTGCGGGCGGGGATTTGAACGCCCTATGCCGACGCCCCCGCCCTAGTCCTCGGTGCTGTGCCAACAAACCGCCGAAGACCCGTGATCCTGACTGGATTCGAACCAGTGACCTGTCGTTTAGGAGACGACCGCTCTATCCGCTGAGCTACAAGACCGTGCAGTACGTTTTCATGACCCAGAAGGCCCATGGAGAGCCAGTCCCGCAGAGAATGTAGGCCACCATGCAGGACCAATCACCACTTGTCCTGATTCCCTGCGGCGTTACCGCGATGCCGACTGACTCGGTGCCCCCGGCTGGGCTCGAACCAGCGACCCTCCGCTTAGAAGGCGGATGCTCTATCCACTGAGCTACAGGAGCCTGAGGGGGTTTCTTCCAGAAGGACCAGCCTACGGGTCTCTCTCCCACGTGACGGTACCCCTCACCTTCATCGTGTCCCTGGCCGGGGTCGAACCGGCGACCTCCCACCGTTGAGGGTGCTCGTACCAACTGAGCTACAGGGACCTCGTGTGCTTACCGGGCACACACCGGGGCCGTCACCGCCAGGTGTCACAGGAGGATCCTATGGGGCGCGCCCTCGACCGGATTCGAACCGGCGACCTTTCGCTCGACAGGCGAGTGCTCTGACCAGGCTGAGCTACGAAGGCGTGACTGAACTCTCCTACGTCCCTGTCCGTCGACAGAGCCGCGCACCCACATGGAGCCGGGCTATCTCATCGGGTGGGGCCTGCGCCCATATGTCCGATGCCTTCACCGGCGCCCATCCCATATCCAGTCTGGTGGGTCCCTAGCGTAGATCCGGATGGAGTCGCACCATCGACCTCTCGCTTTTCAGGCGAGCGCTCTCACTCCTGAGCTACAGATCCTGGGTGGGCTTTCTCCTCGGTTCGAACGAGCAGGGGCCCACTTGGCCCTGTCGCCCCATATGGGGCCCGCGTGGACAGAGAAGGATTCGAACCTCCGGAGCCCCCGTCGGGGCAAGGTGCGTACGACACCCCGCGTCTGGCCAACGACGCAAGCTCTGTCCTTGTGCAGGGTAACCGGCGGGGTCGGCCCGCTCCTCCGAAATACGATCGGTGTGCGTTGCGGACACCACGGTCACCCAGAGCCCTCGACAGGGATCGAACCTGCTGCCTGCTCCTTACGAGGGAGCTGCTCTACCGAGTGAGCTACGAGGGCTGGCGGGTGTGGCCGGATTCGATACCGGCACTGTCACGGCGTTCGGGCCGCTGTCTCTGCTGTTGGACTACACACCCAGCGCGAGAGGCCATCCTCGCATTCAACGGCCAGGGGGAGCTGACGGGATTCGAACCCGCACGGCCAGGGAGGCACCCTCGACCACCAACGTCTACCAATTCCGCCACAGTCCCCATAAACGCCCCGATGTTCGATACCGGAGCGTCCGTACTGCAATGTGGGTAGCCATCCCACACAGTTGCCGTTAGGCAACTGACCATTCCGAAGAGCTTTCCAAGCCGGGGCGCCCCTGTTGAGTAAGCAGTGGCGCCCCTGCGCGGTATCCCCAAAAAGAGGTTAGGCGTTCTTCAGGAATCTTGCAACTAGTTCTCGTAGTCGCCGAGGTACTTCCTGGTCAGACGCCGCGACTTTCCGACCGCGCGACGGACGGCGAACGGATCCTTCGCGTGACGGCCGAAGCCCTTCACCTTGCCGCTGCCCACGGCACACAACAGGCAGCAGCCCTTCCAGCGACGGTGTGCGCTGTTCTTCATGGATTCCTCCGGACCTACCCAGCCGGGGTTGGCGAGGTAGCCGGAGAAACAGACGGCACGGTCTCCTTATGGGGCTCAATCCAGGCACTTCCTCACAATGACGACCTCGTCGTCACCGGTCTCGGCGGCGACCCTCTCGATCTCCTTCCACGGATCGACGCGATCATCCGGACCGATCCGAAGAATCTCGTTGCCCGTGTTCAGGAAGCACGTGAGCATCTCCGCCTCACGCATGTCGGAGTACTCGTCGAGCGACACCCTGTGGACCAGGAGCGTGGTCATCGTCACCTCTTTCGTAGGGCTTCATCTGTGCTATTCGCAGCAGTATCTCCCGCGACTCATCCCCACGGGGAAGCAGGAACCGACGCTCACGCTCCTCACGGTTCACTCCGGCACGTCGGTCAAGTCGATCACGGTCACCATGCGCGTGACATCGGTGACCATGCAGGTGATCGTGACACTGCCGACGGACAGGACGCGCCGATCCCGCACGAAGGACGGGTCGCCCTGCGCGTAGGGATCCTCAGCCACGTTGCTGTCGATGTAGGCCGTCAGCTCGTCACGACGGTCCTTCGGGAGGCCGTTCAGGAGCCTGAGGGCCTCCGGACTGAACTGGACCCTGTACGGGCCGCTGGCGGGCTTCTCGGGGCGAGTCAGGTTCACGAGTCCCCCTTCAGGGCGGTGATGAGGTCGGCAACTTCGGTACGGAGGGTGTGCCCCTGGGGAAGAGCGGCCAGCAGGGCGGCCAGGCCGTCCTGGATCAGCCCACGCTCCCGGCTGCTCAGCCTGCACAGGTCGAATCTCTTGGGCAGCGTGTGGTTGTCGTACCAGAGCGCGTCGCTCATCGCCCGTTGCCCTTCTGTGCCGGGAAGACCACGCCGAGCGCCTTCATCAGGGAAACGGCCCGGGACACCTCGGGGTTTCCCTGCGGGAAGTTCTTGGTGAGCACGTCGAGCGCCACCGCGAGGGTCGAGCGCTCCTGCTCGGTGATGCCGGTGAGGTTGAAGAACGAGCCGCTCTTCAGGTTCACCTTCGTCAGCTCCGCCATGTCAGTTCTCCTTCTCGATCCACTTGCCGTCCTTCATGACGACACGCCCGTCCTTCAGCGTGACGTTGATGATGAAGTTGCTGTCCACGGTGCCGTCGAGGTTCCTCTGGTCGTAGTCGACCTTCCAGTTGGTACCTCGCTCCGGAGCCTTGATCTTCACCTTGTAGGCGGGGTTCATCAGCACACCCAGGCGCTCCGCCTTCTCCTGGGTGGGGACGACCAGGGATCCGCACCGGTCGTTGATGCCGATGACGAAGATGTCCTCCAGCTCGGCGCCCAGGACGTCCAGCACGGACAGCACCGGCTCGCCGGATCCGTGGACGACTACTCCGTTGCCGTGATCGACGATCCTGGCGCGAGAGCCCTGCATCAAACGGTCGGACCATGCGCTCATGTCAGTTCTCCTTGTCCGTGTCGGTGCTGGATCGAGCCGCGTCGTCCAGACGTTTCCTGAGCAAGATCACTCGGGTTTGCGCCTTGGCCCCCAGGCCCTCGATCGCCTTCACTTCAGCGGGCGTCATCCGGCGCAGTTTCTCCGGAGAGGTCACCCCGGCGTCGAAGAGGGTGTGCGTGATCTGCGCAGCCGTGGGGCCTGGGCGCCCGTCGTTGAGCAGGTCGCGAAGCGTCCTCCAGTGAGGATCGCGACGCCGGTGGCGCCTTGATGTGCCACTCATCAGTACCTGTCCTCCTGGGACGTGAGATGGAAAACCTTGGGCTGAGTGGGGCACGGGTAGTGGGATCGCTCCTGGCGTCTCCTTGACCCCCGCAGGACCCTGCGGATCAGCGCCTGCTCGACAGCCTCACGGGCTTCCCGCTCCGTCAGCTCCTCCTTCTCGCACATGCACTTCGAGACGTTCTCCGGAGGAGGTGCGGGAGGCGGCACACGGAAGATGACAGGCTCGTGGGTGAACGGGGAGATCAGCAGGCTGGTGTCGAAGGTCTCGGCGAAGGCCCACATGTCGTACTCGCTCCTGAGGTAGCACCAGTGCGGCTTGCCGCTCAAGGTGTACGAGCCGAGATGCCAGGTGTTGGTGATCGACGATCCGTCAGACATCACCTTCTTCACCATCAGGACCTTCACCCGGAAGCCGCCCCGGCGAGCGGTCACGTGCCTTCGGTACCTGAGGTTGACGTCGTCCCTTTCCAGGCACCGCTCGGTCGCCCACCCCATCAGCCGTATCCGCCGGTCGAACTGCTCCAACTCCGCTGGCATCCGGATCGCCGGTGCTGCGCCCATCGGTCTTCTCCCTCCCCTCGGGTGTCTCCTCGGTCCAGTGCTTGCGTGAGGTCAGATGGAAGACCTTGCTGTCGGTCGGGCAGGCGTAGACCCGCTCTTCCATCCGGTTGCTGCTCGGTCCCATGCGGCGCCGTTCTCGCTGCGACTTGCGCAGGATCCCGTGAGCTATCGCCTTGGTGTGACGGACCTTCCCGCACCTGCACTGATGGGACTTCGGCGTGGGTGGGGGCCCGGAAGCCACCAGGAGCGTGATGTCGTACTCGTGGACGAACCGCATGATGTCGTCGTAGGTCTTGAACACCGACCACCGTGGCTGGTCCCCGCCCTCGGGCAGGTAGGCGCCTGTGTAGTCGAAGTGGATCTGGTCGGCGTCGGTCTCCACCTTGCGCCGCGTGTAGACGGCTCGGGCCCAGAACTCGCCCTGTCGCCCTGTCACGGTCTGCTTGAGCAGGGGCTTGTCCTTGGACCGGAGTTCCTCGCGCGAGGTCGTCCAGCCGTGTCGGTTCAGATGCGTCTCGAACTCTTCGAGTGTCTTGACGAACCCCCCTATAACTTCCTGCATGTCGGTCCTTTCGTTGTCCGGATATGACGAAACCCGCCCCGGGGGAGCCGAGGGCGGGTTCCTTGTCGAGAGGGCTGGATTCGAACCAGCGACAAACGCCTTATCAGGGCGGTGCTCTACCAGGCTGAGCTACATCTCGTGAACCCGACGACACCGGCCTTCGCCATCCGATGCCGTCAGGAAGTAGTGGAACCCTACCGCTTTTCAGCGGGTGTTACTAGGTGTTTCTGATGCGAAATCAGCTCTTGACCCACCGAGCGAACTCGCCGGTGATGCCGTCGTACAGCTCCTCGTCGGTCACCTGCGACGGCTTCGGCGCCCTGAAGTGCGAGACGATGTCCTCGCGGCCGGTGCCGAGGTTGTCGAGGGTGTTGAGGTAGGGCACGCTCGAACCGAAGGACACGAAGGCGATGAAGACGTTCTTGCCGCGCAGCGACCGAATCTTCTCGGTGGTCTCGGCCCTGAAGGCGGGGTCGCCGTCGGTCTGGAAGATGACGAGGGCCGGGTCGGTGGAGCCGGACTTCCCGTAGTGCTCCACCATGGCGTCGATGGCGGCGATGTAGTTGGTACCTCCCCACTGCGCCTGGGAGGACAGCCGCTCGGCGGCGCCGATGTAGTCGGTGACGCTGACTTCCTGGATCTTCTCGGCGTGGTCGGCGAACAGCACGACCGGCACGATGCCGTCGTCGTCGAGGTTGGCCGACAGGCCCAGCGCCCGCTCGGCAAGCTTCTGCACGTCACCGTTGCGGTAGTAGCTCGACATGGATCCCGAGTGATCCAGGACCAGGTAGACGGCCGCCTTCAGGTCGCCGATGCCGTGCTTGACCAGGGAGATGCGGGCCTTCTCGACCAGCGCACCCATGTCGGCGGGGATGTCCTTGTCCTTCTTGGTGAAGAAACCCATGCTGTCTTTCTCCTTCGGTTGTACCGCGATGATCTGCGGATTCCCCCCGCCTCCGGCGGTGTGCCGAAGACGGAGAGGACTCGCAGGTCAGGCGGAGGCCATGATCTGGCGGACGAGGTCGTCGCGGTCGTCGTACTTGACGTCGATGCGCTTGTCGACCTTCGTCAGCTCCCAGAAGCCGGGCTTCCCGGGCGTGGGGGTGAGAACGCCCATGACCCACGTGTTCTCGGTGGAGGTCATCGGGGGCTTCACGGTGAAGATCGGGTTCTTGGCGTCGGAGGCCATGTCGTAGAGCTTGAACTTGGGGTTGTCGGCGCCGCCGAAGCCGGACGTTCCGGTGATCTTGTTCATGGCCTGGTTGATCTTCTTGTAGGCCGTGATGGCGAGGTAGATCTTGTCGACACCGGACGGAATGCGGCCGAGGTGGAGGTCGATGATCTCGTCGTCGCCGTCGGCCTTGCCGTTCTCGTTGTCGCCGGAGTGCAGGACGGAACCGTTGTCCAGCGGGTCGTTGTTGTTCAGGCCCGCGAGAGCGGTGGGCTGGCCGTTCTCCACGATGAGGGCGACCGCGTCGATGTCGGCGCCGACGAAGCGGGAGAGCATGCCCTTCAGGCCGCCCTGACCCCGGGAGGAGACGTCCCACGCGGCGCCCAGTCGGATGTGGCCGTCGAGGGTGAGCGAGTTGCCGCTCGCGAGGTGCTTGTTGAAGTCAACCGTGGTCATCTGTTCTTTCTCCGTTTCCTTGGACCGCCGTTCCCCTTGGCGATCGTCTAAGTAGATAGTGACACACGCACCGACACTTCGCAACCGTCTCCGGTTAGAAAGTGTCAGGCACGGGTGGGCGCGACCGCCGACATTCAGCAGCCGCGTCCTGTGTGCCGAGGTCAGTCCTCGGGATGTCCGTCCGGCTCGGTGGTATCCGAACCGCCGCCCGTCGACCCGTCCTCGCTGTGTCCGTGGTTCACGGGGATGCGGTCGAGCGTCACTCCTCCCCCTCCTCGGTATGCGCCTGGCTGTTGCCGGACGACTCCTCACCGGACTGCGAGGCCAGGTACTGCCCGGCCTCCGCCGATAACTTCTTCTCCTCGACCCGGGCAGCGGTCGCCGGGTAGTTCGACCAGTTCACCTTGAAGCCCATCAGCCCTGCTCCCCCTCGGCGCTCAGGTTCGCCCACTCCTCTTCGACGGCCTCCATGAACGGCCTGACCCTGCCCTCGCGAACCGCAGCCAGGGTCTCGGGGAAGCCGATCGCACGCAGGGCCTCGGCGAACTCCTCGGAGTGCTTCCGCTCCAGAGCCATCTCCCCGGCCACGGCCACGAGCATCGAGTCGGGGAACTTCGACCAGTCCGGCTGTTCGCTCACTTCTGCTCCTCCTCGCGGGCATCGATCGCCGCGTGCATCGCCGCGTGCAGGTCGTGACACTGCTGGACCAGCTCGGCGCCCAGGTCGGGAACGTCCGGAACCGGCTCGTTGTAGTCGCTCACTTCTTGACCTCCGGCGCCTTGTTCTCCGAGGTGGACTCGGACCAGAAGGTGATGCCGTCGCGCTCGTTCTTCTTGACCTTGGCGTCCTGCTTGGCGCCGACGGTGGGGGACTGCCCCTCGGTGGTGGTGGTGGTGGACGAGGACGGCTTGAGCCAACCCATGGTCTTTCTCGCTTTCCTGTGTGGTGTTACCTGATGGTGTTGCTGAAGGCGGCACACGTGGGGCAGAAGGCCCCGTACCAGTGGCTCACCAGGGATCCCGGTCGAGATCCGACGGCTTGCCGATGGCGGCGCGGTGCCGCCTCCAGTCCTGGAGCTGCTCGGCGTAGGACTGTTCGTTCCAGTCCGATCCGAACGCCCCTTGCTCAGGGCACGGGATGCACCCTGTGGAGCACACGTGCTGCCCAATGTGTCCGCGCTGCTTGGAGCATCCGTGGGATCCCCAGAAGACCCGGCAGGTCCCCTTGCGCTCCAGCGCCCGGCGCCTCACGTCTCCTCCTGGAGGATGGCGGCGATGGCCTCCAGCTTCTCCAGCGGGATGCGGGACATGCCCTCACGGACGATCTTGTCGTTGATGACCGCACGGGCAGCGCTGGTGCGTGCGACCGTCTCGGCCTCCTCCAGCGTCCGGAAGTAGCGGTGTCGGTAGTTGTCCTCGACGTGCTGGCTGTCGATGTCGAACGTCCGCTGGCGCGGGTCGCCGCTGCCGTACTCGATGTCGCACTTGGTGCGCCGGACGGCCACAACCTCACCGTCCCAGCCCTCGTCGGGCTGACCGAGGCGGCGCCCGTTGACGTCGAAGACCTTGACCTTCATACCGACGTAGATGTCCTTGCGTTCCATCAGAATTCCTCCTTGGTTCTGGCCTGGAAGTCACGTCTCCGCGCTTCGCAGTACAGGTGGTCGAAGTAGGGCCCGAACTCGAACTCCACGTTCCGGGCGGCCAGCTCCCGGGCGAAAGCGCCCGAGGTGTACTCGGGGTGGACCATGCCGCCCTCCGGCACAAGACGGTTCGCATTCCACGCCGGGTAGGCCGCGTAGTCGATGACCTGGTCGGTGTCCGACCGGTAGATCAAGCGGTGGATCAGACGGTCCTTGAGGTAGACATGGAACACCTCGCGCTGCGTGGTCACGCCGCACAGAAGCGTCCGTTCGTGCAGGGAAGGGGTGGCGTCCCACGTGATCATGGTGTCGGGATTCTTCATCCTCTCCACCTCCTCCATCTCGGAGAGGTCCATCAGAATTCCTCCCTGATCGGTCCCTGGAAGTCCCTGTGCCAGGACTGGCGGTACAGCGAGTCGACGAACCCGAGCCAGAAGAACCAGGCCCCCTTCGCCGCCGCCTGGCACACGAAGTCGAAGTCCGACCACTCGGCCCGGAAGCAGTGTCCGTGGACCAGCTCACCGACAAACCAGGTGGGGCGGTGGGTGTACTCGCTCAGACCCATGGCGTGGTCGTGGACCAGCCGGTGGATCTCGTGGCCCTTCAGGTAGATGTGGATACCGTGGCCGTTGGCCATCGAGCCGACGAGCAGAGTCCGGTCCAGGTCGTGCACCAGATCGTCGGCACGGATCGTCTGGGCCTTGCCGCCCAGGGTCCGCACGGTGGCGAGCTGCTCGCGGTTCACGTCAGCCTCCTCTCCAGTTCGTCGGCCGCGCTGTGGAACACGCTCTCCATGTCCGGCGGCCCCCACATCTCGGTGTTGTAGTCCCAGACGGCGGTGGAGGATCTGGCGAGGTTCTTCAGGACGGCCACCAGTTCCTCGCGGATCATGGCGCGGATCTCGTCCCGGTTCACCCGATCTCCTCACGGATCGAGGCGTGCAGGTGGAAGTTCTCGACGCGCTTGAACCGGTTGTCGTCGAACGGCAGGTACGGAACGTCAGCGCCGGACCGCTTCAGCAGCAGGGCCATCAGGGCCGTGGTGGACTCGGGGTAGACCCGCTTGTCCGGGACCAGGCGCAGCGCGTCCCAGGCGCGGAAGTAGTCGTAGGAGCGGACCACGGACCCCTGCGCCTTCTCGTCGAACACGAGGCGGTGGATCAGGCTGTCCTTCAGGTAGACGTGAAAAGTGCTGCGGTCGCAGGTGTAGCCCAGCAGCAGCGTCAGCATGCGGGGGCCCTCACGGAAGGCGTAGCTGTCGATCTGCGGCGGGATCATGGCGTCCAGCAGGATGCTGTACTCGGTGCGGTTCATGGTTCAGATCTCCTTCGTACTCATGGGGTTGTCGCCGGACGCCTCGGTGTTGACGTCGCGCCACTTGACCCATTCGAGGTTGTAGCCGTGGCCCAGCTTGTTCGGGCATGCGAGCTTGGAGCCTGGAGAGTTCGGTCGTTCACAGAGGAGGATTCGGCAGCCGCAGATGAGAGTCACTTCGACATCGCGGACTGACACTCGCGCAACCTTGCGGGCCATCAGTCCTCCATCAGGTACTCGTTGCTGGGGTACCGGCCCGCCGCATGCAGAGCGATCTCGATCTCGCGGTCCTTGCGGCGGGTAGGCGGCTGCTGGAGGGCCCAGTCGCACGATCCCGGGATGATGTAGATGTCGCGCTTCTCCTTGTCGAAGCCGATCGCGTCCATCGAGTTGCAGTAGAAGTTGCCGTTGTAGACGATCATGTCGCCGCACTTCAGGCACTTCACCGGCGTTATCGTCGCGGCGTCGTGGCGCAGGATGTGCTTGCTCATGTCAGTCCTCCTGATCGTTCGGGGTGAAGGGGTGGCGCCAGGAACGCTCGGAGTCGCCGGGGCACACCTTGCACTGCGCGCCGCCCAGCCCCTCGGGACCCTGGTGCTGCTTGAAGGTGTGACCGCAGCGGCACAGTTCCAGCGCCTCCATGTCGGCCACGAGCTGGCGGTGAGTCGGGCAGTACTCGTCGGTCTCGGCCACCTCCTCGTCGCAGTACTCCGGTGGCGTCTCCAGCGTTCCGGGCCGGGACTCGAAGGTGCACAGGACCGGCTCGTCGTCGTAGGTGATCACTTCTCTCCTCGCATCTTCCTGTTGATGATCGTGATTCCGTTGGGCTGCTCCGCCTGGACCCAGTCGACCTGGTAGCCATGCCCCAGACCTGAACCGCATCCGAACTTGGCGCCGTGGAACGGTACGACCCGCGTCTTGGTGGTGCACTTGCACGCGAGGTGGACGGTGATCAGGGCCGTCCTCCGGGGCCGGTGGTACGGGTCACTTCCGATCGTGATGGCCATTCCGCTCCGCTCTCAGTGGTGTGGGGCCGGGCGCCCGGTTCGGTCCAGGCGCCCGGTAAACGCGGGCTGGTCAGCCCTTGTACATCCGGATCTCGTGCTTCGTCATCCGGCGCACGGCCACCGACGACAGGCACTGGCGGCCGTCCGTGCGGTACGACTGCGGCTCGTTGATGTGCCGCGCAATGAACCCACGAGCAGGCAGCTCCTCGATCAGGCGCTCCAGCTTGTCCTCGTGATCGATGCTGACCACGGACTTGCCGTACTCGTCGAAGATGGACCAGCCGAGCAGCAGCTCGTACGGCTCGATCAGGCGCTCGGCGCGGAAGGACCGGTCGAACACGATGGTGTACCCGTCCTTGCGACGAGAGACGTCCCTCCACTCGTCAGCCAGCCCGAGCTTCCCCGCGAGCAACTCCACCTGCCTGTACGTGCCGGTCTTCGGCATCGGCTCCTGGACGGACTCGACCTCGACGAGCCAGTTGTCGAACACCTCGCCCAGCGCCTCGCTCAGGCTGGCGTGGGGCTTGCACCGGCCGCACAGCTTGGTCGGCACACGGTCCCGGGTGGCCCGCCCGTCACTCATCAGCGGGGCGCCTTCGAGCAGGACGTCCTGCACCCTGTCCCGGCGGGCGTAGTGGTACTTGATCTGGTAGTTCCGGTCGACCTTGTCGGCGACCATCGGGCACACGGCCAGGTGGATCACCGGCTGGAGCATGGTCGGCGAGACCTTCACCTCGGACGAGTTCGGGTGGTAGGTGACCCAGGTCCGGGGGCCCAGCTCGGCGTCCTCGGCGTCCTGTGCCATCTTCGCGGCGATCTCCTGCTTGGAGATCTCGTTGAGACGGTGCGCCTCGCGCATCCCCTCGACCTCGTCGTTGCGGGCCTGGATCCGGTCGACGGTGCCCTTGTAGGCGGCCCAGATGGTGCCCGCTGCCTCCTCGCACTCCTTCAGGGCCTTCTCGTACGCCTCCTGGGCGGCGTCACGGCGGGCGGCGACCTCACCGATGTTGGTCAGGAAGGTCTGGTACGCCTCGGTCCAGCGGGTGTGCTCCTCGTCGCTGGCCCGCGCCACGTTCTGCCCGTAGAAGTCGCCGCCGTCCTCCAGCGGGTCGCCCCACACTTGGTCGGTGATGTGCAGGACGGTGTGGTCATCGAGCGAGTCGTACGGGTAGAGCGCGTCGATGTCGGTGTCGACCTTGTAGAAGGTGGGCTCGTTCATGGATGTTCTCCTGTCAGATGGCGAGGCGGTTGCGCTCGGAGTTCTGGTAGGTGATAGCGGCCTCTTCGGACTCGAAGTCCCGGATCCACCACCCTGTCTCGCACTGCACACGGACCGCGTAGCGGCCCATCCTCAGAAGAGGGCACAGGAAGACGGTGAGGTCGGTCTCGCGGACCGCCGGTCTGCTGCCGGGGCGGGTGTCGTCGACTCCTGTGAAGTAGTTGACCTGGCTGCCCCGCGCCATGGCGTCGCGGATGGTCGTTGCCTGGTAGGGCGTGACGTCGGTACGGCGCCGGATGTCACTGTGCTCGATCCAGCGGGGCCGGTTCGGGTTGATGACCTCACCGTTGCGGGTCTCGATCACGGCTCGCTCCAGTAGGAGATCGACAGCTTGCTGTTGGGCCCCTCGGGGTGACGGAAGACGACGTCGCTGCCTTCCTTCAGCTTCTCGACGATCAGGGCGTATGCCTGGAGGGCGATGTTCACCGCGTCCTCCTCGACCAGATCGGTCATCTGGGTGATCTGGTCGAGTGCCTGCACGCCTCGCTCGTGGAGTCCGACGTGGATGGTCCGCTCGGCTCTGAACCGGAACGGAGGAGTTTCGTCGTTCATGCGCGCAGCTTCTTCAGGGCGACGACGGCCTCCTGGTAGGCGATGCCCGGACTGGAGCCCGACGCCAGGACGCTGCCCATGGAGAGGTAGGAGCTGACCTCCTCCTCCTTCATCGACCAGACGCCGACCGGCACAGCGGCGATGAGCTGCGGGATGCCGAGCACGAGGTCCGCGAAGTAGATGTTGCCTCCGCCTCGGACGTGGATGAGGTTCTCCTCGACCGCCTGGTACTCGGTGGCGTAGTCGTCGGCGAACCAGATGGCGCCGGACAGGTTCTTCTTGTCGATGGCGACGCCCGCAGAGCCGGTGGCCCGGGATGCCATTCTCGGGTTCTCGCCCCGGTTCGCCGCGAAGACGGAGCGCCGGTGGTTGTAGACGGAGAGCGCGGGGTCCGTGCCACCGTGGGTTTCCTTGTGTGCCCCGGTGACGGCGGCGTAGCCCTTGGCCAGGGCGAAGGTGACGATGTTGAAGTTCATGGTGTTCCCTTCCTGGTGGGGCGCCCGTCTCGGTGGACAGGCGCCCCGTTGCCGGTGGCGAACTACTTGTTGTCCTCGGTGCCCGGGAGGGGGCCGTCGTCCTGCTCGTCGTGCATGTCGCGGACGGTCTGCTCGATCGTCTCGGTGCTCTCGGCGCCGCTGGACGTCCAGTCCTTCCAGCCCATGTCTGTCTCCTTCGTTTGTTGTTGCTGCCGTGTCGCTTTGACGATGACCAAGCTAGCATCGGGTCGAGACGTTAGACAACCGCCAAGGCGTTTCTGGGCACCCGGAATCGGGGATTCACGGGGTGTATATGAACCGTAACGGCCGGTTGACCTGGGCGTTCATGTGCTCATGTGACCCCCGTCACAACACGCCGGGTCGTCCTGTAGTCGACCTGCCACTCTCCGCACAAAACCGCAGGTCAAGATAGGGGGCCGGAAATCCGACCACGTCACGGGGGTAGACGGAAATCCGACCACCCCTACCCAAGATCCAGGTCGGTCTGTATGGTGATCACCGGAAAGGGAGGAAGACATGCCGAAGCCCGTACTCGTGAGCGAGACCGCGATCACCGACAAGAACCTGAGCGCCAAGGCCAGGGGGGTCCTTGTGTGGCTTCTCTGGGCGCGGGAGCGCCAGTTGTTCGTGTCCATGAAGAGGATGAAGGAGGCCGGACTTGGCGGCCCCGAGTCGGTGAGGACGTCGCTCATCGAACTGGAGGAGGCGGGCTACCTCTTGCGCAAGAGGACGCTCGACGGGAACGGAAAGATCGTGTTCACGGAGTACATTCCGACGAACACCCCCAACAAGTTCTGACATGCCAAAGGGCCCAGGATTCGCACTCCTGAGCCCTTAGAGTTTGGCACCGCAGATCACGAGGATCCGGGACATCCGACCACCCGGAACGTACCACGCTTGACGCGTGCCAAACCACGTGAGCTGCGGTGCCTCTCCACCGAAAGAGGTACTGATGAGCAGTTACCCGGGCCGCCTGAAGCGTGGCCCCATGGGCGCCGATGTCATCGGCAAGCACTTCACCCAGATCTACAACGGCGCCCTCCGCGACCGCCGTCTCAGCGCGAAGGCGCGCGGGATCCTCGCGTGGTCGCTCACGCACGAAGACGGGTTCGGATTCTCGGTGGCCGCCATGGTGGCGGCTGGGCTTGGAGGTGCGAATGCCGTCTCCACCGGCCTGGCCGAGCTGGAGAAGCTGGGTTACCTGAGGCGTGATCGCGAGCGAAACGAGAAGGGTCACCTGGGACAGGCCGTCTACCTGCTGACCGACATGCCGCAGGGACTTCCCGCGCTGAACGAACTTTTGGCCAAGGGTCTGGAAATCTCGGAGCCCGCCAAGGAAACGCCCAGGTCAGAGCCTGAATGCGATTTTCCTGCACAGGTGGAGGGTGGGGGATTTGTACCTATCCTCGGTTTTCCTGATCAGGCTGATCCTGGTCAGGCCGATCGGGCACATAAGAAGACTCCCTTCGTAGAAGACCATGCCTTTACTCCGTTGAAGGCAGGCAAGAACACTCCTCCTCCTCCCTCCTCCGTCGGTGCGGGTTCGCACGACGCGACGCCGGAGGCGCCGCTGGAGGATGAGGAGGAGATGAAGGGCAGGGACGACAAGCACACCCCCTCGGCTCCGCCGGAGGAGTGGAGCGCCGGGCGGGCTGCCTTCGAGGAGGCCACTGACGGGGTCCAGGAGGCCCTGCTGGGGGCTCTGGGGTTCCTGGGGACCCTCCCGGGCCTGAACGGCCTCCAGAACGGCTCCTACGGCTTCCTGGCCGAATCGGTGGTTGAAGCCTTCGACGCCGGGTGGACCGAGGACACCCTCCGAACCTGGCTGAAGCCCCTCATCGACCCGACCAAGGCCAAGAACCCCGGCGCCGTGCCCACCTGGTACGCCCGGCACCTCGGCGGCCTGCCCGACGCGCCCAAGCCGGTCGTCCCCCTGTGCAACCACCCCGGTCACCAGCAGGCGCCGAAGAAGGACCCGGTCAACGGCGGCTGCTTCTTCTGCAACACCCAGGCCGCCACCGGCCCCCGCACCAAGACGGCAATGAAGGGCAACGACGTCGTCGAGACCACCGACGCGCTCACCGCCAGGGCCCTGTGCCGCCAGGCCGTGGCCACCCGGTTCAAGATGACCGAGCCGCCGGAGACCGAGACCTCCGCCCTCAGGGCCTGGCGCGAGGCCGACGAGAACCGCCGGAAGGCCAACGACCTCCTCCGCACCGAGGTCTAGTTCGAAAACCGGTAGGGACCGGGTTGGAAACCGGCTCGGTTCCTGCTAGGTTCACCTCGGGAAACCCCCTCTAGGCTCTACTGGCACCTAGGGTGGCTGCATCCAGCCGGGTGATGTGTGGATCGATGTTGGCGCGTCGGTTCACAGGCTTACATCACCCGGCTTTTCCATGTGCACCGATAGTCTTCCGATCACCTGTCAAGATCGGAACCGGGACACCATGAGACTCATACGCCCTGCCGCCGTCGCTGCCCTTCTTCTCCTCCTCGCCGGATGCGGAACCGCCCCCGAGGACGTCGGCCGCGACTACGGGCAGACCATCAGAAACCCCGGAGCGCCGGTCGACTACGAAGGCGTCAGCGCCGACCAGTACGCCGCCTGCATCTCCCGGTCCATCGACCTCTACGACGAGGACACCGACCAGACCGCGTTCATCGACGCCTGCGTGACCGCCGCCCGGACGTGACCGCCGTCACGTACTCCGTGCCCAGTAGTGGGCACCGTCCGTCAGCGGGAAACGACATGCTCCTCCTGTCGCGAAACGCGCGGCACGGAAGGAGAAAACGATGAGCACCACCCGGATCAACACCGTCGGCTTCCTCAACGACACCAGCCACGCGGACTCGATCGGCCGCCTTGGCATGTCGGTCCTGAGGAGCGGCGTCAGCCCGTCCGCGACCGTGGCCCTCGTCCGGCTCACCTGCCAGGCGTTCGACGACGTGAAGGTCACCGGCCTCGACGACTTCGACTACAGCGACGACGACCTGCGCGAGCTGAAGTCGATCTCCCTGATCCACTGGATCGGCGCCGACTGGGTGAAGCTCGTCTGACGGGTTCTGGACCGACAGGAAGCCACTTGGTACAGTCGGCACATGGTAGGGGGTCGCCAAGATTTATCCAACTTCCCTGCCACGAGAAAACCGCCCGGTTTCGTCTCGCAAACTTCCCCGAGCGGCTTCTCTTCTAGATGTATTGCACGACGCAGGTCATGAGCTTGCGCAGGTTACGGCCCCACCTTCCTGGTGCGGGCCGTTCCGCTTTTCCGGGACCTGATGAAACGTCACAGGTCAGAGTGGTGTTTTCGAACGGGTGCGTGCTACGTTTCGCTCGCCTCGTTGCACAGCGGCGGAGTCGGTCCTTGGGGGGAATCATCCGGCTCCGCCGCGAGCATGTCCGGGGAAAAGCGCGAGGCCGGGAACCCGGTCTGCCCCAGGTTCTCCGGCCCCGCTTCCAGAAGCCCACGGCCCCTGGCAGCACTCACACCATACGCCGCACCGGCCGGAGTGTGTGCAGCGGAACCACCTCATGGTCACGGAACTCGTGTGACGCCATGCTGTTCAGCTCCGCCGAGTTCATCCTCAGCAACGCCTCCGCCTGCTCCGCCGGAGAACCGTCCATCGCCGCGACCCCCGCCCGGTTGTAGCCCGTGAACCCCGCGTGGTACGCCCTCGGCGCCACCGGATACACCGTCGACATGCCCGCCCGCTCACGCAGCCGGTTCAGCACACCGTCCTGTTCCGCGTGCGGCGCCGGTATCTCGGAGCCCGGGAAGTACTTCCGGCAGTAGCCGACCGGGTCGAAGAAGTACTTGTCCGTCACGTGGGGCACGACCGCCCGGACCGAGTCCATCGGCAGCGACACGCCCAGCGACTGGTACGAGGTGTGCCGCCACACCGTCTCCCAGTGCTCGTCCGGGATCTTCTCGTCGTCGGCGTACCTCCACCACCGCAGGTGCGGCGCGCCCGGCTCAGGCGTCGGCTCGTTCTGGTTGCGGCAGGCGGAGATGGCGAAGACCGAGTCGCCCGCGAGGGCGTGGGTGCGGCGGTGGAAGTCGAAGTAGCCGTCGGAGACGAAGATGTCCTCCTCGACGATGTGCACCCGCTTCCACGGTCCGGTCGACGCGTCGGCCAGCGCCTTCATGATGTTGTACGAGTTGCCGCGCCCGTACCGCTTGGGCCGGACCGTCACGTCGGCGAAGACGTTCTCGTTCGTGGCGAAGTCGACGGCCTCCTTCTCCACCAGCGGGCTGTAGCCCTCGTCCAGCAGCAACCGGAACATCAGGTTCCCGTCGTACTGCGCGGCGGCGGCCGACAGACGCTTCAGACACGCGCGGGCGAAGCCCGGCCGCTTCCACAGCGGCACCAGCACGAGATCCATTCCCTCTATCCCTCATTCCCTCTAGACCACTGTGGGTGGTAGCCTGCTCCTCCACGAAGAAGGAGGTACGACATGCTGATCAAGCTGGACTCCAAGGGCCGGGCCACCCTGCCCAAGTCCCTGACCGACGGACACGGGCTGTACGAGGGCCGCATCAACGACTTCGGGCACATCGAGCTGACCCCGGTCCGCGTCGAAGTCGTGCCGATCATGTCCGTGGAAACCGCGTTCGGCCGGACCGGTGCCGAGATCTTGCGGCAGTCCGACACCCCGGGCTCCGGGGAGATGATCCGGCGGGACCTGGACGAGAACCTGGAGGAGTACCTCGCCCGCCTCGACAAGATGAGGGACGAGTGAAATTCCAACTGGCGTTCACCAGGCGAGCCCACGCCGGACGGGCCAAGATCCAGAAGTCCGGTAATCAGGGCAAGATCAAGCAGATGAAGAAGGCCCTGAACCTGCTGGAGAACGAAGGACCCGCATACCCCTCGCTCCAGTCGCACCAGGCCACCGGCAAGCCGTTCGGGCGCGCCAACTGCTGGATCTCCTACATCCGCACAGGACCAGGCGGCGAACGCATAGTCTGGGCCTACGGGGACCGCACCGGCGAGATCCAGGTTCTCGACATCGAGTACATCGGCGCCCACGTCGACCCGTGAGCACACAGCCCCGCAGAGGTGCAGTCTGCGGGGCTTCTTCATGTCACACGTCCAGCACGACGACGCTCGTAACGTAGCCGTCGCCGGTCCGCGTCAGCGTCCGGTAGGGGATCGAGTGGGTCTGCGCCCACGGGACGATCGCATCGCCCTTCGTGGCGTCGCCCTCCGTGCCGCCGACGTCGTCGATCAGGATGATGCCGCCGTCGTCCAGCAGGTGCTTGGCGATGAAGTACTCGTGCAGGATCAGGTTCGGGTCGTTGTCGCTGTCCAGCAGGATCACGTCGAACAGGCAGTCGCCGGAGGCCATCAGCTTCGCCAGGACATCCACGCTGTAGCCCTGATGGAGTTCGACGCCCTTCGTCAGGATCGTCCCCTCCTGCGTCGGCTCCAGGCCCGGACCCTCGTCCATCAGGCCGTCACGCATCAGGACCATGTGTGCCACCGACACGTCCAGATCGACCGAGACCGACATGCCGCCGTTGGCCTGCACCCACTTGGCGAACGTCCACGTCGACCAGCCGTCGTTGATCCGGTACTGCTCGCCGCCGTTGCGGATGCAGCCGGTCTCCAGGATCCGCAGATCCTTCTTCCCCAGCTTCTCGGCCAGTCTCTCCAGCTCACCGTTCAGCAGCTCGTTCATGTGCATGGGCTTCACAGCTCCTTCAGGAGTTCCAGCGCCTTCATCTGGAAGGCGGCGGTGGCGTCGAGCGTGTACTGCCGCGCCTGGGTGGACACCGAGTGGCGGTGTGCCGGGTGAAGGGAAGAGGCCAGGCGAACCGTGTCCGCGAGGTCGTCGGCCGCCACGTGATATTCGCGGGCCATGTGCCGGGCCATCCCCCCGCGCACCGGAACCAGGAAGCCCCGGCCGGGCTGGACGTGGTCGCTCATCGGCGAGGCGTTGGTCGTCACCACCAGCGCGCCGGTCGACATGCCCTCGGTGATGTAGTGGCCCCAGCCCTCCGACTTCGAGGGGCACACGTGGATTGCGTGGGAGTTCATCTCCTGCACGAGGGCTTCCTGCGGGATCCTCGGCAGCACACGAACGTTGGCCGGGACCTTCAGCGGATCGGCGGAGATGATCGTGAGCGGCGGGAGATCCTTGTGTGTCTGCCACGCCGACAGCACCGCTTCGGTGCCCTTCAGTGACGACTTGCCCCGCAGGTGCAGGCAGTGCGGCTTCTTCTTCACCGACGGGTCGTACAGGTCGCGCGTCATGAAGCCCGTCAGATGCGCCGGGAGACCGTAGCGCCGGTAAACATCCTGCGCCTCCAGCGACTTGGCCCAGAGCTGGTCGAACGTTTTCAGGTAAGGGCGCCAGACGACGGGAAACCATTCCAGGTTGAAAATGCCGATCTTCTTGTCGGCGTACCTGGCCAGAGCGTGGTTGTACAGCTCCAGGAAAATGGCTATGTCGCAGCGCGGCATGACCGTCTGCTTCCAGTGGAACCGCCGCACCGCATATCCGGCTGCGGTGAGCATGTCCTCCAGGAGCTGCATGTCGGTGCTCAGGCCCACGCCGTTGTCGTTGCTGATCAGGTGGACGGTCGGTGAACTCACCGGCTTTCATCCTTTCGTTGACGACGGGGAGAAGGCCAGACTACGCGTCACCGACCACACCCGATTCCACACAGAACCGTACCTCTGAACTAGCTCAAGAGGAGTATGGAGTCCCCGCCGGGACGGGCATCCTCGTCACATGACCAAGAACGAGCGCGCCAAGCGCGAAGAAGAGGCCCGCAAGCGCCGGAACGGGTACCGGCCGACCACCACCTACACCGACGAGGCCAGCCACTTCGCCTCGACCGGCAACCTGTTCAGCTCCTCGTCGTCCTCCGACTGCTCCTCGTCCAGCTCGTCGGACTCCGGCTCCTCCGGCGGAGGGTGCGACTGATCTCCCCGAACAAACCAAGGAGTTGGACGACCACCACCTGAATCTGTACTGTGCGAGTGGGCCTTCTCCGTTGCCAGGCCAGCAGGAAACACCATGTCCTTGCCGGGACCTGGTGGTACGGGAAAGCCGCCTTGTGCGACAGACGGGGCGGCTTCTCCTTGCAGGGGCTTGACGTCCATGCAACCCCCTCGATACGGTCCCGTCGAAGTCATCCGACCGACAAAGGACTCGCATGCCCAACTGGGCCGTAAGCGTCACCTTCGCCCCGTTCCCCGAGGACATGGACGACGACAAGATCAGCGCACTGATGGGGGTCACCGGAAGCGGCCTGACCTACAACGGGCCGCTCAAGTCCTTCACTCTCATGTGGGAACAGGACGCCGACACCCTCGACGAGGTCACCAGGACCGCCGCCGAGCAGGCACGGAAGTACCTCTCGACCGTCGGCCACGGCGACGAGCCGATCGCCCACATGGAGATCAAGGACTACGAGCAGCCGACCGAGACGGACGACCTGGAGAAGCAGAGCAGCATCGCCTTCTGGCTCGGCGTATCCCGTCAGCGCGTGGCCCAGCTTGCCAAGAAGGACCCCGACTTCCCTGAGGTGGTCATGCACCTCCAGGACGGCACGCCGCTCTACCGGCCGATGGACATCATGCGTTACGCCAGGGCCCGCAACGAGAAACTGGAGAAGTCCAAGGACTGAACTCCGCCTACCAGCCCGGTCCTTCGAGGGCCGGGTTTTTCCATGCCCGGACACACGGAAACCCCCGGCCGAAGCCGAGGGTCCGAGGAGAGCAGGAGCCCCTGAGCACCACCGAGAGGAACATGGGATCCTGCGGACACCAGGATGGCACAGGGCGGCCGAGTCCGTCAGGTGCGCCGCGCCGGATCCTGACCGCGCCGGATCTCTGCGATCCTCACCGCAGACCGGGCCGCCACACCCACCACCATCGACAGGGTCACGCCCAGGATCCCGACCACCAGCACCAGAGCCGTCGTCACGCTCACACGACCTCCTCGATCTGCGCGGCCATTTTGTCCGCCGTCACTGAACCCCCGCGCCAGCGCCACTCCTCCAGGCCCCGCGCGTCGAACAGCACCACCAGCGGTGTGCCGGACCCCGTGTAACCCTCCACACCGGCCTGCGAATCCGTCACGTCCACCGTGAACACGTCGACCCCGGGGAAACGGCCCGCCACCTCACGCACCTGCGGCATCACGGCGGCACATGGAGAACAGCCCTGTTTGTGGAAGAACACCAGGGACGGTCCGGCCAGTTCGGTCAGGCGCCGGGCCATCACCGCAGGAGAAACATCGATCAGGCTCATGTCGGACCCCACAGCTAGGGTTGGGCGATGTCGATCAATCATGTCACGTACCCGAAAGCGGGCCCCACCGAAGTCGTGAACGTCATCGCCTGGCGAAGGCCCGACTTCCTGCGCGCCACCTTGATTCGACTCGCCCTCGCACACCGAACTGGCATCCACTACCGGATCAACATCGACCACGGTGCCGACGACGAGATCTACCCGCCCATCGGGAAATTCGCCGAAGCCGTCGGCGCCGACAACGTCGAACTCATCGAACGGGAACCGCACCACAATCCCGGCCCCACCCGGAACATCCTGTGTGCCCTGCACGAGTCGATGGAGTACGGCGCCGAGTTCGTCCACTCCATCGAGGACGACATCTTCATCAACAAGCACTACTTCGACTACCACCGCACCGCGCACCGGCTGAACCCCCAGGCGTTTTGCACCACCGCCTACACGCCGCAGCCCAAGATGCCGTTCCACCCCTCCGACCACAGCCTCGCCACCCTCAGGCCCTACGCCCCCACCGTCGCCATCAGCTTTCGCACCGAGATGCTGGCCAGGATCCTCAAGTGGCTGCCACTCAGCTACCTGGACGACATGGTCGCCTACAACGCCCGCGTGTTCCGCGACCACCCCTGCGGGCCCCACGAATGGGCTGGGATCGACGGAGCCTTCGGCCGCGTCCGGCGCCGGATGAACCTCACCACCGTGTACCCGGTCGTCAACCGGGCCTACCACGCCGGGTACGTCAGCGCCCCTTGTGCTGGAGGAGCCTGCAACAACGAGAACACCCGCGACGGCATCAACAACGGGCCGCACCGCCACGGCAACGAACTCACCGGAACCGTCGAGGAGAGGGCGCACCACCTGCTCAGCCTCAAGGCCGAAGACCTCAACGCCCTCTCCGACGAGATCACCCGCGACTACACGTGGGCCGACCTCGACGCCGACTACGGCCCGGTCACTTCCCTCGTGCGCTGAGCGCCCGCGCGATGCCCTCCTCCAGCGACACCTTCGGCATGTAGTACTGGTTCAGCAGCGCCGGATCACCGACCCGGTAGTGCACACCCTCCGGCGCATCCAGTTTCATGTCGAAGGCGGGCTCGTGACCGACCTGCCTGCACACCTCACGGACGACCTCCACCATCGAGGTACCGACCCCTGTGCACAGGTTCACCGGCCCGTAGACCTGCTCGTCGACCAGCGCCAGAATCGCACCCACGACGTCGTCGATGTGCACCCAGTCCCGCGTCTGCGAACCATCGCCCCAGATCGTGAACGGGTCCTCGCGGCGCAGCGCCCGGCCGATGAACGCGCCGAACGGCCAGTTCTCCCCCTGGTCCTCGCCGTATCCGGAGAACGGGCGGACCACGGTCACCGGAAGGCCGGACCGGTCCACCTCGCGGGCCATCTTCTCGCCCATCAGCTTCACCGTGCCGTACGCCGCGTCACCCGGCTCCGGACGAGTGTGGTCGATGTCGCCTTCCCGCAGCCGGTCCGTCAGCCCGCGCCTCTGCAACTCCACGGGGTAAGCCGCCGACGAGGACAGGTACACGACGTGCTTCTGCTTCGTGTGCACCGCCCACTCGAACATGGCTGCGTCCAGGTGGGCGTCGTAGACCAGGTTCAGCGGCACGTTGTCGATCGCCATCCGGTGCGGAGCCGTGGCCGCCGCGTGGACCACCAGGTCGTAGACCGTGGTGTCCTCATGGAAGAGATCCAGAGCATCCCTGGGAGGCGCATCCGCGATGTCGCACAGCGCCACCTCGTAGCCTTTCTTGGTCAGGGCCTCGGTCATGTGCCGACCGACGAACCCCGTCGAGCCCGTCACCAGTGCCTTCTTCATCGCCAACCCCATATTCCGTACTTGTAGGGGCCCTCGCTCGGGCGCGGATCCACTTCGGTGTACAGCCAGTGCCGGAACCCGGCCTTCGTAAGCAGTCCGTCTACGTCGCTCTTCGACCAGGACCAGTAGTGCTCTTCGTTTGTGTCGCCCCAATTGTCCACCGGCGTCGACAGAAGGATCATCGAAGCCTTCGCCCGGATCTGCTCCAGTACCGACAGGGGATCGTCCAGGTGCTCCAGCGTCTCGCAGCAGATGAACAGGTCCACATGCGGGATCTGCTCCACCGTCTGCTCGATCGGGCCCGTGTACCTGTGCCCCGGCGCGTAGTCGCCGTAGAACTTCGTTGTCGACTTCACCGCGTTCAGCACGGCGCCGTTCCCGCACGACAGGTCGGCCGCCGATCCGAGACCCTGATCCGCCATCCATACGCCGACTGCCGTCGTCACGCCGATCCGCAGATGATGGTCACGCCACTTCCGGTGGTCGTGCGGCCGGGCGTAGATCCTCTTCAGATCCTCGTCCGACCACCTCGGCCGAAGCCTGATCACCGGCCGATCGCCGTCAGGATCGTCGCCACATCGGCGTCGGACCGCTCCTTCATGTACTTCTCGTACACCGCCGCGTCGTGCGCGAAGACCTCCGGCGCGTTCACCCGCTCGTAGCCCTCGTCGTACTCCGACTTCGAGGCCACCGGGTGCATGTGCTCGACCACCACGTCCGAGACGTACGTCAGGCTCTTCGTCAGGCGTCCGATGTCCCGCCAGTAGTTGTCGATGTACATGTGCCGCAGCCCCGCCGGGGACATGAACTTCAGCGCTCGGACGACCTCGCCGGAAACCGCGAACTGCGTCGGCAGATTCACTCCGTGAATCAGGTCGTTTCCGTACACGATTCCGGGAGTGCCGACCAGCGTCTCCAGATAACGCGCGTCCCATGAAGTCGTCCTCGGGCGGTGGTCGTCGCCCATGAAGCCGAACGCCTTGGCGTCCGGATAGTCGTTGAGCGCCACCTCGACCGCCATGTTCAGCGCGGTCGCCATGTTGCCGGGCGTCGGGCGCACGGTCAGGTCGATTCCGGCGAACACCTCGCGGGAGGAAACCACCGCCTCTTCATAGGCGGGAAGTTCGGGATCGTCGCTGTCCACGGCTATGAGAAGACAGGTGTCAGCGGTGCACGCCAGGGAGAAAGCCTCGGCGAGCTGACGGACAGCGTGCGGGCGTCCCCTGGTGGGGATGATCATGATGAAATCGGCCATAGCCGTATCGTATTCCAGAGCCTTACCTTTGGGACATGAACGGATACGACGCACAGTCACTCGCCTACATGGCGAAGGCCCGTACGGCACCTCCGCAGCGAGCGCCGCAGCCTGTCACCGATCCGCAGATCCGCCCCCGCGAGGCGGTCAACTCCAACATCACCGAGTCCATCAGCTCGGACGACCTCGCCTTCCTGCTCCAGTACTTCGCGCCCCGCGACGACCGGCACATGGGCGGTCACAGCATGGACAACGACTGGGACGACTGGGACAGCGAGATGTGCGAGGCGCCTCTCAACGCCAAGCGCCGCAACGCCCTGTCGTCCACCAAGTTCGCCTTCCCTGAGGATCGCTCTTACCCGATCGATACGCCTGCCCGCGCCAGATCTGCCCTCTCTCGTGGTCAGCAGTTCCTTCCGCGAGAGAAGTACGTCCAGCTCGTTCGTAAGGTGAAGTCCAGGTACCCCGACATGGATGTCACGGCGACCACGAAGTGACAACCGAAAAAGGGCCCCCACCGTCGTGGAGGCCCCTTAGCGTGGCATGAGTGCCAGTGCGTTGGTCGCGCAGACTCAGGCTACCTGGTTACCGGCTCCCTGGAGAGGATCTGTCGCCGCGTGCGCCTCACCTCTCCCAGATGCTCTTTGTGCTGCTTCTCCAGGCTCCATCCCGCCGAGATGTCCGGATGGTTGTGCGCCTTGATCAGCGCGTCCGCTCCGTCGAGAGCCAGCGCCCACAGCTCATGCGAGATGGTCACCCTGCCGAGGGTGTAGAAGCCCTTGATGGTGTGATCGTGCCTCCCGCGAAGCTCGTCAGCGATCATACCCAGACAGGCCGAAGCCTCGGAGACCTTGTCCCACCGGCTGTCACTGTCGGGAAGATTCTCCATGGGGATCTCGACGATCGCCCTGACCGGTTCCGTCAGGACCTTCAGCCGTTCCTGTTCATTCTCAAGGCTTTCGACCTTCTCCTCCATGTCGAGAGACCTGCTCGTCGACAGCATCCTGTTCGCCGGGTGGATCATTTCCTTCCCCTTTCCGAGGTGTTCACGGCTCGATGCCGGTGTCCCACGTGTACGTCTCCGGCCCTTCCTCACCGTTGCAGAAGTCGGCGATCAGAAGCCGGTACTCCTCGGACTCACCCAGCTCCTCGTACGTACGCTCCGTACCGGCACTCGTCATGACCTTCACGATCTCCTCCGGGCATCCGGTCAGTGCACGAACCGCCTGGTCGATCACCCACATCTTGTGGTGTGCGCCATCGATCGAGCCGTCCTCCATCAGCACCTTCAGAGCCTTGCGAACCCTCGCCTCGGCGTCCTGCATCTTTCTCTCCTTTCCATGCAACTGCTCATCGAGTCATGAGCAGAACCTGAGTGTTGCCCACCAGCTTCCGGTTCGTGGAAGTGGACTGCACGAAGATCTTGAAGTCCGGGTTGAAGTCCGGCTTCACGCGGACCTCCATGTCCGGCAGGCCCAGCAGGTTTCGGGCCTCCTCGCCGCCGTAGACCTTCTTCGTCTTCTTGTCCATCACCATCACCGACTTCTGCGGCTGGATCTTCTCCGACTTCGTCAGCTCGTAGTAGGCCATCCCCGTCCGGTACGTGTGCCCGGCCTCGTTCATGACCCACTCGCGGATCGCCGGGTTGCGCATCACGCCGTCGTTCGTGGCGTGCACCAGCATGAACGACTTCGGGTCCACGGCCTTCAGACCGGCCGACTGGATCGTCTTCGCGTTGACGGCCTCAGCGCCGTTGGAGAACACCGACTTCGTGCCCCGGATGCCGCGCGTGCGCGCCTGCATGAAGTTCTCGGTGGCCTGCTTGATGACCTCCCCGGCCTCCTCCATGCCGCGCGTCGAGGTCGCATCCCAGATGGCGATGTTGTCCTTCGGGAAGCCGCACTGCATGGCCTCACGCTTGCCCATCTGGTCCGGCACGAGAACGGCCAGCGTCCAGTTGTCGTCCTGCGTCTGGATCATCTGCGCCACCTCCGCCCGGAGCTGGTGCTGCATGAGGTGACGGTAGCCCTCGGCGCGGTGGGAGCTGTTCTCCTGGCCGTCGGTCAGGACGAAGGTGAGGAACGAGTGGTCACCGTACCGCTGCGCCGTCTCCGCCAGCTCCGCCTGCGACTTCAGGGTGGCGGCGAGCAGAGCGGTGTTCCCCCTCGGCCGGTACAGGGTGGCGATGGACGGCATCCGCAGCACGTCCTTGTCGTAGACCACGCACTGCACCTCGTCGTCGAAGACGTACACGGTGACCCGGGTCTCCTGGTCCAGCTCCTGGGAACGGCGGGCCAGGTACGTGATCTGCTGGTCGGCGACCTCGATCACCTTCCGGCTCAGGTGCGCCATCGAGATGCTGGCGTCGAGGACGAGCGCGACGTGGTTGATGTAGTTCTGGTTCCCCGCCATGGTGTTTTCCCCTTCCCTCAGGCAGTGGTTCCACTCTCTCACCCGCCACTGACAACGCCCCTAGGAAGCAGAACAGCCCCCGGAAACGAGGGCTGTTGACGGATCAGAACATGCTGGTCAGGACGGCCCTTCCACCTCACCGAGCAGAGTCACGCTGAACCGGGCCGAGGCCACCGACAGCGTCTCGGCCGACATGTGCGAAACCGACAGCATGCCGACGGCGCCGGGCGAGAGAACCTCGATCACCCGCGTGAAGCTCTGCGTCGTGGTCGAACCTCCGGAGGAACGGGTCAGTGTCGGCACCACGCCGTCGGGCAGGCTGACCGTCATCGTCCGCACCGTGCCCTCGGCGACCTCGCCGGGATCTTCGGTCCACACCACCCTCGCCTCCACGAGGTACAGGCCCGGGATGGAGAGCAGCACAGCGAGCGGCGACGTCTCTGTGTCCACCACGCCGTGCTCGTACTCCACCGCGATCGGGGACAGGAGTGTCGGCACACCGGTCGTGATGCCGGACACCGGAGAGGTCAGATACAGGGCGGCGCCGGTCGCGGCGAGTGGAGCGCCGGGCGGTCCAGGCGGTCCGGGAATTCCGTAGCCACCGCACACATTCGGGTAGGACGTCACCGTGCACTCCTTTGCCTTAAGCGATTCCAGATGATCCAATCGTCCCATCGCTCAGGCAGCTCGAAGCGATAGGAGGGGAACACGGCTTCAGAGGGAGTCGGTCGTGTTCCCCTTCCGCTTCTCAGGAATTGAGGAAACCGATCGTCGGCGAGATGCGTCCGGCCTGTGCGGCGGAGTCGATCCAGTGGTGCGGGAACCAGTCCGCCGGGCGGACCACCGTCAGATCCGACCTTTCCACCGTGGCGAGATCGGTGACGGGCGTGATGTTCTGCGGACGCAGCCACCAGCCGATGACCGCCGATCCCTGAAGCGACTCGCGGATGCAGTAGGACCACGGATTGCCGGACGCGCCGCCGGGCGTCAGGCCCGGGTCGTTCGGGTCGAGGAGATCGACGTACACGCCGCCCTCGCTGTCGAGTTCAATGCGCGTCGTCTGGAGAGTGACCACGCCGCCCACACCGGAGTCCTGCACGGAGACCGGCTCGGGGGTGATGGTGATGAAACCGCTGTGCGGAGAACCGTCCGGCTTCAGGTAGTTGCCGATGAGCTGGAAAGTGCTGGCCATGAGGGCTCCTGACATCGTCTGTTCCCTCACGATAAAGCGGAACCGGCCCCGAAGGACCGGTCCCTGATGTTCAGTCGCGCTCTTCGTAGTCGTAGTCGTCGAGCACCGGCCACATCACGTCATCGCTTCTGTCGGGCAGCGATTCCACCAGGCTCACGAGGTCGTCGAACGATCCTTCCTGCTGCTCCACCGGCCTTCTCCTTTTCCAGGGGCTCTTCCCCCAGAGCCCACGGTGCCACGTACTTGGCGTATTCGCCGTCGTAGCGGTAGACCACCCTGCCGTATCTGTCCCATTCGGCGGCCAGGAAACGTGCTTCGAGAGTCCGGGCAGTGGTGGGGCGGAGCAGAATCGTGACAACCCGTACCGGGTAGTTCATCCTCCGCAGTGCCGCCGCACTCTCTCTTGCCGTAGGTCCGTCGATCATGTCGACCGTCAGCCTCCACTGGCCGGGATGCACCGGCCACACACAGTAGACGCTGTATCTCCTCAGCGGCCCCGAAGGTCTTGCCATCCCCACTCCCCTGCGCTGACCCGGTGAGACTCATTCCCCGTGTGACCGGAAACCCCCCGACCGGGAGGATCGTTTTTGTGTCGGCAAGCCGAAGGTACCGCATGTGCCACGGGTACGTCCCTCGTGTGCCAGGTTCCATCGAATCACCTTGGGAGTAGAACTCGGAAACCGGTAGGGAAGTTGAGTCTTTCCTTGGTCAACTCGCAGGTCCGCAAGGTGACTTCACGTAGCGTGACAGGGCGAACACGCACGTCAGAACGATTCGATCTCCGTCAACTAGACGATGGCAACGACAAAGCCCACCCTCATTTTCCGTGAGGATGGGCTCTGCGGCTACCGCAAGGTGAACCAGAGGTTCTACTCCGTCGGCTCCTGGAAAAAGGCGGCGTTCTCCGCCTCGGACTGCTCGTCGGCGTCCTGCTCGACGCTCTGCTCGATCTCTGTCTCCGCCTTGGCCGACTTCCGCCGCTTGCGGCTGCCGGGGGCATTGATCACCGGCTGCCAGCCGACCGGGGCGTGCTCCCTCAGACCGATCAGAAGCAGCCACTTCCCGGCGCTGCTGCCCTCGATCGACTCGTCGGCGATGTCGTAGTCGAACGCGGCGTAGTACTTGTCGTTCGGCCAGTCCTTCCGCTGTCCGCTGTTCACGCGGAATGCGGCGTCCTCGACGGCCTTGAGGGTGTCGAACCGTGCGTCGACCACCGTCTTGGTCGGATCCACGGCCAGCGCCTGGAGCTTGGTCGTGTACACACCCTGTCCGGGGGGACCATCGGGGGCGTCACGCACAACAACATCACGTACTCGGGCCACAGTGTGTCCCCTTTCTCTGCATCATCAATGGTGTTTCCCACCACGTTAACGCAAAGATCTTACCGTGACTTCCGGTGGATTCCAGCACGCGTGCGGCGGTAAAGCCAACAGTACACCGTGCCCGTGTAGAGGAGGGTGATGGCCGAGCATGCAACTGCAACGATCACCGATGGGACAAGATCCCTGCTGAGGGCATACCCGAGGGCGAAGGTGGTGACCAGAGCAAACAGTGAGAAGGCCGCACACTGGGCTAAGTGAATGAAACGCACCAAGATTCTCCTGACTGATTCGGGGCCTAGTTTCTGCCTCTTTTCTAAAGCGTAAAAATGTCACAGCAGGGACGGTCGAAAGGAAACTCAATACCCGCTGGCGGGTACTCTGAACCAGGAAATGACGAAGGCCCACCGGCCTGAGCACCAGTGGACCTTCGGTCATCCATAACCCGGCAGCATGCACGCAGAGGCCGGACGGGTCTTGTGAGCTGGACTGTACAGCAGGGCCGGAGGACCCGGGAAGGGGCCCCTACCTGGCGTCCTCCATCAGGTACGAGAACGCCGACTTCACGTTCGCGTCACTCATGGGCTGGAACGTGCGGAACAGCAGGTTCGTTCGATCCGTGTGGAACAGCTCTGCCCACACCGAGCCGAAGTCGTCCACCAGAACCACCGAGCCCGCCAGGGCGATCGGGTAGAACCGGCCCGCCATACCCTCCAGGCCGATCCACTCGGCGCCCTTCGGGATTGCCACCTTACGCATGCTTGCTTCCCCTCTCCGAAACCTTCGCGTCCAGGTCCAGCATCCGGCCGAACACCTCGGAGAAGTCGTCCGAGCTGAGTTCCAGGGACTGGGTGACGCACACCGAACCGCTGCGCCTTACCGCGTACCGCATCAGGACGAATCCGTCAGAATCGGCACAGACGATGACGTAGTTTCCGTCCTCCGCAGAGGCCAGGAACACGAAATGCTGGCCCTCCTCCTGCGCCAGGGAGAACCCCTCGACCCCCTCGGGGATCGTCACCTTGTTCACAGCTCTCCTCTCGTCATGAATCTCACTCGGCGTCGCGCTCAGCCTGCCTGTAGCCCTCGTCGTAGCCCTCACTCCACCCCTCGGAGCGGTACTCCTCGCACAGCTCCTTCACCAGCTTGCTCGCCTCCTCCCGGGACATCTCGCCCTTCATCAGGCCCTGGATCACCTCCTCGCGCCGGGTCACGATTCCTCTCCCTCCTTCGTGATCAACTTCGAGTAGCGCTCGGCGTAGTCCGTGGCACACCCGTAGCGGATGTGCTGGGTGTTGGCCAGGATCCTCTCCGCCAGCAGTGCGGCGTGCGCCCGCAGCAGGTCCCGCACGGACTCCTCGGCATCCTCCAGGCTCACGATCGTGTCCTCGAAGATCGAACCCGCCACGAGGGCGAACTCCTCGTTGAACTTCTCCTCGGCCTCGCTCATGCCGTAGCCCTCTCGATCTCGATCTCGTAGCGGACGAGCCTGTAGTCGCTCCGCATCAGCGTCGTCACCTTCAGCACGCGGACAGGGATCCCGTTCACCTTCACGATCTCGCCGTTCTCCGGCGCCTCGTCGTCCTCCCCGTACGCGCTGCCGAGGGGACCCATGTGCACACCGGCAGCCGTCCGCAGATCACAGAAGAAGTCGAACCGGGCCGGAGAATCAGGGACCGGCCCCATCGACTCGTTATCGATGACCGGCCGCATTTCCGCCAGCATCATCCGGCGCCGCCGGAGAACCCAGTCGGCACCCAGTCTCGGGTCGCTCACGGTCTGAAACTTCCTCACCGTCAGACCTCCGGCTTGAACGTGCCGTAGTTCTGGCCGTCCGCCTTGTGCTTCCGGAGCCGGTTCTCGATCTCGCGACCCCGCTCGGTCAGACGGAACGCCGAGTACGGCAGCAAGTCCATGTCGTCCGGCTCGTCCGCCGGATCCGGGTCTCCGGGCCGCGAGAGCGGCGTACCGTTCGGCTTCAGGTAGTAGTCGCCGCTCTTGGCCAGCTTCGGCAGCTCGATGACCACCAGACCGGCGTCGACCATGTCCATGATGGCGTCGACCTCGCAGTGGCCCATCTGACGCAAGATCAAGTTGCCCTCCCCACGCACCCGAAGCCCGTAGTCGGCGCCGTCCTTGTCGAAGTTGCTCCTGGCCCATCCCGAGCGCGCCTTGTAGACGCCGCCCCAGTTCTTCTCCGAGACACGCACGTGGTCCCAGTCGACGATGCCGTGGTAGTCGACCTCACCCACCTCCAGGTAGGCCAGCATCGACCAGTGGTCCTTGTGCCAGCGGTCCATCGGCACAGGTACGCGCTCCAACCGGGTCAGCTTGTTCTTCGCGCTGAACGTGGTCATGTCCTTCTCCTTTTTCCGTTTCTGATAACCGGTCAGGCGCCGGTGACGAACTTGCGCCAACCCTCCGGCAGGTGACTGCGAAGCCCCAGGACCACCACGTAATCCCGGGCCTTCTCGTCGCGCAGGTACCCAGCCCAGAAGGTCGACGAATCGAACAGCGACTCCAGTCCGAGGTTGATCTTCTGCGCCTCGCGAATCGCCCCGTTCATGGACGCACACCTGTAGATGGTCACGATTTTCTTGGGATCACGGCGAATGGCCTCGATCTGCCTCTGCGGCCACTTCAGTTCTTCTTCGGGGGAAGCCTTTCCGATCCCCAGCCACTTCTTGAGTTCCATCTCTCCTCTTCTGTCCGGGTGCTGAGCGGTGGAGAACGTGTGCACCGTTTCTGATAAGCCGAGGGCCGCCCACCCGAAGGCAGGCGGCCCCATGTACGGATCACGCGAAGTCGGCCGAGCCGTTCTCGAACGACATCACCGTGTACGAGCTGTGCCGGTCACCCGAACCACCCGACTTCAGCGAAGCCTCGGGATCGCAGTTCAGGGAACGCACCCAGGTCTGACCGACCATCTGCTCGTACGGATGATGCAGGTGACCGTGCAGCAGAACCTGAGGCCGCTTGGCGTGGACCACCTTCTGGATCTTGTCCTGGTTCGGGTGGCACCGGAACAAGTCCTTCCTGTTCCAGCCCGGGTCGGAGTCGCGCGGCTTGTCGTGCGTCAGCAGCACATCCACCGCGCCCGGACGCAGTGCGTGCACCAGATCGTCCTCGGTGATCTCCTCCTGCGGCCACCACAGGTAGTGACCGAACTTCAGCAGGTAGCGCTGCCTGGCATTTACCCTGTGCCCGACGCCGACCTTGCGCCGAGCGCCCTCCAGAGTTGCCGCGTCCTCCTTCTTCCGTGCGTCCAGATCGACGCTGTACGCGCCGCCCAGCGACATGAACCGGACCCCGCCCCACGACCAGCGGTGGCCGCGAGGCGAGTACAGGACGTTCGGCTTGACGATGACGAAGCCGTCCTCGTCCCGGTCGTTCTCCTTCTCCCACTGCTCCAGCAGGTCGTAGTTCTCGTGGTTGCCCGGCAGGAAGTACACCGGCTTGCCCGCTCGAACGCTGTACTTGCTGACCGCGTCGGTGAAGGAGCCCTGGTCGTCGTGGTCCCAGATGCCGAAGTCACCGAGGACGAATACCGCGTCGGCATCCTCCTTCGCCGCGACGTTCAACAGGAACTGCATGTGGCCGAAGTTCCCGTGGGTGTCTCCGGCGAAGAGGATCCGACGCTGCGTCACTTTTTGTCCTTGTCCTTCTTGTCCGTCTTGAAGTTCTCGCCGTCGGACTTCGGCCGGTTGTTCCAGTCGTCCCGGTTGCCGCTGATGTACGGGTCGCGGTTCGTCGAGGTTCCGCTGTTGCCGGAGCCGCTGGAACCGCCGCCACGCTTGAAGACGCCCATGATCCTTCTCCTTCAGTTCTCGTTGTTCTGCTGGTTGACCCGGTCCCGGGCTTCCGCTTCGAGCATCCGCTGCTCGTGCTCACGGGCCCGCGCCCGGAAGAACCCGACGGCCGACTTCACCTCGACCGGGGTCAGGTTGTCATCCTGGAAAATGCCGCCCTCCCGCTCCAGCGTGGCCGCCAGGTTGCTGAAGAACGCCATCAGTCGCTCGTTGCTCTTGGCCGTGCTGCTCATGCCTGCTCCTGTCCTCTCTCCTTGATGGCCCCGTACGCGATCGAGGCCGCTATCGACGAGACCGCGACGGCGGCCTTCATGTTCTCCGGCAACGCTTCCCAGACAACGTCCTTCGCCTGGTTGATCTCTTCCGGCAGAGTTGCCGACACGACGGCCGACGTCGCGATGTTGCGGGCCTGGTCCCGGAAGATGCCCATCAGTCATCCACCTCGACGACCTCGTAGAGGTACGAGTAGTAGAAGCTGAACGGTGCGCTGTCGGGGGCACGGTGCTCTCGCACAGTGACCTCGGTGATCCGGAAGGGCTTCGAGTGGGTGGCTTCTGCGATCATCTGACCGACCGCCATGAGCGGAAGGATCGGAACCTGAGTTCCCTCGGGAGGCCAGACTTCGATCTCGAACCCTCCAGGCCGGTACTTGGGGACCTGGAACATCAGCGGTCCTGCGTCTCGTGGTGGACCGGCCGGTGCATCGTCCGCCATGTGTCGTTGGCCACCTGCGGGGAGTAGATGCTGATCGCCTTCAGTACCATCTCCACCGGCCTCTCAGGACCGAACTGCTGCGGGCTGACGAGGAGCATCATGCCGTCGCCGGACTTGGAGTCCACCCGGTCCAGGGTACTGACGGCGACGGCCTGCCACGGGTTCTCGACCTCGGCGATCTCCAGGATGTAGCCGCTCGTGGTGAGGGCGCTGGTCACCATGCTGTCGTACGTCTTCTTGACGACGAAGACATCCATCGCCGGGCCGCCCTCCTGGCGGAACTTGATGTTCAACATGTCCTTCTCCTTATCCGGTTTCCAGGTGGATCCTAGTAGGTTTCTTCGGCCTCTGCCTGAGCCCTTTCGGCCATCATTTCGTAGTACTCCTCCACCTCCTGCGGGGAGAGGAACGTGTTTCCATCGATCTGGGCCACGAACAGCTCACTCACTGGATCTCACCCCTGTTGAACATCTCGACCAGCGGGTACTCGTCCGGATCCAACGGCATCTGGCAGTCCGGATGCGTGCAGCCGGAGGTCTCCGCGAACCGGCATCCGGTGCGCAGGTAGTTCACCGTGTCCTGGCATTCAACACAGATCCCGCCGGTGAGCTTGTCGGCCAGCTCCCGGCGATTACAGCCCCGGCACGAAGGGTTTTCCGGGTTGGCCCGGATCCACTCGTTCTCTGCTTTGATCCTGCCCAGACGCCGAGTGATCTCTTCGTTCTCATCCATGAGACGTCTCCTTTCCGCGCCCAGACGGGGATTCGAACCCCGCAAAACCCCCTGCGAAGGGCTGGGCCACCACCGTTACTCCGTGAGATGCACCTCGTCGACCTGGATCTGCTCGTCCTCGTCGGACAGTTCACCGTGCTTGTAGATGTCCTTCATCACGTCGATCTTGTTCTCCTCAATCTGTTCGTCCAGCCATCCCTGGATCTCGTTCTCGTCGTCCGCGATGGCGGCCGGAACGTTCACCGTGATGACGGCGGACCCCTCCTCTCGCACCAGACGGGTGTACAGAACCTCGATCTCGATCTTCGGCATGTGCGTCTTCCCTTTCCGGTTGGTGTGCTGTTACTTGGCGATGGCCGCGTCGGTGAAGATGTAGTAGCCCTCGTCGTTCTCGTCGACTCCGGCGTGCTTGGCGCGCAGCTTCACGACGTACCAGCCGCGCTGCTGGAACTCGTGGATCTTGTTGTCGGTGACCTTCTTGGCGATCTCGTCCACCAGGAAGGCGCCGAACTTGCGCACGTCGATTGCATCCATGAACTTCTGGTCCTCGGAGCAGGCGAAGGTGTTCTCGTCCATCAGGTAGCCGTAGAACGCCAGCACAGCTCGCTTCAGGTTGTCCGACGACAGCTTGACGTCCTTCTCCCACAGCAGGCGTCCAGCGGCGAGCATCGTGCCCCGGCCCAGATCCTGGAGCGCCGGGTGGGCGCTGTAGTCCATGTCCTCGAACGTCGCCAGCATGGCGTCGACCTCGGTCTGGTTCACGTCTTTCCCCTTCCTGATAAGACGGCGCCGGACGGAAGAACCGCCCGGCGCCGCCACTGTTCACCGCATCAGGCGGTGAGGTTCGATATGAAGACCTTGTGCCTCTCAGGCATCCGACTCCCCAAAGGTCAGGATGCTCAGGTTCTCCTTCTCCTTGCGCAGCAGGGTCCTCAGGCGCTTCAGCTCCTGGTCCACACCGTCGAGTTCCCGCTGGAGCCGCTTTCGGCGCTTCTCGGCGGCCGTCATGGACCGCTCCAGGCGTACGACCTCACCCTTGCTGATCTCGGCGGCGCTGCGGAGCTTCGGCTTGTTGGCCAGCCACTCGAAGAACTCCCCCAGCTCCTTCACGCTGCGCAGGCGCAGACGCGTCGGCATCAGGTAGGCAATCTCCGTGGGGTACTCGCCCGAGTAGCGGTAGACGTACGACTTGAGGGTCTCGACGTCCAGACCGAGCCGGGCGGCCGTCTGCTGCTGCGTCTCGACCTCCTCGCCCTCACGCTCGGGGTCGATCCACTTGATGTAGGTCTTGGTGCTCATGCTTCCGGTTCTCCTCTTGGTCCGCGCGCTCAGTAGTTGATCTTGAAGCCGAGACCGGCGAAGTACTCGCGGACCTTCTCCTCCCGCCAGACCGGCGGAAGCGCCCGGCTCGTGGGGGTGCGGAGGAAGCTGCCCGCCTCCTCCTCGTCGAGCCAGATCTGAAGGGCCCGCCGGATCAGTCCGACGTTGCCGTAGATCTCCGCCGGGGAGAAGGTCTTCTTGCTCATGAACTGTCCACGCAGGATCCAGCGCGGGTCCTTACCGTTCTGTCCGAACCCCTTGAAGTCGCTGGGGTCGATGCGCTTTCCGCTCTTCAGGCCGTCCAGGAACCTCTGGACCTTGAAGACGTCGGCACCGGCGGCCAGCGCCATGATGATGTGGGCGAGGAGGATCGTGTGGGGGACGTTGGAGCCCGAGGCGGCGGTGTAGACCTCCCTGCTCCAGCGGGCCCGGTAGAAGGGGGTGGCCATGACCAGATCGATGACCTCCTGCTTGGTCCGGGCCTTGATCATGTACTCACGGCGCTCGACGCCGTCGAAGACGGGGAAGATGTAGCGGGCGGAGGCAGCGCACGCGGTGCCGTTGGGGATCGTGCCCAGCATCTGACCGGCCTGCCGGATGCGGCCGGAATCCATGTACGCGAAGCCCTCCCAGGGCACGTTCACGGAGACCTGGATGCGAACCGGCTTGTCCAGGTTGGCCAGGGCGATGGCGGCGAGGCGGTGCTGGCCGTCGGACAGGAAGCCGTTGGGCGTGAAGGCCAGGCCCTGGTGGGTCACCTTCAGCTCGCCGTCCTCGACGGTGGAGATCCAGCCCTTCTTGTTCGAGTTGCCCTTGAGGGCACCCATGACGAAGTTGCGGTTGGGGCGGAAGCCGTCGGTCTTCAGCTCCTTGGGGGTACGGTCCTCGCGGATCACCCGGTACATCAGCCAGTCACGGGCCTTCTCCGGCGTGATGTCGACCGGCTGGCTGTAGGGCTCACCGGGGAAAGCGTCGGCGTACTCGGCCGGGACCTCCGGCAGGGCGAAGCGGGAGCCGCGCGGGTCGGAGATGAAGGCGAAGCCCAGCTCCTTCTCGATCGGGCTGACGGCCTTCGGGTTGAACGTGCCGATCTCGGACATATCTTGTTTTTCCTTCCGGTCTTTCTCCGTTGCCAGGACTATATCCTGTTGGTCATCGTGTACGTCAAGTTGTACAGCGACAACTCTTCGTTGGTCAAGGTGGTGTTGATGGAAGAACGGGACCCCGAAGGATCCCGTTCTTGATAACCCGCAGGTCAGTGAGGGTGCGTCACTTCACGATGCCCGACGGAAGCGGGCCTTCCCAGGCGGATTCGTCAGGGTCGAGGTAGTCGATCGCGGCAGCGAAACCGTCCGCGAAATCGTCACCCCTCCTGAAGTGATCATGCTTGTAGCGAAGCTCCCTGACGACCTCAGCACACACGGCCTGACCGATCTTCTGCTGGAACTCCAGGAGGCTGGCCAGGCTGTAACGCCCCATCAGATCCTCCATGATCTCCTCAGGCGAAGCCTTCCTGTAGGTCACCCCTCGACCTCCGGATCCATGAAGTTCGCAGCCTGGACGGCGCCGCAGGAGCCGCACTCCCCGCCGCTGTCGCTGTGGTTGTGGTACTTGCCGAACTCCAGACGGATCTTCTCCGCCCACTCGATCCGGACGGCTCGCTCGATCTGCATCCTGTCCATCTCTCCCCTTCCCTAGTCCTCGTCGCTCAGCGGCTCGGTCTGCCAGTCACCCAGGCCGCCCTCGGCCATCAGGAGCCGCCCCAGGACGCGGGCGATCCGCTCCTTGAACTCCTGCTCCGCCTCTTCACGCAGATGCCTGCCCTTGATCAACGAGGGCGGGCCGTACAGCACCGGTTCACCCAGGAACGACAGAACCGCCTGCTCCTTGCCGTGCCAGAAGGTGTAGTCCGCCGAGACCAGGCCCTCGATCTCATCCATCCTGATGCTTGCCATCCCTCTCCTTCTTGATCAGCTCTGCTGCATGTCAGAACAGCTCCGGGAAACGGCGGCGGACCAGCTCGTCCGCCCACCTCCTGGGCATGCCGATGCCCTCCTCATTCAGCTCGTCTCCCCACCAGTGACGGCTGTCCGGGCGCTGCGCCAGCACCTTGCGGATCTTCTCCTCGATCTGCGCCCGGGTCAGGTCCGGCAGCTCATCCTCATCGTCACTCTGGTGCTCCAAGCACAGGACATTGATGAAGTCGTCGCCGTCCACCCGATGCGTGATCTGAATGTTCACCCGCATCACGCCGTCCACGGACCTGGTCGGCTTCACGCCTTGACCTCCACTTCCTTGTCGAACGCCCACGTACCGGAATCGGCGAACAGGCCCGGCGCGTACTCCAGGCCCAAGTGGTACTTGCTGCGGAACATGTCGTAGCCGACCACCCTGGCCAGCCGGGGCTTGCCCTGGGGCCGGACCATCCCGTCCAGCCACTCGACGGCCTGCCGGGTGTAGATCACCACAGTGCCGACCTTGATCGGAAGCCGCTTCATGCCTTCACCTCCACCGTCTCGTGGCGGCCATGCGACCAGCACCACACACTTCCCGGGATCACCGGACTTCCGGCCAGCCACGTCTGAGGAATCGGATGCGTCGCCAGCAGAGGCTTGCCCGTGTAGTCCATCTCCTCATGGATGCAGTCGTCCGAGGTCTCCCGCTGCACCCAGTCCTGCGGCACACGGATCTCCTCGCACCAGTAGACCGTCGGCGTTCGCTGCGCGTTCAGTACGTACTCACGGGCCGCCGGATCGTAGGACACCACCCGGGCCCGATGCCACGGGAAGTCCGCCTCACCGGCGTTCCTGGCGTAGAACACTCGCGTCCCCGCCTCGATCACGCTCATCCCGCTGCCTCCTCGACAAGTTCCGGAACGTTGATGTAGATGGGACCGATACTGTGCGTGGCCATGAAGCACAGGCAGTCGGCGATGGAGAAGCGGTTCACCCGATGGGTGACCTGCATGTTGGCCCACTTCCGGCCGTTGCTCGTGGTGTGTACCTTCACGTCTCCTTCTCCTCAGTCGAAGCTCTTGCCGAAGATGAGGGTGGCCACGTAGCCGACCGCCTCCATGAACTCGCTGTCCCTCTCCTTGGGCTTCCGGCCCGACGCCGGAACCACCTGATCCGAACCATGCTTGGTTCGCATGTGGAAATCCCTCAGCGCCGGAACCTTGTCGCGGTCCTCGTCCTGCACCTCGTACGGGCACAGCTCGCACTCCCACTTGGGCACGTCATTCCTCCTCGGTGCCTTCGCAAGTGCAAGGATCGGAGCCGACCCCCGTGCAGCACGTACCGGCACAACCACGGCAGTAGCTCGGCGTGCGGTTGAACTCGATCCACTTACGGGCCTCGGCCTTCGCTTCCGCCAGGCGCTGGATCCGGACTTCACCCACGTGAGGCAGAGAGCGCATGCCCTTTTCCTCCATGACGGCCAGGATCTCGATGTACTCCTTCTCGCTGCGCATGCCGTGGAGGGGCGTCACTCCCCGAAGGAGGGCGTTGAACGCCGTGTGGCCAACCCGGTCATGCTCGAACAGTCCGGACAGAACCGGAAACCGGTGGCACAGAGAATCCTCGTGGCAGTCCATCCTCTTTCCCCTTTCTGATAACCGGCGGCCGTCAGCCGCCCAGCTCAAGCCACGTGCCCAAGGTCACCGAATGGACCGGCTTCATCTCCTGGCGCGACCACTCGAACCGGGCCGCGTTCGCGTCGGAGAACTGCTCCAGCGCCAGGCGCGGGTTCTCGTCGGCACAGCAGGAGCACTTACGGCGCCAGTGGAGAACCACCGTGTTCCCGCTCTCCACCCCGACCCGTACCATGGCGACTCGCAGCTCCTCGCTCGTGCGCCCGTACGTCCTCAGCGCGGTGCGGACCTCCTCGGCCCACCTGTCGAAGCTCACCCCTGGTCTCCCTTCACGATGATCCGGGCCATCGCGACCAGCTCTGTGCCGCCGACCCGGTTGAGCATGTCGAGGTCCAGCTCGCCCATACGAGCCCACGCGTCGAACATGTCGGCCAGTACATCGGCAAGCTCCACGGACGCCACCGAAGCCATCCGGTACTGGCCGCCCATCATCCAGCCGTTCAGCTCCCAGTCGAGCTGCGCATCCGGCCTGCCGTCCTTGTCGCGGTTGACCAGACGCACGATCCGGGCCGCTTCCCTGAGCGCTTCCTGGTCACCTTCGACCGCTTGCTTGTACTCCACTGCCCTTCCCCTCCCTGATAAGCCTCCGACGAAGGCGACACGGCACACGCACAGAGGGGTCCCTGTGCGCGGCCGAACCGAGTCCGTCAGACCTGCTTGACCTCCGGCTCATCGGCCAGGACCACCATGTGGTCGAGTGACACGACGATCCACGCCTTGCCTCGTGCGCTGGCCCACCCACCGGTCAGCCACGTACCAGCCTTCTCCGACCAGCGCGCCTCGACGGCGATCCCGCCCAGCTCCTTGGCGCGGCGCCGCGCCTCACCCTGTTCCATACCTCGCTCGATCACTCGCTGACTCCCTTCGGGGTCGTCGGGTTCTGCCAGCCGGGCCAGATGCCAGCCCGAATCCGCTCCTCCACGAACGCAGAATGAGCGCTCAGGAGGCCCTGCAACCACTTCTGCGCCTGGAAGGGATCCATCCCGTGCTGCTTGTTGAGGAAGCGCACCGTGTCATCGAACGTTCCGAAGAAGTTCTCTTCCGCCTCGGTCCTGACCCAGCAGACTTCCTGGTCGTTCTTCACGATCAGTCCTCTCCGTCGCATCGGTGGCTGTAGACCACGTTCTTCGCCTGCTGCCGCCCCAGGGACGACAGATCCAGCACCAGGTCGTAGTAGTTGTGCGAGGTCCATCCGCACGGCGTGTGCGTCAGGTAGTGGAACTCGAAGTAACCCGAGGCCCGGCTGGTCTCCCAGTCCGGCGGAATCCAGCTCATCCTTCTCCCCTCACTTCTCGAACCGGATCAGCCGGTTCAGCACCTCGGCCACCTCAGCGGCAGCCTCTTCCGTCTCGTAGACGGCGACCGTGGTGTGGCCGCCCTTCGGACCCACCCGCAGCACACGCCACCCGTTCTCCGTGAACGCGCGCACGTGGTCGTACCGGGTTCCGGGCATCACGAGACCGCCCCGCAGTCGCACGGGTACGGATCCGAGGCCGTGAACCCGGCCTCTCGGACAGCCCGGCTGTGCCCCTTGCTGTAGAGGGTGTCGCCCCGGCACTCCTCAGTGTGTCCGGCCTTCACGTGACGCCTTCCGGACTCCTGGTAGCAGACCGTCGTGAGGATGTCGTCGTAGGTGCTGTACACACCACGGCTCGACAGGACGGCTTCGCCGGTGACCTGACTAGCAGTTGCCCGGACCAGCTCGGCATCGCTCATGGCTGCCACCTCGGCACACCACTTTTGGACGCGCCCCTTTTCCAGTTCGGAGATCCTTCCGTACTTCTCCCAGGCCACCGGCCCCAGGAAGTCCTTCAGCTCCTCGTCGTTCACGTTCCCTCCCCTTTCCGTTGCTGATAAGCGGACGCGCTCAGGCGGTCCACGCGTGGTACAGGCCGTACCGGACCTTGTCGCCGTTCAGCTCGTACAGGCGCTCCACGAGGAAGTGAGCCTCCGTTCCCTGCATGGTGGCGACCAGGGCGAACGGAAAGTGATTCCTCCTCTCCCACGGGGTGCCGGTCATGTCGGCCCAGATGTCCCACCGCTTCGCGTCCTCGTCGGCCGTACGCTGCGGGGTGTTGAAGCCCGGCTCCAACCAGATGATGTCGTCCCTGGTGATGGCCATGTCTCTGTCTCCTTCTCCTTGGGTTCCTACTGGGCGACGACGAACACGAAGCCCGTCGGGGTGTGCTCGCCGGTCCAGTTCACGGCCTTGCCCGCCATGTGCTTGGCAGCGGCGGTGTGGTCGAAGATGCCGCCCGGCGCCACCTCACCGTCGTTGAACATCCGGAGGACCACCTCGTTGCTCACACCGGCGCTCTGGAGGTACAGGAAGTCGTTCCGGGCGGTCGACATGTGACCGGTCACGGTCCCCTTCTCGTCCACCTGCTCCACCGTGATCTGCTCGTCGTCCTGGTGCGTGCGGTACTTCATGGTCAGTTCTCCTTCAGGTTCAGGGTGTCGATATTCCAGAAGTAGATGAACTCGGTGCGGCCCTCGGAGTTCACGCCCATGGCGTTCGTGGCCATACCGTCGGCCAGCTCCTCGATCCCGTCCATGCTGACGGCGCTACCCCCGAGGGATTCCTGACCGAGGAGTGCGAAGAATTTCAAGATGGCTTCCGGCACACCGACCAGTCCCGTGTGTCCGTGGCCCGGACCGCGACCGTGGTAGTTCCGGATCTTGATCCTGTCGAGATCGAACCCGGCCTCCTCGGCCACGCTCTCGAACAGGTACCTGGTCATCTCGACGCCCACATCAGCCCTCCGTCAGGGTCTTCATGTCGTTTTCTCCTTTTCCATGTCTCTCGCCTGGCTGGTGAGAGCACTCCAGGACAGGCGGCCAGAGCCGTCCATCCCGGGGCGCCATCACAGCACCGGATCCTGCGTTCCCTTGTGGTGCCAGTGCTCCACGCCGCCTGCGCACTGCGGACAGTCCGAGAACTCGCTCGGGTGCACGTCGTGGAGGTCCGGATCGAAGGCGTCGATCTTCTCGAAGGGGTCCATCTCCCGGACCATGTAGCTCACCCCCGGCCCGATCCCGCGAGGCCACCCCTGGGCATCCATCCGGGCCTCGAAGTCCAGGGCCGCCATGTGCAGAGCGTCCTGCTCGACTCGGTCCAGAAGCCGGTCCACGCTGCGGCACAGGTCGGACGGGGTGTCCCCGTACGCGATGCAGGAGCCCTTGCAGATCCGGGCATGCACCCGGCCGCGTGCTTCGCTCATTCCCCCACCTCCTTGATCAAAGGGTTCTTCTTCAGGGCGTTCAGCGCCGAAAGGGTGAACGGTTCGCTGGGAGTGGCGTACGCCAACACGATGGCCTTCCCTTCCGTCGTGAAGTGACGCTTCAGGATGTTCACCTGGAAATCAGGAATGACCCCACCCGCAGAATCGAACTCGACCCACTCGCCAACGCGCGGAAGATCGAAACCGGAGGGCCAGTTCACGGTGAACGTCACGTTTTCGTCGCCCGGTTTACCCAGGTCGAACTCCACCTCGATCTGCTTCATCAGCTACGAGCCTCCTCGGTCAGGTCAGCCACGGTGTCGAGCATGTCCCGTACGGCAGCCGAGCCGGTCAGACCCGACCTCCACAGATAGCGGGTGGAGACAGGTGCGGTCGTCGTGCACAGGGAACCGTCCTGCGTCAGGACCACGAGGAAGTCGCCGTCCAGCGTGATGCAGAAACCCGTGACGCCAGGCAGGACACCGCACTTGATCGCGGAGAGGATGACCTCCTGTGCCTCCTGGTTGGTCGGCTGCCAGCCCGTGGTGATGTTGGCGTGGTTCATCACCTTGCCCACATCGCTGCGGGAGAAGTTCATGCCTGCCGCTCCTTCGCCCGGCGCACGGACTCCTCGTCGCCCAGACCCATCTCGACCCAGCCCTCCCAGCCGGAGTAGGTGCCCTGCTCGAAGTGCTTGTCGATGTAGGCGACGGCGGTGATGAACGGAACGTCGTCCAGCGCCACGTGCAGGACATCCGACACGTACTGGCGGGCGTCCATCAGGAGCTGTGCGTCAGCCCGGCGGACGATCTCGTTGAACGGAAGGTGTGTCATGGTGTCTTCCCCTTTCTGATAACCGCGCTCAGGCGGAGTACTGGACGTCGCGGGCCGCGAACACCCAGCCGTTGACCTCGACCTCACGAACCGGGAGTTCGTCGTCCAGGTACTCGGCGGCAGCCGTCACCCGCTCTGTGAAGGACTCGTTCTCGAAGGCGATCTTGGCCGCCAGGAGAGCTGCCGCCCACCAGGTGTTGCACGCCACCGGCGCGTTACCGTCGACCCTCAGGCCATCCAGTTCGGCCTTCGCCGTCTTGCCCTCGGGAGCCTTCCAGCTCAGCTCGTACTTGATCATCTCGATCCCCTTTCCATGGGACTCAGACCTCGATCTCGAACTCTTCCTTCACCTGCATGAACCTCGGGACCTCCCAGTCCCCCGTCCGGTTCAGATACCTGGCCACCTGCTCGCCGAGCTTGGTCAGGTACAGAGAGAAACGCCACTCCTGAACGAGCGGCGACCGGCGCCGGATCAGCGGATTGATCACCCGGAGATCCAGCGAACCGGTCACCGGGCAGACCTGCGCGTTCGGGTCCGCCCGGACGATCGCCTCGACCAGGAGCCTGCGCTGATGCTGCGTGAGGTTCCGGGCGATGGCCTCCACCAGCTCATCCGGAGACTCCTGCTGAGGCACCACGGTTACACCCCCTTCTTCTCCGACTTGGCCTGCTCGCTCTTGATCCAGGCGTCGAACTTGGGGCGTGGGATCTCGTTCACGACCGCCGCCAGTCCGACCCGGCGCACCACGATCATCTCGTCGTAGGGCTTCGGCTCGCCGTCCGGCTCCAGCCCGAGAGGCCCCTCGATGGACTCCAGGGCACGCAACCGCCGAAGCACCTCGCTCAGGTTGCGTTCGGCGATGCGGCCGATGCCCATCGGCACCATGAAGTGGCCGAGACGGATCGTCTCGAAGTCCCACTCCCACCAGCCTTCCGGGAAGAACACCTTCAGCTCGTCCGGGTTCTTCAGTCCTCGGTCGAAAATCCGAAGTGGCATGTCTTCTCCTCCTTCTCCCAGTCCTTGTTGTCCTGCCTGCGGGCCTCGACGTACTCGTTCACCCGGTCCTGTAAAGACCGCTTCGGCCCTCCCTGTGCCATGCGCAGGCTGTGCCCCCACTGGGCCTCGAAGGACTCCGCCGTGGCCATGACCTGGGCCCGTATCTCCTCCTCGGAGCGGGCGTGGCGGGCGCTCACCAGATACCGCTTCCGAAGCGCCGGTCCTCGATCAGGTACTCGCCCTTGACGATCAGACCACGCCGGGCCAGGTCGTTCAGGACCAGGAGAGGGTTCGGGTCCAGCTCATCCGAAGGGTTATCGAGCCAGCGGTTCAGCCAGCCCATGCCCGCTTTGCCGGTCGAACCGTCCACCTGGTACACCACGAAGGTGTCGGTGTCGTACAGGCCCATCGCCTGATCGTTGAAGTTCCAGGAGGCGACGCCGTAACACTCCTTGACGAATTTCTCCAGGTCCCCCACCTGGACGCTCACCACTTGCTTGACCACAGCCTTCAACTCGTTCACGGCGTCTCCTCCCACATCCTCTTCACCACACGCTCAGCCTTCGCCCAGTAGTTGCCCTCGGTGAGAACCGCGTTTGCGTTCTCCTTCCTGCTGAACACGCGGTCCATCTCGACCCCGAGGAGGTAGATGATCCACTCAGTGGACTCTCGCTCCTCGTCCCATCCTTCGACCTCGGCGGTGAGGAAGTGGGACAGATCGGAGGCGATGTTCGCCTCGAACCTGATGCTCACGTCAGAACCTCTCTCCTTGTCGGTGCGTCCTGCACGCCAGGAACGCTCCCGGACGGCCAAGTGACAGGCACCTGGCCATCCTAGGGCGTCACCGGGGAATCATGACCTGTTTTACGGTTCTCGGCTGAGATGAAACCAAGCCAATTTCAAACCGGTTTCAGGTCGTGCTACTCGTTCTCCTCCTTCCACTCCTCGACCCAGCTCTCCACCTCCGTCGGCGACATGTTCCGCAGATCGTCCCGCGCCCGGTCCGTCAGGTGGGCCAGGAAGGCCACCGCGAACTTCCGGTCCTCGTCGGTCCCGTCCAGGTCCGGAACGAACAGCGCCTCCGACTCCGCGTACGACAGACCCAGGGCATTCCTGCCAGCCTCCTTGATCGGCTGGAGAAAGCCGGTGCTGCCGTCCGGATTGATCGGGCGCGCGTGACGCGCCACTTCCTTGTCGCGGGCGTTGATCCTGCCGCCCCAGACGATCTTGTACCCGCCGCTGTGCGCTGCCTTGCCCGCCAGGCACAGGGTCGTACCGCAGTCCTCGGCAGGCGCTCCGTACCTCGGCCGGGCCGCCCACTCGCCCATGTGGAACTCGTACTCCTCGTCGCCGCCCTGCTCCGCCCACTCCAGCAGGGGTTCCATGGCTTCCAGGATGTAACCCATGATCTTTCTCCTTCATTTCCTGATAAGCCGCCGCACCGAAACGCGGGGCATGAGGAAGGCGCGCACCCACCAGAGTGCGCGCCCGTGGGTCAGGTCAGGTGTCAAGGAACGTCAGGATCACCGGCTTGATCCCGTACGCCGACTTGTAGAGCCGGTGCAGAGCACGACCTTGCTCTGTCAGATCCTCGATCGTCGCCTCGAAGTACGCACCCCGCTCCTCGCTGAACAGCGACTGCGAAGTGGACCCGAGAAACGCCGTGGCCAGCATCGACGTGCTGTAGTCATCCGGGTCGTCGGCGCGCTCCACCCACTGGGCTTCGACAGCCATCCCCTTGGACCGCAGCACCTTCGCCGCATCGTGCTGATACCCGGACGACTGGTAGTTGTACGGAGCCCACAGAAGCTTCGCTTCCTGACTCGATACGCACACGTCGTGCGGGGTCATCCGGACCGTCGTCGAGCGCTTCGCGTCCGGCCGGTTGCGCTGGATCAGCGTGTGCACATCCACGTTGCAGTTGGTGCGCCACTCCAGCGGCTCCTTCACCACCAGCAGCGCGTACATGCCGCCCTCGCCACTGTCCTCCCACTCGCCCCCGCTCGGGAACGTGATCAGCTCCTGCTTCACTTCTCCTCTTCCTCCTGCACCTGGTTCTCCTCGAACCACGCCTTCATCCAGTCCAGCGCCTCCCGGTTCGACATGCTGTCCTTGCTGGCCCGCGCCCGCTCGATCAGCACATCCAGGAACGCGAACGCGCAGCCGAGGTTGTCACCGTCCTCGTGGTCGGGGGCGAACAGGACCGTCGACTCCATCTCCCCGAGCCCGAGTTCCCGCGCGGCGAACGACATGATCGAGACACGTCGTCCGTCCTTGTCCATGACGTCCCGGGCCGTGTTGAACTGCCACAGGAACCGTGCACCGGCGTCCGCGCACGTCTTCGCCGCGAAGCACAGGGACACACCACCGGCGACCTGCCGGGCCCAGCAGCCGTAGTCGAACCGCTCCTTCTCCGTGCCGCCGTACTGCGCCCACTCCCGCAGCCGCATCAGCTTCTCCAGGTCGTACATCGTCTCCCCTTTCCAGCCCTCTGAGTCTGAGAGCACTCGGCACACGCACGGAGGGCATCCCCTGTGCGCGGCCGGGCACCGTCAGCGCTTCTTGGCATCCCACCCGGCGACGATCTCCGTCAGCCGGGCCAGCATGAGGCGGGTCTCCGCCTCGTTCCAGGAGATGTCCTTGCGCCTGTCGTCACGAGTGACCTCGTACGGCAGCCCCTCGGCGTTCTCGGCGGTGCGGTCCTCCTGCCACGCCTCGTAGCGGTCTCGGTCGTAGTAGTTGATCGCGTCGGCGTACTCCGAGGCGTAGGCGTTGGCGATCCGCACACCCCGCTTCCCGTACCGGATCGTCTCCTCGACCTCAGGCATGATCTCGTCAGCCATCCCTCTCCTTCCTCATCGCACGGTCGTAGTCGCGGTTTATCTTGGCCTTCCAGGACGGGCCGTTCTTCAAGAACTCCCACAGTTCCTGTCGGTCCGTGAGCTGACGGATCCGGTCCGGATCGCGATCCGTGTGCAGAGCCAGGGCCATCACGTAACCCTGGTACTGACCATCCAGGAATTCGCGGCCCAAGTAATCCTTGGGCTGTCGAGCCAGGAGTGCCGCGCCGGACCACACCTGTTCGAACAGCCAGCGCCGGTGCTCCTTGAACTGGACGTGCTCGGTGTACTTCACCTCAGCTCCACTTCCTCACCTTGTCGGCCGTGAGCCAGGGGCGTCCCCGGAAAACCCGGTCCAGGTAGTACGCCTCTCCGCCGGTCAGAAGGTCCCTCCAGTACGAGGAGCCGGTGAAGGCGGCGAGGGCTGCCTCCTCCCACGAATCGCCGCTGTCGTTCTGGCGCTGGAGGAAGGCGAGCAAGCTCAGAGCGAGCGGTTCGAACCGGCGCCAGTACGGGTGAACCGATTCCTCGATCCACTTCGCCTCGCGGTCCAGCTCCTTGAGCGTGGCGACCGACGCCCCGAACTCGATAAGCATCACGCCGACCAGGCAGCACGGCTTACCGTGCTCCGCGTACCGGCCACCGAGCTTCCGGCCGACCCGGGAATCCGCGCCCGCCGGTGTGCCCGCGATGACCTTGTCCATGACCTCGATCACCGTCTCCAGAGTGATCCTGCTGCGCGCCATCGGATCCCCCTACAGCTCGCAGGACCACATGGAGATGCTGTGGGTCGGAGTGAGCATCTTGGTGAGGTGGAGGATTTCCTTGCCGTCCGCCTGACGCACAGAGATGCCGTACTCCGACAGCTCGGTCTCACTCGGCAGCAGGGCGTACACCTTGATGGCCATCGAATCCAGGCCGTCAGGCGCGTTCCAGAGCTGGTCCACCTGGTCCTTCATCCAGCTCAGAGAGCCCGACGTCACGCACAGGGACTTTTTACCGTCCGAGCTGTCGTCCTGGATCAGAACGAAGATCGGCTCACCCGGCACCATAGTCTGGGAAGCCCAGAACGCTTTCGTCTTCCCGTCGGTGTACGGCAGATCGAAGGAAGTCATCACCACTCCGTCTCGTTGAGATAGGCCCACTTCCGTGCGGACCCCAGAAGATCGAAAAGCTTCGCGTCGATGCGGACCCAGTACAGGTAGGCGGAGATCTCCATCTCCTCGGGGCGCTCCCGGTTCACCGTCTTGCACCCGTCCAGCACGTACCGCATGACCTGCTCCACCGTCGGCTCCTCCGACGAGGGGAAGCCGTCAGGAAGCCGGAGCGAACGCTGGCCGGGACAGTGGACCTCCACACCGTGGAGCTGAACCGGCCCATCGCTGATAAGCGGGATGGAGGTGGCCGTCAGCCCGTCCTCCGCGATCCGCTCCGCCAGAGTCTTCACCCCTCCAGCTCCGTGATCCGGTAGAAGTACAGCGCCGTGGGCCCGTCCCCGCAGCCGGTGACGTACTCGCCCTCGTCCTCATCGTGGCCCCTGAGGATGTTCTCCGCGAGGTGCCGCACCATCCGGTACAGATCCCCGACCGACTGCCCCTCGATCTCCAGCTCCAGACGCTTCACCGGCTTGCCCTCCCGTGCTCGTGTTTCAATGTGGTCGGAGCACAGGGTGCAGTGCACCGACACTCCGTGCTTGTCCAGATGGAACTTCGTACCCTCCGTAGCCATCAGACCTTCACCCACTCCCCGTTCTCCTGGTACTCGATGGTCACGGCCCCGGCGTTCGGGTGCCCGAAGTCGTCCAGCGGGCCGAACCACTCCACTTCCTTCTCGTCGCGCTCGTCGATCAGGCGGCCGGAGTAATACACCTCGCCACGGTCGTCGAGCATCCGGAACCTGCGCCCGAGGCTCATGTCGTTGGCCAGGCGCGCGACCTGCTCGTCCGTGGCCCAACTGGGGCCGGTGGTGCCCATCTCGTTGTGCTCGGAGGTGGGTTCCTCCGTGTGGTCGATGTCGATGATCCAGGCGTACGGGGCGGCCTCCGCCTCACGCATCTGGCTGATTACGGCGTAGCTGGTCATGTCCTTCTCCTTGTCCTGGTCGAGCTGGTAGCTCAGTTGGCCTTGATCACGTTCGACTGGAACCAGTGCAGCTTCCCGGACGAGTCCTCGCCGGACACCTCGCCCTTGCGGCAGTGAGCCCGGTACCACGACTCGTAGTCGCCGTCACCCCACTCCATCTGATCCGCCATCGAGACCATCATGTCGAGCGAGTCCTGACCCAGGTTGAGGGCGTACATGTGGGACAGTTCGGTGAAGTCCTCGTCCGTCGTGACGATCTCCGAGGCGAGGGCCCGCTGGACCGCCTCCTCCGAGAACACGTGCACCCCGTTCTCGTACATGGCGGAAAACAGCCCCTCCACCTCGTCGGGCCCGTAGCCGTTCCGGTTGCCCGGGTTGTTCTGGACCAGATGCGAGATCAGGGCCTCCAGAGTGCCGTCCTGGCACTGGTTCTCGTCGAAGTCAACGTCCTCGGCCTCTCCGAGCGCCGTCACCCACGTGTCGTAGTCGTGCTGCATGCCCTTCTCCTCTTCCTGTGCTCTCGGTTACTTCGGAGTGATGGCCAAGTACTCGTCACTCCACGAGTTGGGGGTGTACTGGTCCCTCCTGCGCGTCACCGTGTAGCGCCCAGAGAGGGCCTTCTCCATCCGGTCGAGAGCGTCGGCCGCGACCTCGTCGTTACGCTGGTGACGGTTTCCGTGGCAGTACTCCACCCGGAGCCGGTCCTCCTTCCCGATGTAGACGAGGAATCCGGCAGACCACGTAATGGGGGCGATCGTGACCGATCGCTGCACCGTCGTGTTCCGGGCGAGGAATTCGTTCACCTCGTACGGGTCGATGGGGTATCCCGTCACCGTTCGCCACCCTTCCCCAGCTCCGTCCGCAGGTTCTCCACCTCGATGGCCAGTTCGCGGACGATCGTGCACAGGGTGTCCGTGGCGTTGCTGATCTGGTCCATGTCCAGGCCGACGCTCACGGCCTCCTTCTCGATGCAATGGGCGGCACGCGCAGCGGCAGCACGCATCTCGCTCGGGGTCGCCCGCGCCATCGCCTCTCCCAGGCACCACTTGAACCTGTCGATGCCCAGCTCGAAGCGAGGAAACCAGTTCTCCTCGGTCGCCATCTCTTTCTCCTCTTCCTTGATCTGATAAGCCGCAGGCCCCGTCAGTCGACGGGCCCGAGCCGAGTGTCCCAGGAGTCCCCGGGAAGGTTCTTGAGCCAAGTGTTCAGGCACTCCCGTGCGAACTCGGGCGAGATCTCCTCCGCCTCCTCCGGTTCGAGGAGGTTGCTTGTCATGTCGGACCAGAACTCGACCAGACTCCCTGCCTGGTAGATCAGAGCCTTGGCCACCAGTCGCTTCTTCTCCGCCGGAGTCACTTCTCCTCGCCCTTCTCCAGTTCCGCCCGCAGGCTCTCCACCTGACCGGACAAGGAGGAGATGATCCTGCACAGGGTGGACGTGGCGTTGTTGATCCGGTTCATGTCCAGACCGGCGTCCTGGGTGACGTTCTCGATGTACCGGGCGGCCTTGGTGGCACCGGCCCGCATGTCTGCCGGGGAAGCCTCGCACAGTGCCTCACTGAGCAGTTCCTCGAAGGTGTCCACTCCCAGCTTCACGCTGGGGAACCACACCATCTTGACTTCCTGGTTCGTCACGTTCTCGCTCATCGCCTTCTCCTCTTTCCTTGACCCGATAAGGGCACTGGGGCACACGGAACGGGCCGCGTACCCCCGAACCCCAGCCGAGTCAGCCGCTGTTCTTGACCATGAACGTCACACCCGGCGCCGCCTGGTTGAAGTGCGTGAAGAGCTGATGTGCCACCAGCTCCACGTACCGGCTGTAGGCGTACGTGCCGACCGGGTACTGATCCTGGTCGATGACCTTCAGGTGCGGGTCCACCGTCCACACCACGTACCGGTCCTCGTGGCTGAACGTCAGCACCACACCAGCGCTGCCGTGGTTCTCCTGCTGGTGGATTGCGATCACGCTGCCACCCTGGAAATCGTCACCGATCTCCAGATCCAGACTGTTCCGTCCCACGTCCTCTTCCTTTCCTGATAAGCCTGCGGCGGGCGGTGGACTACGAGCGGGTGCTGGGGGTTCCGGGTACGTGACGCCACTTGCCGTTGACCTTCACCCAGCTCTCCTCACCGAGGCTCGTGCCGAGCAGGGGGGTCGTCATCGCCCGGTCCAGATCCCAGCCCATCGCCATACGGCGGCGGAGCGTCGCCTCGTCCACCCGGCATCCCGGCGAGGCTGCCACCTTGGCGAAGTCGATCTCTTCGGGAGCCACCTCGGGCTCCGGCTCCTCGACCTCGTCCACAGAGGCCATGTACGGCGCGAACCCCGGCTCCAGAGCCTCCGCCACCTGCTGCTCCAGCGGCGGGACCTCCGGGGCGTACTTCCAGCTCACCGCGTTCGGCGGGGCGGGCCAGTGGAGGCGGGCAAGCGTTCGGCGGTCGGCGTTGCGCAGGAAGAACAGCCGCGACAGGGTGTACCCGGCGAACAGGTTCGTCCACACCGGCCGCGAGGTCTCCTTGATGTTGCCGATGGAGATCAGCCACCACTCGGGCCGGTCCGGCGCGTAGTACCCGAGCTGGAACAGCGTGACCTGTGTTCCCGGCTCGTCGTCGGTCAGCGCGTGGAACTCCTCCAGCGCCGTGGAGTAGTCGGTGTAGTGGTAGGCGTGCCCCTCCACCCGGAGCTGGAACGGGTGCTTCATCGGCTTCACGTCACCGAACGGAACGTACTTGTCGGGGTACTCGTGCATCGTCTTTCGGTCCTTTCCTGGGTGGTTTCTCAGATCGACTCGACCGTGTAACCGTTGGCCTCCAGAGCCTTGACGACCTTGTTCCGGAAGACGTTGGTGGTCTGGCTGTAGCGCTCGTTCGGCACGTACCACGCGCCGCCGGTGCCCTCCCAGGCGATCGGCGTCTCGTAGTGGTAGACCGCGTACACGGCGCCCTCGGCGGCCGTCCAGTACGGCTCCGGCAGGATGCCCCGCCCGCCGAAGTGGATGCCCTGCACCGAGTGCCCGTGGATGTTCTGCCCGTGCCACACGGAGCGGTTGGCCAGCTCCATGGCCAGGATCTCCACGGTGATCGAGCGGGTGGTTACCTTCATGTCGTTTTCTCCTCGTGTTCAGTTCCGAAAGCGATAAGCCGCCATCTCACGATAACGACAAGGACGCACACGAGAACCTACTAGAGATCCATCGTGCGCGCCCTTGATGCGGTCGAAATCAGGCCAGCTTTTCAGTTGGTGATCGTCAGAACCGTTCGCCGTCCCAGTGGATCGACAGGTTCGCGTCGAACCCCTCCGCCAGAGTGACGGCCTTGGCCTCCGCAGCCCTGATGATCTCCTCGACCGTTCCCGAGAACGGAGGCGTCTCCCGGCTCTGGTGGTCGTAGGCCGACCACTTCTCGGTGGAACCCGGATCCTCCACGTCGTCACAGATCATGAACTCAGTGACCATCTGAATGTCGACCGCGCCCATCCTGTGCGTGCAGCTCCAGTGCTCCGCCGGAAGCGGGGCGTAGCGCCCCACGCCGTTCCCGAAGTCCTCCAGGAGTTCGGCCCGGTGCTCACACTTCGGCTGGTCATCGAAGTCCAGCACCGGTGCCACCGGGCACATGTACACCGTCACCAGGCGTCCCGGAAGCTCCGGATTCACGAACCAGACTGCCGCCGAGCTGCCGACCTGGATGTCATTGGCGAAGTCTCCGGCGTCTCGCGCGAAACCGTGCCGGATCCAGCTCATGCGTTTCCTCCGATCAGGAAGTTACGGACGGCCTCCCAGTCGATGTGCTCCACCCAGTACCGCTCCGTTCGCTCCAGCTCCGCACCCACCTCCCGGGCACTCTCGTGACTGACCCCCATCTCCGCCAGCATGTCCAGCGTGAGGTCGTTCGGCTCCGTGTGCAGCAGGCTCATCACCATCTCGGCGAGGGCGTTGTCCCCGTAGTTGAACCTGTCCCCCTCCGCGATCTGCGCCAGGTACGCCCGCAGCGTCGGAGTCGACACCACCCAGTCCATGACCTTCTGCGTCATGGGGCCGTGCCCCCGGCCGGTGCTCTCGATCATCGCTTCCCCTTCCCGCCAAGCCGCCGTCCGGCGGCCCACAGCCGATAAGGCCACTGGAAAGCGCGGCAAGCCGCGCCCTCCCGAAGCCCGACCAGACTCTCTACCGGACCGGCTCGACGTACCGGCCGGGGTCCCACGTGGTGGCGATCTCGCGGGCCACCTCCACACCACGCCCGTGCTCCGTGATGTAACCCCGCCCGTCGATCTCACCGAGGGCCAGCCGGTCCACGTGCAGGCGGGCACACCGGCCCTTGATCATTTCGATCGGGAACCCGAAGCGGTCCGTGTGCTCGGTGCACGGCTCCAGCTCCTCCGGCGTGAAGCGGCGTTCCCAGCCGCACTGTTCGAACCGGGTGCAGCGGTAGCCGACGTGCACACCCGACTCCATGATCGGGATGGTGGTCTGTGCCGTCCGCCAGGAGTGACCTGCGCGGTACGAACCGGCCGCCACCTGCGCCGGGGACGGGTAGACCGTGTGGTTGTGCTCCGACTGCGTGATCAGCGACGAACACCGGGTGCAGTGGGAGAAGTAGCTCCCCCGGCCGGACGGCTCGCTGTCGTACTCGCGCTCGTTGATCTTGCACAGCGGGCAGATGGTGCTTTCGGTCATGGTCTTTCCCTTTCCTGATAACCCGTCAGTTGTCGTTCTCGAACAGCGCCAGAATCTGGCCGAACCGCTCCGGCGTGACGCTGACCCACTTGGATTCCCCGTACGGCCCGATCGCCTTGATCTTCACCGGCTCGCCGGGCTCCAGCGCGTTGGTCGGCTCCGCGAGTACATACGTGCTGTCCATCAGTCCTCGTCCTCCTCTTCGGTGTAACCCCACTCCGCCGCCAGGTCGCGGACGTCGGTCACGTCGGTCAGCGCGCCCCGGTCCACGTACTCACCGGGACCACCGGGCTGGTAGTGGGGGCTGTTCGGGTACTCCGCGCCCTTGAAGCGCACCCGGACCCGCTCACCGCTGCCGTCGTGGACCACCAGACCGATTTGGTCCGGATCCCCTCTGAAGGTCACCGTGCGGTGCGTCAGGTCCCCGCGCTTGTCGTAAGCCATGTCGTTCCCTCTCAGATCAGGTCGGCGAAGTCGGGGTGCGGCGCACCCGTCCCCGGGTGGTCCTCGGTGTCCCGGCAGGCGATGCCGTGCATCACGAACATCCCGCACACGGCACAGAACATGTCCGCGCCCTGCGGCACCACCAGCGGCACACACGACACCATCCGGCCGTCCACCGGAAGGTTGCGGACCATGCGCACCGAGTCCACGTCGTTCATGTCGACGCCCAGCCACGCCAGGACCAACGCGTCACAGTCCGTGTCACCACACGTGGTGTACGCCTTGCGACCGGCGAGAATCTCGCTCGGGTCCTTCACGTCATGCATCGCTGCTCTCCCTCCTCCTGCGCTTCTTCGGCGCAGACACCTTGGGGGCCGGGCACACCATGCACTCACCGTGCACCCACATCCCCGCGTACCAGTCGCACACCGGCTCGTTGCCCCACTCCGTGTGACCGCCGTCGAACGAGGCCGCGTGCTTCACGCACACCCCGCCGTCTCCCTTCACACACTGGTCCTGCATCCTTCTCTCCCTCCCTGGACGGAATGGCGAGGGCACCCGGAATCGATAAGCCGGGTGCCCCACCAAGGCGCACAGGTTCAGCCGATCATGCGCCGCACGCGGTCAACCACCTCCCTCGTTGTCCGGAGCTGATCGGACACCATCAGGTCGTACGAGTCGGGGTTACGGGACTGGGGGAAGAAGTCCCAGCACCCCAGACCGGGCCCGTCGAACCGGTACACCGCGTGCCACGCCTCGCCGGACGGCAGGACAGCCACGATCCGCTCCGTGGTCGCCACCGCGCTGGCCCGTATCCGAAACAGCTCACGCAGCAGCTCACGTATCGCCGCCCGACGTTCGACCCTCACCCCATCTCCCCTTCGAACCGGAACGGGGCCTCGGCCGGACCGAACCACAGTTCCTCTTCCGCCGGGGCCTCCGCCCAGTGGTACCCCTCGCCGGTGCGCAGGCTGATCCCGTACCGCTCACAGGCCCACCACTGGATCACCCGCCTACCGTTGTGGGTTCCCGTGTCCTTGACCGTGACGCCGTCCGGCGCCTCGTTGATCAGCCGATACAGAAGGTCGCTCATCGTCACCCCTCCTCGTCCTGGTCCGGGTCGATCCCGTGCGCCGCGAGGATCCCGCGCAGCCGGGCGACCTCCGTCCGGTTGTTGGACTTCCAGATGCTCGCGTTCTCCGCGTCCGTGTGCTCCTGCGCCGCAAGCCAGGCTTCGTGCCAGTCCGGGTCGAGGATGTCCTCCGCCGTCGGGGTGATCGGGGCCAGCTCCCGCCGATACCCGGGGTGCTCCTCGCCGAACTGGAACGTCCGCATCTCGTCGTAGTCGTGCATGTTCAGCTCTCCTTCCCGTCGCCGAGATGACGACTGGAGGAAGCACCAGACCCGATAAGGCGCCTCATGCATCCCCCGGCCGCAACCGATCAGCGCTCCTGCACCACACTCCCGTCCTCGAAGATCCGCAGACCCATCGGACGGAGCCGGTCGTTCGCCTCACGCAGCGCCGTGTCACACGGCCCGTGGCCCCGCTCGCACTGCGTCAGAACATCCCGGGACACTTCCGAACCCGAGATGAAGCTGTCCCGCATCGACGGCTTGAGGACCAGCACGATGAACACGGCGAGAACCGCCCAGACGGCCAGCGTGATGCCCGCCGGAGTGCCCAGTCTCTTCAACCGGCTCACCGCACGCCCCCGAGCGCCGCGACCTCATCCGCCCTGCTGCCGCACTCGGCCACCCGCTTCGGGTCGATGCCGAGGTACCGGGCGAGGAACAGCCGGGCCCACTCGTACTCCGCGCTGATCAGCACCATCGACCGACCGCGAACCTGGCCTTTCGCAGCGTTCTCGTGCATCTCGGCCGCCGTCACCACCTGCGCGATCAAGTGGCTCTCGAAGTCGGCGCGCGGGTTCGGTCCGCCCTCCGGCGACGTCCTGTGCTTCGTCAGCAGCACCCACCGGTGCAGCAAACCGGCGAAACTGCGGTGCTTCTCGTCGGCCACCATCCGCAGCGGGTTGTCCACCTCCAGCCTGCTGCGGACCAGGATGGTCTCCCGCTCGACCTCCACGGCCCGCTGTCCCAGCCACAGGCCGAACCCCGGAACCCCCACACCGCCGAGCGGCGCACATATGACCTTCGTCTGCATCTTTCTCCCTCTCCCCTACAGCCCGGCCCGGAACGGGTCCGGCGTCCAGGTCTGCATCTGTCCGTCGTGGTGGGTGTACCGGACCGACACGCTGTCGACCCGCAGCACCGTGTTCCTGCCGGTGGAATCGGTCCGGTACGTGACCATCACGTCCAGCTCGGTTCCGTTGTCGAGATGGTTAGCGATCCTGCCCGCCAGGAGATCTGCCACGTTGTCGTCCGTCGCACGGCGCAGCGGCACATACTCACCCGTGATGCACTCCGTGCACCCGCAGCCCCACGGATCCACGGCGATCGTCCGCGTCATGTCCCGAACTCCTTCGGTCAGTCGACGAACACGGACAGGGCCCAATGGTTCAGCGGCTCCACAGCCACCCCGGCAGGCCACTGGGCGACTCCCGGCTCCGAGATCTTGATGGTCCAGTCCTCCGGCCCGCTCTCCAGGGCGATCGTCCACCCGTCGGCGTGGAACCCCGGCTCGTGCAGCGTCGCCGCGTTGTCCCCGGTCCACGCCCGGACCGCGTCCCGGCACCTGGTCGCCGTCGCCCGGTCCAGCAGCCGGACCCACCACCAGTCGCGGTCGTCGTTCTCCTGACGCTCGTCGGCCAGGCTCTCCGTCGACTGGGAACCGTCGAACCAGTCCACGTGGAACTTGCCCTGCTCCGGGAACGTAGTGACCACCGCGCCCGTACGGCCGTCCATGTCCCGCACGTACTCGGAAAACTCCATGACGCCTTCCTCCCTTTCCAGTACTCACCCAGCGGGTAAGTCCACTCGGCTCATCCGACCCGGCACCCAGACCGGATAAGCCGCGAAGACCGGCCCGTCACTTACCGATCTCGACGAACTCCACGCACAGCAGATCCTTCCGGCTGATGTACTCCTGCGTCCCGTCGTCGAACCGGACCGTCACCATGCCGTCCTCGGCGTCCGGGTGCGCGCCCTGCGTCCACTCGACGCCGTCGATCGTCTTGCCGTACAGCCCCATGCCGTAACGGGCGTTCCACGTCTGCTCCGGCTTGCGGGCGAACCCTTCCCGCGTGCGGGTGATCCTGGCGGCGTTGTTCAGCCCGACCCGCTCGGCGTCCGCGCCCTTGCGGCCGATCACCGTTTCGAAGTCCCGGGCACCGGCGCCGTACTGCATCAGCTCAGCAGGCTTGAAGTACTTGAAGGTGCTCATGGTGTCTTTCTCCTTGTTCCAGAACGGATAGATCAGTGGCCGCAGTTCTCGCAGAACGAGGACCAGTGCGGATAACCGGGGTGCGGGTTCTCCGGCACACGGTTCCAGCCCGTGTCGTACAGACCGAAGGTGATGACTCCCCAGGCGCCGTGCGGGGTCCGTGCGGACACCCGGACCAGATAACGCAGGGCTCCCCGCCCGTTGCCGTCGTCGTCCTGCGGCCCGCTCACGTCCGTGATGCCCAGCGGCCGGGACATGTCCGTCGTGGCGGTGATGTGCTCCATCAGGCTGCGTTCGGCCGCCGGGTCCATTCCCGTCGACTTGGACGGAACCAGCTCGGGCGCGTACGGGTAGTCCGCGTGGATTCCCGAGCGCGATACGTCGTGCGACATCCACTGGTCGCAGTCCAGCAGCGTTCCCGCCACCTTGCGCGGAGGCCCGTACGGGTCGTAGTGCGTGTGCCAGAACTCCATGCTTCCCATCCTCTTTTCGAACCTGAATCCTTACCGGTTTCTACCGGAACGGATACCAGGTTTCAGGCCATCTTCCCGAGTACTTCCGTGGCGCTGTCCCGAGCGATGTCGATCATGTCGTCGACTCACGCCGTACGCATGTACGCGTGATCGGCCGTGTTCGTCGGCTTGTCGTCCACGTCGCCCGGAAGCCATCCGTAGTCGCACCCGCCGAGCGAGTCGGCGGAACCCGCGAACACCACCCCGGAATCCTTGCGCACCGGCGTCACGGTGATGACGGCGAAACACCATTCGTCCCGTTCCCACGCCTTCACCGCGTCCCGGGCCCACCGCGCGGCCTCCTCGCCGCTCTTCCTCAGCATCATGTCGGCGTCGTACACGTCGCCGTTGTTCTCCGGCCGTCCGGCCTCCGCGTCGTACCTGATCTCCACGCGGAAGTCCCACACCGGGTCAGCGTCCGTGATCACCCAGTTGTCCAGCACTTCGTTTCACCTTTCCCGAAACCGATAAGGATCCGGCCGGATTCCGGCAGACACCGGAACCCGACTGCACCCCGACCCGCGACGGAAACCGTCAGCGTTCCACGGTGAAAATGTAGTCGCAGTGGCAGTCACCCGAGACCGGGTTGTCCTCCTTGCCCCGGATGATGTCCCCCGCCATCAGGTCGTGAGAGATCACCTCCACCGTGCGCCTGCCCTCCGCCATCGGCCGGGCATCCACCCACGCCACGATCGCCCGGAAGTCGCAGTGACACGAGTCCTCCTCGCGAGTGTCCCGGTCCCAGGTCCGGCCGACGACGTCACCGACCTCCAGGCAGTTCACGTCGATACCGTCATCCTCGCTGGTCTCGCTCACTTGCCCTCCTCCATGTTCCGCATGACGTTGTCCGCCGTGTGCCGGGCGAGCGTGATGTTCTGCACCGTCGCTTCGTCCAGCGGGCAGATCGAGTGCATCCGGTACACCTGGATCGCGTAGTCCAGCTCCCGCGCCGCCTCCGCGAACTTCTCGAACTTCGCCCGCAGCTCCGGCAGGTGTCCCAGCTCCATGCGTCTTCCTCCATTTCCCAGTGTCGATAAGGATCCGGACGGGCTCCGAGGACTCCCGGAACCCGCCCGCACACCGACCGACGCCGTCACGGCTTGCTGTACCGGCCCGGATAGTCGCTGTGGTTCATGCGCCCCGGGTACGGGTTCAGGACGCCGGACGCCAGCGGCGCCAGCTCTGTCCCCTTGTCCGTGTGCTTGCAGTCCGTGCCGTGCTCCAGGAAGTCACCGCACCACACGCAGTACGCGTCGCCGCTGGGCTCCCCGGGGTCCCCGGTCGTGATGACCACGTTCCCGAGGTCGCCGCCGTCCTTGAACGTGTACGACTTCCGGTTCCCGGCCTCCAGCTCCACCGCCGCGAGAACCGGCACACCCAGCTTGATCATCACCTCCTTGACGCAGGTCTCCGCCCCGCAGGTCCGGTGAGCGTCCACCGTGTACCCGTCGTGTTCCACGAACACCGCTCGATCCGCCATGATCAGACCCTCCGCTTCCCGTACTTCGGCGTGTAGGGCGTGAGCCGGGACGGGATGTCCAGCCCCGAGGGCACCGGCCACGGCTTGTGGGTGTCCGCCCACGGCACCAGGCGCACCGCGCCGCCCGGCATCTCCACCTCGAAGTGCCCGGCGTCCGGGTTGCCGTTGAAGTACCCCAGGCGACACCGCCCGTACTGCCCGCCCTCGCCGTCCGGCACCTTGACGACCTCCCCGATCAGCGGGGGCATGTCGTCCGTGTAGTACGCACCGCTCATTCGTCCTTCTCCTTTTCCCGAAATCGATAAGGCTCGACGAGCCCCTAGGCGCCGGTCACCTGCGCGTGAAACCACACCGCGCGACCGCCGTTGTCGTAGCCGATCCACTCCGCGACCGGACCGAAGCGCTCCATCACGGCGGCGTGGATCAGCTTCGCCACTGCGAGTTCCTGACTCCGCCCGTCCGCTCCCCGGACCTCCGTCGGCACGTGGAACGTGGAAACCATCACGTACGCGCTCTTCTCCCCGTACGGGAACTGACGCCGCTCCCGACCGGCCGCCGAGACCAGCTCCTCCACCACGACCAGCCCCGTTCCGCGCGCCCACGTGTAGCGGAAGTACCCGCCACCCTCTCCGGCCCGGTCCTCCAGCTTCCGTGTCCACACGGACGCACCCACGGTGTCCTTGCCGACCGACCAACGCGCCTTCGGGTAACCGCTCATTCGTCCATCTCCTTCCCGAGACTGATAAGGACAGAGGAAGCTACGGAGCACATGGCCCCGCACCCTCCCCGACCCCTACCGGTGTCAGTTGTCCCGCCGCGCGGTGATGTGCCCGAAGTGGTCCACCCACACCGCCCACGACTCGCCCCGGAACGTCATCTCCGCGACCTTCCCGCCGTCCGGGCCGACCTTGAACCCCTCCTGCGCCCACACGGAGAACCGCATGCCCACGCCGTCCGCCCACGCGATGTACGCCGACGCCGCCCGGTACGCCAGCCCCGTTTTACGGTCCGCCGGGTCCCCGTGCCGGTAGGTCGGAATGGTGTCCTCCGACACCGAAGCGATCTCCTTCCACGCCCGGTACTCCGCCGAGTCCGTGTCCCTGTGTCCCTCGCACCGCTCCCCGCCCGGGCACACCTGGAGGACGGTGGACGCCGGGTCACCCGGGCACCCGTACGGGCCGTTCTCGAACGACGGCGCGGCCACCGTCTCCCCGCACCCCTCGCACCGGTACAGGGCCGGGTTACCCGGCAGTCCCTTGGCGGTCGTGCCCGTCGCCGTCACCGTGTGCCCGTTGATGTTCATCGTCTTTCCCATGATCTTTCTCCCTGTTCCAGAACCGATAAGGCCACTGGAAACCCCGGTCACCCGGGGCCTCCCGAAACCCGGTCGGGCCCGCTACATCCCTTCCATCAGGTCGTACGTCAGCGGCGCCCAGTCGATGTGGTCGAATTCCGTACGCGTGAAGCTGTCACGGAACTTGCCCAGCGCCGCCCAGTCCGGAGAACGGGGCTCCCGGTTCTTCTCCTCCGCCGCCTTGCGGTACAGGTGCCGAAGGTCCGACATCCCGTTGAGCCCGTACAGGATGCTCGTCACCAGCCGCTGGACATCCCGCGTCCGCACGTGATGCCGGTTGTCCCGGGCCGCGATCCGCTGCACCTCGCGATAGAGCGGGTAGTCGTTTTCCAGCCACGCCCGAATGCTGTGCTCCAGGGTCCCGAAGTCGCTCACTTGCCGTCCTCCACCAAGTCGCGGCACAGACGCGCCCAGTCGATCAGGTCGAAGTCCGTACGCGTGAAGTCCGTACGGATGTTGCGCGGCATGTTCGGGTCGAAGCCCGATACCGGCTCCCCGTAGAACGCCCGCCACGTCGCCCGGTACGCCGATCCGTCGTCCGCGTACAGGATGTGGTGGACGAACGCCAGAACTCGCGCCTCCCGATCCGACAGATCACCCCGGTAGCTGTCCTCACCCGCCATGATCCGGCGGATCCGGGTCAACACCGGCTCGTCGCTCATCACCCAGATGTAGACGTTGTTCTGCGCCAGGCTCCCGCCCACCAGGACACCGTCCCGGCCCGACTCCACACGCTTGCCCATGTCTCTCTCCTTGGTTCCGTTGCCGATAGATCAGGTTCAGCGGGACTCGTTCTTGGCGATCTGCTCCCGGGTTACCTCCACCAGGTGGTTCGCGTGCGCCGCCGCCTCCGCCCACGTCCTGGTGACCGTCCCGTCGCAGAAGGCCACCTGCGGGTCGCTCGCCGCCGTCACCAGGCTCCGGCCACCCTCCGTCAGTTCGTCGAAAGCGATCTCCGCCGCCACCAGCTCTTCGCGCGCGTTCATGTCCGTACCTCTTTCCTTGTTGGTTCCACAGCCGATAAGGACATGGCGCGCACACACCGTGCGATGCGTGCCGCCACGAACCCGACCCGCTCAGTTGATCTGCACCCGGCCGTCACGCTGGATGTAGTGCATGACCTTGACCCCGGTCCCCCGCATCGGGTTCCAGCAGTCGAAACACAGCGGCTGCTCCGTGCCGTCGGTCATCCGGACCACCTGCCCGGGGAACTTCCCGCACCCCTTGCCGTCGGCCCCCGGCCCCTCGCACTCCGTGAACCGAAGCGACTTGAGTTCCTTGCGCGCCGCCACCTGCGCGTCCGTCAGCACACGGACCAGGATCGCCGCGTCCATGCGCGGAGCGTTGTAGTTACCGACCGTCCACGACGAGAACGTGACGCTCCCGCCCTTGCCGACCACCTTGCGCACCGCCGCCGACGCGGCCCGCTTGACCTCCCCCTTCTCCGTCTTTGTCGACTCCCAGTGCGCGTGCACCTTGTGCAGCGTCCCCGTCCCGACCTGACGATCGTTGACCCCGATGTATTCGACATGCATGTCCCTGTCCCCTTTCCCAGACTCGATAAGGACACGGCGCGCGCACGCCTCACGACATGCGCCGCCGTCAACCCGACCGAATCAGGCGTTCTCACACGCGTTACAGCCGTCGCACTCGACGCCGTCCTCGCACTCGGAGTGCAACCACTGCGCGTAGGTGTCCTCGTGGTCCTTCCACGCGACGGCCAGTTCCTCCGCCGTGTCGTACCGCGCCGAGGACACGCCCCCACCCGTCGACACCGTGAGGATCACCCCGGCCCGCAGCGCCGGAACCCGGTCCGCCTCCCGCTCCGGCTGCACGAACAGGCACGACCACGGGAACTCCCCGCCGCCCGTCTCGTCCTTGTGGCCACCGTCCAGGGACCACACGTACAGCTTTTCCTGCGCGATGCTGTCGAACTTGCCCAGCCCGTAGGGCGTCTCCCAGTCCTCTTCCGTCAGCACGTCCATGGGCGTCCCGTTGCTCGCCAGTTCCGTCATTCCGTCTTCCTCCCATTTCCCGGACTCGATAAGGCCACGGCGAGCGCACGTCCCCCCAACGCACGCCACCGAACCCCCACCAGGTCACACCAGGTGGACCGCACCGTCCTGGATCTTCGCCCACGCCGCTTCGATGTAGTCCGGGCCGACCCGCCACGCGGAGATGGGCCCCGTCCCCTCGCACCGCAGGATCACGTGATCCGACCAGAACACGCCGTACCAGCTCGCCCCGGCGTCCGTCGCCGCCCCGCAGTCCTCGTCCTGGGCGGAGTCCATGGACCACATGAACGCGACGAACGCGCCCACCGAACCGAAGTGATCCGGGACCCGGTCCCCCTCCTCGTACTTCCCCAGGATCTCCGGGAAGCGGTCCACGTCGTCCGCGTCCACCACCGGGCGGGCCAGCATCGCGTCCGTGATCGCGTAGTTGTTGCTCATCCCTCACGCCTCCTTGTGCATGATCAGCCAGTAGTCCGCGCCGCGCTCCATCAGGATCCGGCACTCGTCGCAGTCGTCGTCCGCCCCCACGCAGTGCCCCGGCAACACGGAGGGGGACGTCACCACCCAGTAACCGGGCGTCTCGATCACGTGCTCCGCGAGACCGCCGCCCACCCGCTCGTCCGTGTGCATGGCGATCCCGGAGTAGCCGTACTGACCCGTCCAGCCCGAGGCGATGTCCCACCCCGCGCTCTTGGCTGTCGCGATCAGGTCGGCGTCCGTCCCCGGGTCCTCCTGACCCTCCCAGTTCACGCAGACGTTCAGCTCCGGCGCCCACACCCCGTCCGGGTTGTCCGTCACGGTCCCGTCGGCGTTGACCAGGATCACGTGGTCATGGGACATCAACGCGTCCAGCGTGTTGTTCATCACCGGCGCGGCACCCTCCCGCAGCCAGTGACCGCCCATCTGCACATGCCCGGCGTCGTACGCGGACACAAACTTGATCTTGTTCATCTCTCTGCCTCTCCCCTTTCCCAGAATCGATAAGGACACGGACCGGCAGGGACGATCACGCCCCTGCCCGCCCGATGTGCCGACCGATTCACTTCCCGTACGCGAGACGCCATGCCGCGTCGTGCGCGTCGTCCTCCGTCAGCCTGCCGATCGACGTCGGACGCAAGTCCGTGTGCGCGTACGAGTCCACCCGCCACAGCGTCCCGTCCGGCACCACCCGGTACCCCTGGTCACCCGCGTACGTCCACCGGTTCGCGATGAACGCCATACCGTTCTCCCGGGCCGTGGAGTACTTCCCGGTACGGGCACACCGGAGCCACTTGACCACGGCGTCCATGGATTCCGATGTCAGCTTGCGGTCGTAGTCGTTCCCGTAGAGCACGGTCGTCGGGGCGATCAGGTAGTCGCCGGTCGAGTACTCCGCGATGAAGTGCCCCTCCGGCGTCCGCAGATCCTGCCGCCGCGACCCGGACGGCGCGTCCCCCGTGTGGCGGGCGTCGTAGAACATGACCCGCCCGCTGTCCCGGTTCAGTACCGCATTGATCGGCACACCGGACACGCTCTCCACTGCCAGAACCCTCATGAACTCTCCCCTTTCCGAAATGACTGACGTACGTGCCGCAGGTTCAGACCGTGCGGAGCATGGGCCGCTTGCCTGAGTGGAAGTACCCGACACCGCCCGCCGTCCGCGCCGTGATGTAGTCGACCGCGTCCGACTCGCTCACGTTCTCGTGCTTGCCGATGAACCCGCCGCTCCCCTTGGCGTCGTAGCCGTAACCCCACCGGTCCCGGTACAGCTCCACCCAGTACTTCCCGCCGTCCGACTCCCAGCGTCCGACCGTCGTCCTGGTGTCCATGCCTCTCCCTTTCGTCCCGCACTCGATAAGTCACCGTGTGATGCCGTCGCAACGGCCGGGCGCGCAATTCCCGGCCGCTCCGAGTGGTCACACGACCACGCCGCGATCAGTCACGCAGCTTGTAGTTCGCCTCCTCGTTGCGCAGCCCCTCACGGACGTACGCGACCCCGGCACCCTCCACCCGCGCCTCATCGATCAGCCCGACCACGACCACCGGACCGGCGGGCGTCTCCGAGCCGTCCACGCTGTACGCGTCGTGGGCCCAGACCCGCATGCACAGACGCTCCGTCGCGTCGCCGATGACCGTGTTGTGGTTGAAGTCGCACGGGTGGAACACCCGCACCACCACCGGACGCATCACCGGCTTGGTGATCTTCGCGACCGGTCCCGGCCGCACCGCCGCCGACGCCGTCCCCATGCCCATGAGCACCGCGACGACCAGCCCGAGCGCCATCATGATCTTCCGCATTGTCTTTCTCCCTTTTCCTGGTCCCACCGGATCCGATAGGACTTCCGACACGCACGGCACCCCCGTGATCCGCGCATGCCGGAAACCCCACCGGGATTCACTTGTTGCAGACGCCGCAGGCCGCCGATACCGACGAGGCCATGTGCCGCCGTTCCACCGGAACCAGCCGCTCACCGACCCACACATTCACCGGGGCGTAGCCGCCGTACTCCGTGGCCAGCCACTCACCGCCCGCGAACACGTGCCACACCGACGTCACGTCGTGCGTGATGTGCTCCATTGCCCATCCCTCCCAGAATCGATAAGTGACGCTCACGCGCCGCCGTCCGCCCGCCACTCGTTCAGCGTGGCCAGTACCGCCGCAACCTCGGCAGGCGTCACGTCCCGGATGATCCCGTGACCGTCCGACCCCTTGCCCATGCCGCGCATGCCGACCCGCACCGGTCGCGGCGGTGCCCAGTCGCACCCCACACCCCGCCGTGTGATCCGCAGCTCCGGGAACGGGTCCACCGGCCACACGACCAGCGACACCCCGAACCCGTTGCCCAGCCACGCCAGAGTCTGGTAATTCGGCATGCCCGGCACACGTTCCACGGTCACGGCCACGCCCAGACTGGAGAGGATCCCCGCCGCCTGCCGCGCCACCTCCACCGGCTTCACACGACACCCGCCATCGAGTGCCCGTCCAGCTCCGACAGCGCCGCCAACAGGTCGATCCCGTCGCCCACGTCCGCGTCCGTCCGGCCCGTCGCCCGCGTCCCGAACCCCAGCGGCTCCCAGTCGGTACCGATGATCCGGAACATGTCTTCCGCGCGCCCCGGTCCCACGTGCTTGATCGGGAACAGGGTCAGCCACCCCGTCGGCTCGCCGTCCGGGTACTCGGCAGCGAGCACAAGAATCCCGTAGCCGTTGTGCAGCCACACCCGCGTGTACGTCCCGAAGATCTCCGTGCCGCCGTTGGCGTCCGCCGACCGGACCACACCCCGGCGCGGCCCGAACACCCCGTAGATGTCCCGGTGAAGCGACGAACCGTCCATGTGCCCCGCGTACTGCAACGCGTCCATGCCGCTTTCCTCCAATCCCCGGGCCCGGAAACACGTCCCGGGCCCGACCAGAAACCTATCGTCCCGACTCCCAAACCCCTTAGTGGCGGGATCGATTTTCAGTCAGGCGCGGGTGTCGTACAGCATCTCCGAGAGGATGAACGTCCCGCCCGCGTGCTCCGCACGCGTCCAGTCGGACAACGTGTTCTCCCAGTTGTTCCGGACCGCCGGAAGGCTGATGTACGTACCGTCACGCCGACCCAGGGTGATGCGCACGGTCGTGTTGCTGAACTCCGTAACCGTGAACCACCGATACAGCGGATTCGCGCTGAACACCCGGGCCGAACGGACCGGCTCCAACGCTTTCGCCAGAGAAACGCCCATCGATCTTTCCCCTTTCCGAAGGAAAAACTGACCTGAAACTACTGGCGGACCCAACCCAATTCCACGGCGAAGAACGCCCGGAACTGAACCGACACCGCCACCCACACCCGGGCCACCCGCTCCCGAACCTGATAACGCGCCACCCACACCGGCACGCACACCCGGAACAACGACCACGCCGACCGGCCGAACCCGACCCGCGCCCGCACCCGGATCACCCGCACCCGCCACCACAGACCCGCCACCCGGCGCACGTCCCGCC